GTTCGTAATCTCCATTGGGGTTGTCCGTCTCAGTGAGCAAAGATTACCGTGACTAACGGTGTAGCGCAAGCCTTATTTTGGGCTTTGAGCGGAAAAATCCGTATCAAGACCATCGGATGCGGCGGCGACGTGTCAGGCTAGGCCAGTGCGGATTCAAGTGATCCGTAACGCACGATATCTCGGGCGAGCTGGGTGGGCCTGTAGTCGACTATTGCGTCGCCTTCGCGGTTGGTCCAGAGAATGTTGCGCCCGACTAGTGCCTTGATTGTGCGCACACCCTGCATCGCAGTCTTGAAGTGTGCATCGCCTGCGAAAGTAAAGCCTGATTGCACAGCCTCTTGAACGGTTCGCATCTCAATCTTGGTTAGTTCTTTGGTCCTGTAGTGTGTCATGGCTTGTCTCGTTTCCAGGGGTTTGAGGGGGCGGCGAAGTGCTAGAGAGTGACGTGAGTCAGTTCAGCATTAATACGGGTGAAGTGTTCATCCCGGAGTCTCGCCGACAAGCCGACATGGTCAAACGCCTTGAACGCTTTGCGCGCCTCGGTCAGTGAAGTGTGATAGCTGGTGTTTTCTCCACGAATCCACCGGCCGCCACCCGACACGCGATAGACGCGGTAAATGCTTGGCGCGCGCTCAAGCGTGACATAGCTTTCGGCGTTGACAGCGTGCGTTCCGCGGAATTCGACAAGTCCGCGCGCCATCCCATACGCCGTGAGAGCGCCGCGCGTGGTGTAAATCTTACGCTCGCCGGCTTTGTTATCGCTGTAGTGTGTCATGGGCGTAATCCTTTGGTTGCTTGCTGAAAATGAGACTACGCAGGATGCGGGGTCAGGTCAAGCGCAGGTGTATCAAGAGCTAGTTAAGAATCGTTCGCAACTGGGCGTCTAATTGCGAACGATTCTCAATTGCAATTGGCTCACTCGGGCAGTCTCATACCGCTCGACTCTCCCGGCCTTGCATGCACGTAACGGCTTGTAGTTACTAGACTTTCATGGCCCAATGTTGCCTGTAGTGTTGCAATCGGCGCACCTCGGTCAAGCGAATGGCTTGCATGGGCGTGCCGCAACCAATGGGCTGATACCGTTTCGGGTAGGCCAGCTAATGATACAGCCTGCTTCACAATTCTGTGTATTGTAGAGCTAACAGGTTGTCCACCACTTGCGTTTCCGAATACATAATCGGTAATCTTGCAATTTGCATGTTGCAGTGCACAAATTTTCTGCCATGCCTTGCCGTAGACCAGCACAACCCGCCCTTTGCCGCCCTTGCCGTGCACCGAGATCTGACCGCGACCATCGCCTCGGTCTGTCAGGTCACACCAACGAATCCCCGCCAGCTCGGAGATTCGGAATCCCCCGCTATACAGCGTTCGGACGATGGCCGAATGCCGGTCACCAAGGCTATCAGCCGCAGCCAAGAGGCGGAGCATGTCGGACTCGCTCATGATGCGCGCCGCTCGATCATTGCGCACGGTGGGCAGGCTGATGGCCGTCGCCACGTTGGCGAGCGTGCCGCGAGCTTGCAGGTAACCCGTCGTGTGGGCGTAGCTGTATAGTGACTTGATGGCCGCGAGCCGCTGAGCACGGGTTGCTGGCGCGCCTTGCATGCCGTCGGCGTAGTCCTGCAGCGCCACCGCGGTGACCTGGTGCAGTGGCAGCCGCACCGCCGCTCGGAACGCCGCCACGGCGTCTCTGTAAGCCCGCCACGTGGCCGGCGAGCCGCTATGTCGCCTGAGCCATAGGTCGACCATGGCATCGTCTGTTGCCGCCCCTGACCAGTCTGCCGGGCTCGGTGCCCTATCAACCACTGCTAGGTCCATTGCCTACCCTCCTCGGTGCCACCATGGCACACGCAATATAATGCTAATTGTCTTGCGTGGTTCAAGGGGCAAAGCGCGCTCGATGCAACCTGACTACGCGCCATGCGGACCCGCATCGTGCGTAGTCATATATCTAGCGATATCAACGGGTTAGCCCGATGGGGGCGGCAGGTGCGGGACTTGTCGGACAATCCTCGGCGATACGGCTTACCACCCCGCGAAAAATTTAGCTAAATATATGGTTTTCAAGTGTTTTTACGTTGACACTTCGTAAAGCCGTCGTATCTTGATTATGCGGTCAGGTTTTAGCTTATATTGCAGTGTAGTCTAAACCCTCGGGGTCGGGTCCGCGCATCACGCACGGTATATGCTCGCCTGGCTTAAACGAGCGACAGAGCGCCGGACGGTTATCGTAGTCGCCGCATTTACCGTCGCGCGTAAGGTTCGGGCACCACAAAACCCATGCGCCGCTCTGGCGCCGGTATAGCGGCATGAACGGAAGCCCTATCGCGGCACAGTCGCCAGTAAGGCGGTCTCCGTTGCCGGCAACGTATGGCTGACCGTTTTCCAGGTACGTCGGTATCGTGGCGAGTTCGACCAGCAAGTCTAAATGCAAAGCGCCCCGTTTGAAGTCGCCTGCAGCCAGCACAATGTTGCGGCAGCAGAACCCAGGCGCGAAGCACGAACCGCAGTCTACTGCGACTTTCGGTTTGCGCGGTCGGTCTGGGTCTACGTGCTTAGGGTATTCGCATTCGTCGTCGGGTTTGTTCATCTGCTTGCCGTCCGTGTATTGCAGTGTGTAAGGGGCGCCGTCACGCAGAGTAGTTCAGGACGGCGGAGAACCGCCAGGAACCGAGCGGAACCAACAAGAACCCGTTCCCTGTGGAACCGGAGGTTGTCGGTCTCTCCCGACTGTCACGCCGTCTCTCGGTAGGGCGTTCCCGGCTGGCTGGTCCAGCAACCATCCCCGCGCGCGGCAGGGATTTCGTAGGGTGCCCCGATCCAGCAAAGGATCGCTCGGGGCCACACAATCTCGTAAGTTAGCTTCCGCTATCCCCTCTGCTGGAATCTCGTGGCGCTTACTTGTTTAGTAGCTGGGTGACTGCATTTTGAAGGTATCTGTTTTGCACGTATACATCTCGCCCTTGGCGCCGCGGATGATCCAGTCGCCGGGGCACACTACGTGGCCGTTTTCTAAGGTGTCGATCCATCCGTGATCGTGCATCACATTGCCGCAACGCTCGCACTGACGTGTTCCAGAGTCATCAGGTCGGCGATAGTATCGGACGACGCTGCCTTCCCGCCCGCGTTCGCGCCGGTATTCACCAGAGAAAACGGTCAGTTCTCCGTCCTCAAAGCCGTATTGATCTTCGGAGTAGTCTGCGGGGTGATCGCCGTTACGGAACCATTGCGTCGCTTCAATTACGACCGACTTTTCGCGGGATAACGCCATTTTAGCCCCTGTGTTGAAAGCTACAAATACCCTGCAGACGTGGCCGCCATGACGAGGTCGGCGCGGGCGCAGTTGCCGTTGTCGGTCGCGTCTTGTATCAGATCGCCGTAGCATGGCCAGCACTCATAGCGCGGCAGGCATTCATAGACGTACCACTTGCGGATACCTGCGCACGCGAGGCACGTCTTGAACGAGGCGCCTTGGTTGTCCCACACGCCTGACACATACTCGTATGTGTCGCCGACCTTGATCGTCCCGTCGCACTCGCAGCAGCGGTGCTCCCTGCGAGCCCTGCGGATGGTTGTCGTCATCGTGGCTGGCGGGTCGCAGTCACACACGGCAGTTACTCGTCCGGCTGTGTGAAGACGATGACTACGCCGTCCCGAGCAACGACGCCCGACGCGATACACTCTTGGGGTTTCTTGGTGGCGTCACCGTCATAGTCAGCCATCTCATTTCTCCATAACAATCGGTTGCGACTTGTTCGCCGCCAGTGTCTGGTAGTACCAGCGGTGCAGGAACGGCAAGCTGAACGGGTCTTGCCTGTGTGCTTGCATGCTCCAGGCCCAGATGATGCGCCCGGTTCGACCGTTGCCATCCATGAACGGGTGCAGGGTCTCGAACTCGACGTGGGATTGCCACGGGTCGGCGCCTTCGGACACCCAGGTCGCCAGGCCCCGCAGTTGCCCGCGCATCATGGGACCGCCCGGAGGGGCGATGTGATTGGCGACACGGACGTTCATGCCTCTGCGTGTGCGGAGCGGCATGCCGGGTGCGTAGACGGCTTGCACGGCGCAGATGCTGTCGACGTCGAGCTGCTCCAAGCCGAGGAAGTGCTTGGACGCGGCGAACTCGTCAGGCGTCACCTCACGGTGAATACCTTCGATCGCGTTGCTCTCTGTGAGGAAGGCGAGGAGTGCCATGACACTAGTCCTTGAACGGGTCGAACTCGCCGTTTCCCGCCATGACGACGGCAAACGGCCGAAGAGTGTGCAGCACCTTCACCGACCCGGCATGGTGCGCCAGCACGTCCGGTAAGCGACGATACGCCATCGGGCTTTCATCAAGGTCGCCGCCGATCAGCGTCACGCCGCGCTCGGTCAGCCATGCGTCCATCTGAGCGCGTTGGAAAGTGCGGATCGCTTGCTTGCGGCCGAACAGCCGGCCCGCGCCATGAACGGTCGAATAGAGGGCGAACTTCGCCTTCGGGCAATCGACGCCTTCCAGGATCACCGCGTCGTCGCCCATGCTGCCGCCGACGAAGCCGCGCTGGCCCGGGAACGCCGGCGTCGCGCCCTTGCGTACCACCCATAGATCGCGCCCGTCGTGCGTCTCGCGCCACGCATAGTTGTGGTGGTTGTGGATCATGTCGGTGACCGCGCCTCCGATGATCTGGCGCACACGCTCAACCACCCATTCCCGGCCGGCGTAGGCGTAGCGCCCGGCAAGTTTCATGGCGGCGATGTACCGGCGGCCAATCTCGCTATCCTCGTCGACCACGGCCGGCGGGACGTGCATGCCATCCTTGCCGCCTGACAGTTTGAGATATTTCGTGGCGCTGGTGTGGCCCAAGCCTCGGCTGCCGAAGTGAACGCCGATCCACACGAACCCGCCGTCATCGCGCATCAGGTCGACGTAGTGGTTGCCTGATCCGACCGTCCCGAGTTGACCGGCCGCCTTGGCGCGGTAGTCCGTCATGTCTGCCGCGCGCCAAGCGTCCGCGTCGTCCAGCAGTTCGTGTTCGACCCGATCGGCATTCGTGCGGCCCACGCCGAACGACACGGCGCTTGCTATGTCGCGGGTGATTTGGCTCACGCGGTCGGCGATGTCGGTGAACGGCACATCGAGCCGGACCGCCATGTTGCCGCAGGCGATGTCGAACCCGACGCCGCTGATACTGATCTGGCGCTCGTAAGCGACGACGCCGCCGACCGGCTGGGCATATCCCAGATGCCCGTCAGCGCAGATGACGCCGGCCACAGCGTTGCCGACGCTCATGCAATTGCGCATCTGGGCAATCGTCGCTTCGTCATGTTCGCCCATCACCGTGAGCGGACTGTTCTGATACGCCATATCCTGCGGGCGCATGTTCACGATCTCGGCCGCAAACTTGGCAGCTTCGTCCGCATTTTGTTGCGCCCGCGCCTGATCGCGGAACGAACACCACGCGGGCATCGTGCGGTCGCTGCCGGGGATGGCGATGCGTTCGTCGGGCTGCAGGCCGGCGGCGGTCGCCATGTCTCGGCAGCGCTTTTCTAGCGGGTCTACACGACGCGGCATCAGTTACCCTCCCATTCCTCGGACAAGCCCTTTCAGTGCCAGTGCGTGCATGTGGTCGGCAAGCGTCTTCGTGCCCATGCCGTTGAGGCGCTGAGCGAACAGTTCGACCAGCGACAGTTCCGAGTCGTAGATCCTGTCATCGGCCAGCGGCGGTATGCAGGCGTAGACGGTGCCCGAGCCGGTGCTGTCGGCGTAGCTTTCGAACGGAACAGCCGTGGCGCATTCAGTGTTGGGCGGCGGCCCCATGCTGTTGAGCCGCGTCGACATGAGGCTGTACCACAGCGTCTGGTCGGTCTGAGCTTGGCTGGCGGCGAGGACGCTGCTTTCACCGCAGTCGATGTTGGACACGCCGAGCGTTGCGCAGATGACGAATGCGCCAGGCAGTAGGATGCTAGACACGCCACCTCCTCGCGTTTGATACAGACTCCTTGATACGCGTTGCCGCCGTTGTGTCAACGATTATCTGGCGTTACAGTGGCTCTGTGACGACAGGACTTGGGTGTCGCACCGTCTTAGCCACGGCCTTGAAGATGATGTAGGTTGACTTCGGGTCTGACATAGCCGCGCTACGTTCGGCGAAGGCTTTTGCGGCCTCGAAAGTTGGGTGGGTCATTTGGGTTTCGCCGAACATAACGGCGTCCGACCCGCTCTTTAACCCCACCAAGAAAGGGCCACCAGTGGTGTCTACGAGACGCATTTTCATGCTCGTATCTCCTGGAGGAGTGGAGTTATCCGGGAAAGACTGGGTGGAGTTCGCCCATCCTATGAGATTATATGAGTTTGGTATCGGCTTTAAGTCACCGTCAATATCCGCGTACCACTTGTCCTTGGTGGTAAACCAAGTGCATTTATTAAACCAAACAATAGGTAACGGCCCTGAGACACGTGATGCGAATATGGCTATTGCGCGTCCGTCTTTAGGTGCGGTTTTCATTGGGTTCATGCGTCCTCCAATATCTTCGCTGCGGCAGGCGCCAACGGTCGAGGCTTCGGTGCCGCGACGACCGTACAAGGCTCATCAGGCGGCCTGCGGTTCTTCGGGTTGTCACGTAGCGTCGAACGGCGAATGGCCTTGGTTTTGACCAGTACTGCGCGGTTCACCGGCATCAATGCACCACGGCGCCCGGCGGCGTCCCTTTGTCCATGGCGCCTGGGATCACCTGAAGCCCGAGCGCGGACAGTTCGTCTGCGTTGAGGCTTGAGATCGACACCTTCCCTTTGCTCGTCGCGATCAGCGGGGCGTAGAAGGGAAGGTCGCTGGTCAGCGCCGCCCATCGAACGGCCAGCGCCTCAAACGTCCGGATGATCGCGTCTTCATTCGGGACCTCTAGAAGGTACAGAGTGTTCGGCTTGATCGACAGCACCTCTAGCTGCGCCATGATATGCGTCTCGACAAGGATCGCGGCTTCGATCAGCACGTCCCGGTTGGCGACGCTGCGGTTTTTCTCCGCCATGCTGCGAAGACGATCCGAGATTTGGCTAGGTGTCATGCAACCCCTCCGTTGGAGCGGTCATGATACACGCGCTGTATCATCCGTCAACAAATGGCTGAAAGCGACGCGAACGGCCCCGTTTTCGGCGTAGAACGGTCAAAACTGTATCAAAAGCAAGGCTTGACCGACACACGCCGAAGTGTATCATAATGGCCATGTCGGATACGCCGCTTACCAACCGCGCCAAGTCGCTCATGGTGTCATTGCAGAAATTCGGGCCGATCGGCACCGGGGTCGCGGCGTCTCTTGGGGTCGAATCCGTGATGTCGGCCTTGTCGAACCGCGGCTATGTGTCGCTGCAGGCGGTCGAGGACGCGCGGTTGGCGATCTGGGAGTTGACAGCGTCTGGCTTGGCGACCGTGGCGTCGTTCAAGCTGTAAACACTCTGGTACAAGGGCTACACGGAATGATCAAAGCGATGGCGGCGTACTGGCTGGTTGGCTGTCTGCTGATCGGCTGGCTGCTGGGAAGAAGCCCAGGGCTCAATTTGCCGCTCACGCAGACCGCGGCAGCCGTTGTGGTGTGGCCGGTCGTGGCGATCGACCTTGGGTATCGCCTTGTCAGCCCTGTGCCTGTCCAGGCGCCCCAAGCGGCGCCCGTTAAGAAGTGAGCGACGGAGTGACAAGCTACACCGACTTGGCGACTTGGACGGATGTGCAGCTCGCCAGGGAGTTGTTCCACCTCAAGCAGGAGTTGGAGGAGGCGCATTTGATCGTCGACGAGAATGATGCGGATATCCTGGCGATTCGCGGTGAGTTGGCACGCCGAGCCGAAGAGCGCGGAGCCGTTCGGTGAGTGATCTTCCGCCCATTGACTGGCGCAACGCGACACTTGCGTTCGCTAAGCTCGCCGACGAAAGGACAGACGCGTTGAGGGAGATTGCCGAGGCGCCAGACGAGATTCCGGCTGATGCGTTGCGCGAGATCGCGCGGCAGGCGCTGCTATGACAGTCGCGCAGCACGCCTACGCCGAACTGGTCGACGCCGGCCTCCACGACACGATGATCGCTGATCATGTGCTGGAACTGGCGCGAACGTACGACGCACAGCGGCACAATGACGGTAGCCGGGTGATCGACGTGTTCACGCGCGTGGCGGCAGGGTTGCCGTTGACGCATCTTCTTGGCGGGGATGATGAGTGGTGGCCGCCGCTGAATGGGATTGAGCAGAACAAGCGCTGTGCGTCGGTGTTTCGGGATGCGACTGGTCAAGCATATGACACGATGGCGTTCGTGTTTGAGAATCCGACGACGGGCGCGCGGCATGTGTCGGAGCGGTCGCACCTGAAAGTGACGTTTCCGTACTATCCGCGTCCGAGGATCGTGCAGATGTCACCTCCGGGGGCTGTTGATGGCCCGTTGCCTGTTGCGGGTCAGCCGGCGCCTGAGATAGAGTAGTGTGCAATCAAGGCCGGGCCACGACGCGGTTACAGGCACTGCCCTCTTGCCCGATCTTGGTTCCACATTACTGCCAATAGTCGGTTGATATTCAACGAGGTCATGCGGTAGTGCGCAATCAAGGTCGGTCCCGCCCCGTGGTTACTAACACCTATCCCTTGCCCGATCTTGATTTATAGGTGATACACACTTGGAAGACTATGACCGACTGCGCGTGATCGCCCGTGTCTGTCTGACTGACAACAAGACCTGGGACGGGGCGAAAGACGCCTTTTTCAAGGCCGTTCGAGGTGACGCGGGGCTGCTATGGGTCTTGTTCGCGGGCCAGCGGCTTCATGTCGTCCAAGCGCTTTTGACCGAAGTGTCTGCTGCGATGCGCGTACCTGCAGGCGCGGCTCCGAAAGTAGCGCCTGACTCCAAGGCCGTCATCAAGGACGACACGGCGTACCGGAATGCCGCGCTGGCATCTAGGTCGAACATGGCAAAGAAGTCACTGCTTGATACGTTCCGAGTAGGCGGCCGAGCGATCGGGGATGTGACGCCGGAAGTGGCGAGGAAGTGGGCGGCGGCGAAGCGTGTCGACGCGGCATTCGTTGACGCGCTTACGGCTAATCTGCCTCCGACGGAGCCGATACGGAAGCACAGGTCGGCCGATGATACGCAGAAGATCTTTGACGAGGTTGTCAGCGCGGCGAAGGTGGAGTAGACAAAGGGTGAGATGCGGGAGGCCCATTTACGGTTGAGATCAGAAAGTGGTTGCCTTTCGCGTCTCACCTTTCACGTGATACAGGCCGATGTCTCGCTGTATTTCACAACGGAAGTGCCTGTATCATGCGAAGGGTGAGACGGGCCATCTCCAGGGTGATCGCCGTAACCGAAATGCCTGTCTCGCTCTTCACCCGAACCTCCGCGAGAAGCCCCGTCCTTTAGGGTGGGGATCATGACGCCTTGTAGACCGCTGTCCCGGCATAGACAAGGCTACCACTCAACTACTGACGGCGGCCTACAAGGCGTGGCGGCCTGCGCTTGCGTGCGAACCAAGGATGGCCCTGCCGTCACGCTGACTTCCTTCTTGACACATTGTATCGAGCCTTCGATGATACAGGCGGGGCCATTCCAATCATTACCGCCAGGATAGTCTGCCCCGCAACTCATTAGGAGAACTCATGTCGGTCGCTGATCTTTGTGCTCAACTCGTCGACCTCCAGCGCCAGCGCGTGTTCTGCATCAAGTCGCAGAGTCGGTGTGACCGTTCGACTGAGGCGTTCATCGCGCGTGTCCTCGGCTACCGAACCGACATGCCGGAAGACGAGGGCAAAGCCTTCTGGAAGAAGGTCGTCGCATTCCGCAAGGCGGTCGAGAAACACAAAGGCATTCCGAACGACTCGGAGTTTGACGTGCTCGACGCGATGCGACCGTGCGTGCCGATCATCTTGAACAATGTCGTCGCGCGCGGGGTGTGGGACAAGCACCGGGAGAACGTCGAGGGCGGCATGCGGGCCGCGGCCAAGCAGTTGCCGGTCGGCGCCTTCGTTGACAGCGTGAAGGGCTTCGCGCTGCTCGGGCTCGGCGTCATCGTCGGCGAGGCAGGTGACCTGTCGAACTATGCCACCAAGGAGCGGCTTTGGAAGCGGCTTGGACTGGCAGTGATCGACGGGTTCCGGCAGGGCAACCCTGGCGGCTGCCGCGAGCCTGGCGGCCCAAAAGCGAAGGCCGAGGACTGGATCGCGCACGGGTTCTCGCCGAACCGCCGAGCGGAGATTTGGGCGATCGCGGATTCGATGTTCCGGCATCAGTGGCGCGGCGAGAAAGAAGAGACTGTTGAGGCGTCCAATGACGATGGCGACCGGGTAAAGGTGACGTCTATCGTTCCTGCCCACCCGACCGGCAAGTACGGTGCGGTCTACGGCGCTCGCAAAGAGGCGACGGCATCTCGTGAGGGTTGGACCCTCAAGCGCCGGGAGAATGACGCACGACGAGTTATGTCGAAAGCGTTGATTGAAGACCTCCACAAGGCATGGCACAAAGCTGCCAAGGGCGTTGAGCCGGTCAGCTTGCCGGCGTGGGAGTTGCAGAAGGAGGCGGCGTGAGTACAACCGAGGGCGTTTGGATGTTCCTGGCCTACGTAGCGTCGTTTGGCGTTGTGTCAGGCGTCCTGTGCGCGCTCGGTATCCGTCGTATCATCTACGGCGTTGGTATCATCCTGGCCCTCGTGTGCTTGGCTGGCGTGATCGGGGCGGCGATACCTGACGCCTGGGTGCCTCGTTAAACTATTTCGCCGCTACTTACGGTGACTACCTTTACTGGAACGTAGAGTTGCAGCCGTAGGGCAAAAAGAAGGGGTCGCCAGTTAAGTGCGACCCCAGAGTTAAGGGAGGAACCGACCGTGTATGCCCTCTTCGGGCAAAGACTTGATACAACTCCTGCGTTAAACCGTCAATCGCTGTTTTTCGGTGCTTGCTCAGGGGGTGCCAGTTTACCCCATGCACCGAAACTCTCGTTGTCCTGGTTACCGTCTGGGGAGCCATCGTGAGGTTCGGGCGGTTTGACCATGCACATGATCTTCAGCGGCTCTCTATGCATCGCTACTCGCATCTGCGCCTTGTCGGCGAATGCCGCCAACTTGTCCGAATAGGGTGCCGCATACGTCAGGGTGTCTAGGCCGTCCTGTGTCAGCAGTATCACGGTGTCTTGGCCCTCGTCGGCGTAGGCGCCTAGGATCGTGACGATCTCGCCGATAGCACAGGAACCAAGGTCAAGTGTTCGCGGTCGCCCCATCGACCCAAGGTACTGTATCGCGAACAGGCCAATGAGGACTGCCGTCGCCACTGCGCCCCCGATCCGCTGGCTCGTCGTTTTCGACGCGTAGATGAACCACAAGCCGATGCCGGCGACGACAAGCCCGAGCATGGCGGCGAGCGCCAGAGAGTAGTGGGTCATCCGGCCGATCCTCCGTACAGCTTCTTGAAGGCGTGGCCGAGGTTCTGCGTGTCGATGACACGGTCATGCGCCTTGAACCGCACCAGTGTGATTTCCTGGCCGGGCTCGGTCAGTTCGGCCGTCCCTGAGTCGATCACTTGCGGCCCGTTGTTCGCGCCGATCCTGGCTTTCGCGGCCCATTTGACCGCAACGGGCGGCTTGTCGCCGCCTCGGATGCTGTACAGCATGATGTTCATGACGTACTCGCCGTCGCGGATGCCGCGGCAGAACGCCGTCTCGTAACGGGCGTCGATCGGGCTGTCGCTCTCGCCCATGTCGTCGCGCACGAGATTGCACGATTGACCGTTCTTGTTGGAGTAACCGACAGGCTGCTGCCCTGGCGGCTCTATCCAGAGATCGACGTCAATGTGCGATCCGGCAGCCCACTGGATCTCGAATGTCAGGGTGTTCTGATCCTGGTCAGGCGTTGCGGCTGTGACATCTGTCTTGTGGATGTGCGTGAACGCCAGGACGAACACGATGAACACGGCTCCGAGGAGCATCGTCAACATGTCGCGGTTGAGGAAGTTGTTGGCTTCGTCGTCATCAAGGTGGTGCATCAGCCGCCCCTTACCCAGCGTACGAGGTGAATTGTGGCGTCGGTGAGCATGTGCGCGATCGCCGCGGTTGCCAGGACGAGCAGCACGGTCATCCCACCATCTGTCCCTTGGTCTGTCGCGCCAGGAGGAGCAGCGACGCGGTCTTGAGCATGTGGAAATTGTGCTTGGTCCACATGCTCAACACGATGGCTATAAGGGACAGGGAGAAGGCCGACCCGATGCCGGCCATCGTGTTGCCGATCATGGCGGTTGCCTGAGACGCATCGGCCGCGCCGCTTGAGGCTACGGCCCGCATGGCCGTGATCACCCCGAGCGCGGTGCAAGCCAAGCCGGACATGGCCAGCGTGTTCGCGACGTAGAGCACTGTACCGATCTTCGCTGTCATCTTGGTTTCAAGGCTGAAGGCCCCGACGTCCTTTTGGTCCAGCGCTGGGTTGTCGAGCCGTTTCGCCACGTCCCAGACTTTGGCGGTCGCCAGCCCGAGGCCGGTGAGGAACAGCCCTGCTAGCGGGATGGACAGATGAACGGGGTCAAGATCCCACAGGAGGGTCAGGCCCCCTTTCCAGGCACCGATCGCGACGGCCCCTACAGCAAGTGTGTTGAAGGCAGCGAACTGGATTTTAACACTCCACGCGGCGTCCATCGGGCTCTCCTTCTCTATGATACACAATCATGATACACGCCGCACTGCAGCACAAGCATTTTACGGTTGACCAGTGTCTCGCCCTATGAGACATGTATCACTGTGAGCGACCCGTTTGTCCCGAAAATTGAATTGGCGGCTTTTTACAACGCGGTTATGCGGGCGCGCGGGTTCTCTCTAGCCGCTCATCATCTGCCGATCTGCACGGGGCTGCAGGACCGTCGTATCAAGATGTTCATGGTCGTGACCGGACCTGGTAACGGGAAGTCGACCGTCACGTCCACGGTCTATCCGGCATGGGAACTCGGTCACCAACCAGACACGACGATCCTCGGTATCGGTGCCGCCGAAGACCTGATGCAGAAATTCGCCCGCGGCACGGCCGAGATCATCAAGGACAACCCGGTCTTTCACCGGATCTTCCCGAACGTGCTGCCGGACAAGACAACAGGATGGTCCCCCGCTGGCGGCTACAACGTCACAGGGCGGCCACCTGGTGACCCTGACGCGTCGTATCTCGCGGTTGGTCTTGCGTCCAAGGCGCTGACTGGTAAGCACGCCAAGATCATTCTTTTGGACGACTTGCACGACAAAGAGAACTCGGCCAACAAAGCCTCGTGCGATAAAGTCTATGAGACATATTTTGATACTATTCTCGGCCGGGGTGACCCGGCAACTGCCCGGTACATACTGTCTGGACGCCGGTTTAGCGTCGACGATATCTACGGACGCTTCATTGAGTCGGGTGATTGGGTCGTCATAACCTTGCCTGCTGAGCGCAAAGGCGAGACGCGACTTTGGTGGGATGTCATCGTGCCGCGGCATCCCGACGATTCCAGCAAGCCGATGGAGTGCGTGTATTCCGAGACGCTGACGCCGAACGAGGTGCAGGACGACAGCAAGCCATACATAAAATACCGCGCCTATTACGGCATAGACCCGGCGAAACAGGGGTTCTACTGGCCTGGAAACGAGTCGAAGCGCCGTGAATACTTTCTCGTCAAGCGCGGATCGCCGTATACGGCCGAGTCAACCTACCAGTGCAACCCGAGTAGTCGCGATAATGCTGTCTTCGTTGAGGACGACTTCTGCTACGACAGCCCGTTCGCCGGCATGAACCTGTCGGGCGGCATCCTTGATCCTGCCGTGAAGCGCGTCGTCGAAAATGCGGGCGGCCGGATCGTCCAGGCCTGGGACACTGGCTTCGGCAAGTCGGCCGACAGCGCGTACAGCGTGTGTATCACGGCCATGATGGTGTCATCCGAGCGCTATTGGCGCGGCGAGGACCCTGCTCTCGTCGGGCCGGCTGAGCGGCACAACCGCGTCTACATCATGGACGTCCGGCGCGAGAAGCTGGACTTCGCTGGGCTGAGCGGCGCGTTTCGCCAGGAATACCGAAAGTGGGACCCTGAGATGGTCCTCGTCGAGAACCGGGCGTCGGGCATCAGCCTGATCCAGACGATGAAGACGTCAGGCATCCCGTTGCGGGCTGTCGAGGCCAAAGAGGGCAAAGTCCAGCGCGCCACGGACAGTGTGGGTGGCGGCGCGGGTAGCGTGCAGGGCTGGTTTCGCCAGCACCGTGTCGTTGTGCCGCAAGGTGCCAAGTGGCTGCCGGACTTCAAACAGGAATTCCTCGACTTCACGGGGACGAACAGCGGCAAGAAAGACCAAGTCGACGCTACGGTCTACCTCGTCGCGCATGCCATCAACTCGTCGATCGGCTTGGTGCGTATTCCGTCCGACACGGTGATGGCCGAGGCGAACCAGGACGCTCAGGACAGCGGCTACCAGTCGGACAACATGGCGGCACTTCTGGCAGCGTTCGCGCAGCCAGCGATTGACCCGTTCGAGACGACGTGCGGGCGGTGTGTCAACTGGGAAGGTAACACATGGAAGTCGGACGGTACCTATAATACGGGGACGCGTCAGTGGTGCGGGTTTCACAACCGTGCAGCATCAGCGGTCGACTCTTGTAGTTACTTCGCGCCGCCGATCATCGGGGGCCGGGGCTCGGCCCTGGTGCTTAGGTAGCGTAGCATGGAAGTCAGCGGCGAACTCGTACCGTTTCGCATTAACGACCCGGTAGAAGACGGCGTCCACAAGGCGCAGCTGCCCAACCCGCCGGGTTTCGTCGGTGCGGGCATCGCGAATGTCGATACGTACGTCGGGGTATGGGAAGGGTTGGCGAAGTCGCTGGTGACGCCGCCAGAGGCGCTACCTTACGACAAGATTTCGTTTCTGCCCGATCCGAGCCGCGGCGGAATTGTCCAGCCTCCAGGATTGGCGCCCGAGAGCATCGCCAAGATTTTTCGGGAGAACGTCGGCCCGCAGATGATTCTGCAGATGCGTCTGTTGGACGTTGAGCGGTATTCCGTGCCGAGCCAGCGCCCTGAGACGCCTGGTTGGCGGGTTGTGATGCGTAACGGCCTGAAGCATCCGACCAAAGACGACTTGATGGATATGCGGCGCTGCGAGCGCTACTTGCAGAACTGCAATTTCGAGACCGGCTACGCTGATTCGCGTGAGCGCGATGCGAGCGGCGTTGACAGCTTCGGCCAGTTTTTGCGGCGTATCGTGCGCGACACGATGCGGTTCGATGGTATCGCGATCTGGACGCAGATGGATGCGGCTGGACGGGTTGTATCGTTCAAGGCGTTGCCGGCCGGCAATATCCGGCTGTGCGGCCGTGACGGCTACATGGGTGTCAAGGAGAACTTCGCCGTCCTGGTCGATGATTCCGGGTCGGTGCAGAGCGTGTTCACGCGAGACGAACTGGTTTGGTACGTCCGAAACCCAAGAAATGACACTGGAGTACTTGGCTACGGGTACCCAGAGGCAGAACAAGCTATTAAAATAATTATGGGGATGTCAAACGCGATAGACCTGAACGTCTCTACGTTTGATAAAAACGGCATACCGAACGGCATTCTCAAACTAAAGGGTGACGGCTTCTCCGACAAGCCGCTGGACGCGCTTGCGCGTATGTGGCTGAACATGAAGCGCGGTATTTCCAAGTACTGGTCGTTGCCCGCCATCAATGTGCCGAAAGACTGTGACATTGAGATTCTTGATTTGAACGATCTCAAGGGCACCGATATTCGGTACAAGACCCACATCAATATGATGGAGGGCATCCTCTGCGCGTTGATGGGCTTTCCTGTTCGTCGTCTTGGCTACCATACGTCGGGTGAACGCCGTGACAGCGAACCTACCCCCGACGGCTCAACGGACATGGTCGGTGACGACGACCCAGGTTTGGCGCCGCTGCTGACGGACCTTGAGTCGGTCATCAACCCGTATTTGGTGTGGAATCGCTGGCCTCATCTGTCGTTGGAGTTCAACGCAAAGACGCCGAAATCCGACGCCAGGCGGTTTGAAAGCGCGATGACGTCAATGACTTGGGGGGAAAAAAGGGCCATAAACGACATGGTTCCTCTATCAGAAATTGAAGGTTTGGACCCCAAACTGAAGCCGCTCGCTGACTTCATGTCGCTGTGCCCCGTCGACTCTAACCTCGCCGCTACGTACCAGACCATAGGTCCCATTTTTCTTGAAGTCTTGTACGGCACTGGCGAAGAAACCGGCGGTAAAGACCCGAAGACGCCTGGCGCTCGCACAGGCGAGAAGAAAGACCCCGCGATATCAGAATCTAAAGGTGCGCTGAGCGGCGTGCGTCGCAGCGCTGTACGGAGTAAAGACAGATGAACCGGCCGCCTTTTATTCTTGCATTTGCCGCCGATTCTCAAGGTTGCGGCTGGTACCGTATCGTTCTTCCTCTTGCAGCGATCGTATCGGCTGGCGTTGTCGAGGGACGACTTGAAGATAAGCATCAGTCTGACGAGTGGCTAAAGGCAGTAGACCCCGACGTCGTCGTGTTCCAACGCCAGACCGAGCCCGCTCAAGTGGAGTCTATGCGGCGGGCACGTGCCTCGTTGCCTAATAGCTATTTCATTTATGAGATTGACGACTTGCTTTCCGCTGTCCCGACCAAAAACCATCACCGAGGCGCTATACCGCCAAACACGGAAAAGCAGATCGCCGAGGCGCTGACCCTTTGTGACGCCTGCACGGTCACGACGCCATTGCTCAAGACGTGGATCGAAGGGCTGGGCGGCAAGAACGTTCGTGTCATTCCCAACCTCGTCCCCGGCGACAAAGTGCGTCCGCGCAAGGTCCGCGCGGAGAACAGCGCACGTAAGCTCCGCATCGGCTGGGCCGGTGGCATGAGCCACGCGGGCGACCTGGAACTTATCAAGCCGGCCATGGCCGAGATCGGCGATGCGGTCGAGTGGGTATTCTTTGGCGCCAAACCGGAAGGCGAGGACGCCGCGCCGATTGAGTTCCATGAATCGGTCCTGCCGACCGAGTATCTTGATAAACTGTACGCGCTGGACGTCGACCTGTTTCTCGCGCCGTTGGAAATGAACAAGTTTAACGAGGCGAAATCCTCGTTGCGCATGGTCGAGAGTGGGGCGTGCTGCGGCGCCGTCATCGCCCAGGATATCACGCCGTACCACGAGAACTCGCCACCGGTCTTCGCCCATTGCGTCACGTCTGACGATTGGACACGCGAGATCAAGCGGTTCATGGCGTTAACGCCGAAGCGGCAGGCCCAGTTCGGGGTGGCTATGCAGGCGTGGACGAAAAGCCGCTACACCTTCGAAAGCCGGCTTGCTGAACGCGCAAGGGTGTGGCTGCCGAGCGGCACTGACATCTGGTCGCCCACTCAGGTCAAGCCGTCCGGCAAGGTCATGACGGTTAGCGACCCGCTGAAGCTGGAAGTCGATTGCGCGCGGGCCGTCAAAACCGGTGACCATGTGCTGTGGCTCCGTCCAGGTGCCACGATCGACGAGGGCGTCAAGAAGCACCTCGTGACGGGGTTTCTCGGTTCCGACCCTGTGGCGGCTGTCACGCCCCTTGCTACGGACGGTTTGAACGCCTTCCCACGCGCTGGCGTCTTCACGCCGATTGACGCGACGACAGCGGAGGACATTCAGGGCGCCGTGTCCGAAGCATGCAACGGCGTTCGGTTGCGGACTTCGCTGGCGTTCGGGCCGTGCGTGTTGATGCGTGCAGAGGTGCTGAACGCGATCGGCTCGCCTAACCCGTTGGCGCATGATGGCGACATGGACGCGGCGATGATGGAGTGGACGGCGCGGGCGGCGATGCGGCGTATGCACTGCTTGCAGCTCGCCGACATCTACGTCGGAAGTGTCACGCCGCCCATGGCGATCAGCCAGAAGTCCAAGACGCGGTTGGAGGCGCGCGGTTATCTTCAGATGGCGGGCATGCCGAGTGACAACTTGGCGCCGCAGTATCGCGAGCAGATCGAACTGGGATTCTTTCGGCGGCGCTGGGACGGCCTGCGCCCAGGTCTGAATGATCTGCCGGACAATTACCCGACGTGGTCGTGTCTGAAGCCGGCGTTTGACGGTGTTCATGACCCGCTCGTTGTGCAAGAGGTCAAGTTCGGCGACCCTATCCCCGCAGCCGAATGGATCGTCTTCACCGACGAGAAGACGACGCTGAAGCCTGGGGCGTTGGCGAAGCTTACTGACTACCTGCGCGGTGTAACCGCTGATGCTCAGGTCGTCTATGCTGACCACGAGATGAACGACTTTCAGGGCGCCAATCTTATACCTTGCTTCAAGCCGGATTTCGACCTTCGGTATTTCCAAGGTCATGACTACGTGACGCCTGTGTGTGCTGTGCGGGCACGCTATGCGATTGATTGCTGTTCCGGTCGTGAGAGCCTGTTTGCAGCAATCGTGGCGTTGATTGGCAATACCGATGCTCCGCCCCGTGATGTCATACGCCACACCCCCGAAGTGCTGGCGACTGTCCTCGACGAGCGTAGCCGCGCCGAGCGGACGACTGATTTGGCGGAGAGGGCCAAGGTCAAATGTGAACAGTGGCGGTTGTTCTCTGACCCCGACAAGGTCACCTTCGAGCCGCACCCTCAACTAGCGCCGCTGGGTATGCTCAAGGCGACGTACGCGCCGGTCGACGGCTTGGTGTCCATCATCGTGCCGACGATTGGCGACGAGGAGCTGATCCAGACATGCGTTAATATGATCCTGCAGCATACGACGCACCCCGACTACGAGGTTCTTGTGGTCGCCACGACGGATAAGGACCCCGAACTCGGCGCCGCGCTGCACGATCGCCGAGTACGAGTGCTGCGGTGGAAGGGCGATTTCAACTGGTCGGCGGTCAACAATTTCGCCGCGGCTCAGGCGAATGGCAGTTACCTCTGTTTCATGAACGACGACGTGCAGGTAGCCCGCAAGGACTGGCTGACCAACATGCTGTCGAACTTCCAGGAGTTAGACGTCGGCGTCGTAGGCGCCCGGCTGCTGTTCCCGCATGGGCCCGTGCAGCACACAGGCGTCGTTGCGACCGATGGTATCGTGGCAATGATCCACCGGAACGTGCCGCCCAGCAGCCCTGGTTACCAAGGCTTGGCGGCGTTGTCGCATGAAGCCTCGGCGGTCACGGGTTCCTGTATGCTGGTCAAGACCGAGATCTGGGACAAGATCCGGTTTGACGAAAAATTGGCCTGCAATTTTAATGACGTGGCGTTCTGCCATCGTGTGCGTGAAGCGGGTTATCGTATCGTGGCGGAGATGCAGGCTGAACTGCACCACCGCGAAGGCGCCACTCGGGCTGCGGTCGAGCAGAACGCGGCGCAGCGGGCGTTCCAGGAAGGCGTCTATTTCCGAGAAGTCTACGGCGCCGCGCCTGACACGTACTGGAGCCCGAATTGCGAGATTCGCATCGTCGATGGTGCCGTGGTTGGCACGTCCTATGACCGTCCACGCTGGAAATCGAGAGTGCCGCCCGAGACGGATTACCGGGTTCTGTTCATCAATGACCGCATTGGCCGCACGAAATACGGGCTAGTGTCCAAGGCGATCATCGCTCAGCAGTCGGGCATGATACCGTTGGTAGCGGATCTGTCTGGGACGGAACTGACGCTCACTGCGCCGAGTTTCGCGGGCGGCGTCACCTGGGATATCCGCAACTGGCGCAATATCGACCGTGTCTTGCGGACGCTTGGCGTCAGTGAGGTGATTCTCTGCAGCCTGAGTGGGGCGCGTTTTCCGGCTGCCGCAGGTGACACGCTCCGGGCGCTGTCGCATCTGACAACGAAGGTTGGCTACGACCCGTTTGACGCTGAGTCGGTGTGCCCGCGGCGGGACATGCTGGTCGAAGGCAAGCTGTGCGGCGACGGATACAAGCAGGGTTCCGCGCATTGCCAAGTGTGCATTGACCAGCATGGATCACCGTTCGGCCAAGTCGACGTGAGTGCTTGGTGGCGCTCGTGGGGTGATTTCCTGGCGGAGGACAGCGATGTCGCGGACGCCGCTGACTAAGGCGCTGGTGGTTGAGGTCGTGTCGCCCCCAGTCAGGGGGGCGCTCGACCATCACGACGCGTTCCCTTCGACGGCGTGTTCGTGCCGGTACTGCTCTGACTACAACATGACCAAGGCCGCCCTGGAGTCAGTGCTGAAGGTCATGGACGATGCGCCTTGTGACTGTGAACTCTGCCAGCAGAAGATACCGGGCACGATATGGCCGCACAGCCGAGGTTGCCCGTGCGATGTGTGTCGGCAGGCGGAGAAGGCCAACACGGCGTTCTGTGCTGCGGCGAACCGTCGGGACTTCTGGTCTGAGATGTCGTATCACGCCGTGCATGACCCAGATTTGACGCGGAGCCACCAGAGCGAAGCGCTCATGGCGTGGGCGGCGGCAGAACTGAACGCCGAAAGGGCGAGGGGCCTTACAGGGTTCTGGTCGGTGATCGCGAACCGATACTCCATAGGCCACTGGATAGATCGATTTGAGACGGTTGCGTTGGCGGCGATCGCAGCGTCGGGTATGTCACTGGCTAAGGTGCGAGGATAAACTCGCGGATTGCAAGACCGAACCCGCCATAGTAGCCGTTGTGCTCGTTGTGATTGGCTATTGTGATGAAACCGCCGTCGGTTCGTATTTCTAGGAACACAACTTCGTGGTATCCGTATTCGCCCGGTTCGTCCGGGGCATCTGTTGCCTCAATCGCAAGCAGTTTATGGCCGACTAGTGAAGATACATCGTCGTCAGTTCGCATGTAGCGATATTCGCAACACGATTGTCCGTTGTCGAATATTTCGATTCCTTTGCCGTTATCAAACGCGAGCGACAGTCGATCCTCTTCAAGTTTGGCGCCGGCTATGGTGTGCCCGACATGTTTTGAGGGGCTGTGTTCTGAGCCGTCGCGTAACTGATGGAGCATAGCGCCTATGCCTAGCACTGTGTGAAGTTCCTATGGGCCGGGGTTGAGGATAGAAGGGGTCCAGCAGTACCCGCTGCCAGACCCCCCTTAGCCAGCGGTAACCGTCCTTTCCTCTACGTTTTACGGAGGCTAGGTTTATGCACTGCGCAGGGCGCTAATCTATGGACCCAGGCGCTTAGCAAGGACAGCTCTCGCAGTCTCCCGCCGAAGACTGTGGAAACGGCTCCAACCAACTCGAATAAGGCGTATGGATCAGGCGGCAACGAGATTACGATACAACCCTGCCGATCAGAGCGTCAAGCCATTTATGCTACACCATGGACTCATCTTCGTGGAATGGCGAGCGGCTGCGGGTTGTTGTGGCGAAGAGTCGCCCAGCACTGGTTCTCGTGGAGTGGATTGAGGACGGTGTATCAAAGTCGGTCGTCAAGTCGGCGCCGGACGGTGTCGGTGTCTACGATATCCCGACTCTAGGCCGCCCGACGGCGGTCGAGGTGAAATCGTTGCCGTTACCCGACCTTGGCCCGCATGACACACTTTATGTCAATCGGCCAGTTGAGAACGCCGCGGATATCATCCAGTGGTTCAAATCACAGGGTCTGCGCACGTTGCTTACCCCGGATGACATGCACGTTACAGTGGCTTTCAGCAAAAGCCCCGTTTACTGGAACGCAGCTGGCCCGTCGTACGAGCGCATCGTGGTCCCGACCTGCAAGTGGGACCGCTATGTCTGCCATCTCGGACCGAAAGCGGCGCTAGTCCAGAAATTTGACAGCCCGTATCTGACCGAACGATGGGAGTTGTTCCGGCTTATCGGAGCCTCGTGGGACTTTCCCGGGTATCAACCGCACGTCTCTCTTACCTATGACGGGGCCGACATTGACCCTGCGGGTTTGATGCCGTGGGTCGGTAAAATCGTCCTCGGCCCGGAGATATTCGCCCCGGTCAATACAGACTGGACGGCGAAGGAGTCTTAAGATGAACGACGCCATTGTCGCGATGCTCCCCTGCATCGTCAAATCGTATACGTCTGGCGGCAAGCGCCTCGTAACAGTTGGCGCAAGCACGACCGAGGTCGACCTTGATGGCGACGTAATCCTTCAGCAGGCCCTCCTCGGCGCCGCGCCAGAGTTCATCGCCCGCGGCCATCTCGACCTGGACCATAAGTCCGAGTTCGGCGAGCGCATGGGCATCCCTAACCCGTCCAGTTATATCGTCGGTCGCCCGCTCGAAGTCAAAGACGCTGGGAACGGCTGCACAGAAGTCGTCGGTGAAATATCTCGGTCAAGGGACGACAGCTTCGACCCCAAGAAGAACAAGTACGACGAGTTGTGGGCCTCTCTACAGTCAGAGCCGCCGGTTCAATGGTACTCCAGTGTGTACGGGTATCCTATCGACCTGGATGTTTGCAAGAGCCAGGACGACAATCCTTACGGCGCCCGTCGCTATATTATTAAATCTATGGACTGGCGTAGCTTGGCTTTCACACGGACGCCGAAGAATACGGCGATCAAGAACGCGGCGCGCATAGTTTCTGCCAAGTCGTACATGTCGGCTCTCATGAGGGGGCTTGACCCCTACGCGAGTGTTCCGCCTCTCACTGTTACTGGCATGGGTGATTTGTGGGAACGCCGGTTCTGTATTAAGTGCGCCGTCCATGAGGCCCCCACCACGGTCGGGTATCGCCGCCACTTTGAGAAGTGCGCCGGTATACTGCCAGGCGATGCCGACGTTTTCGCTCACGCCCTGATGCATAAGGTCAATCAGGTCAAGGTGGCGGGTCTCAAGTAGTGGCTCGTGGAACCCTAGGTCGCCGTTATGTCTCGAATGTAGTGTGCGCCTGTATTGATTTCGCGGCGTTAACTCGTCGCGCCATAGGAGAGGCGATACACTGATGAGCACTGCGCCGTCGAACGTTGAGCCGGCTACGGCCAAGCTCATTGCCGCACTTGTGGCGAAATCGACCAACGAGGAGATTCGCTCGCTGCTGGCTGACGGAGCCATCGACAAGTCGCTCGGTGAATCGACCGTCCGTACACACCAGACGATCTCGGATCAGTGGTCGAACGGTCCGATGGACAAGATTGCCCCCGCAGACGTCCCGACCGGTGCCCCGCTCGCCGCTTCCGGCGGCAACGCCTATCGACAGACTCAGATGTATTCCGACAATGCGCCGCAGAGCGGCATGACGGCGCTGGCTGGTGAACTTGGCGCCTCGTTGGCCCGCATGGAATCGATGGTCAAGTCGTTGACCCACGAGAACAGCATCATCAAGGCTGTCCTGCTCCGTGTCGTCGACGAGAACGCGTCGATCGCCAAGTCGATCGAGCTTCTGAAAGCGGCGCCGACCGTTGCTGCTCCGACTGTCGCAGCCAAGGCCGAGGACGACAAGGAAGAGAAAAAGAAGATGGACGACGAGGACGAGAAGTGCGCGTCCATGTTGGACACCGCGCATGCCGTCTTCAAGGCCGGTGTGTCTGACGGCGATCTCGGCAAGGTGATGCGGGCGCTCTCGCTCGCCAAGTCACTGACCGGCGAGTTCCCGAAGGCGCCTCGTCCCGCTGCCCTGCTGAAGTCGATCGAGGCGTTCGCGGCGAGCCTGACCAAGTCCGACGACCAGGGCGAGTGGCCGGCCGACAAGAAGGGCAAGAAGGACGACGAGGACGAGAAGGCGGCGGCAAAGGCGGCCAGCATCGGCTTGAACTCCGAGCAGCAGGCCATGCTGAAGAGCGCGGTCGACGGCAACGGCGTCATCAACATGCGCCTCAACCAGTTGTTCGACATCCTGGGCAAGTCCGTTCCGGCAGCCGGCGTTCGCGCCGTGACTCCGCCGGCCGTGTTCAAGGCGGTTGATCGCAACAGCGTTGTCGAGAAGGCCGCGGCTATCAGCGATATGGAAGATGAAGGTCGTTTCAGCCCGGAGGCCGCTCGTTCGGCTCGCACCGCGCTGAGCCTTTCGAAGGCCGTGAGCGAAGGCGCGCTGACTGAGGACATCCTTCACAAGCATCTCGCGACTGCACCGAAGAGCGTGCAGGATTTCTTCGCTGCGGCGGCGTAACGGCACCGTTCAGGAACAGAGGACACAAAAATGAGCGGCGCTGGCAGCATGGTTATTGAGAACCCGGACTTCGTCCCAGATCAGGTGAAAGCCCACGCATACGAGCGCGGCAACTTCGCTTTGTCGAAGGCGATCCAAGGGTTCGGGGCTTCGGACTACCGTGGCGCGTTGATGGAGATCGTCAACCCGAACCCGTCGACCGCCATTCAGAAGATGCGTGACAACCAGGCTGTCGCGATGGCACCTGTCAACGCGATCGCCAAGGCGTTCCGCGCCAATCCGCGTCTGTATCAGGGCGGCGGTCATGGCCGTGCGCAGCCGCTTCCGACTGGTCGTGAACTGGTCGCCAAGGGCGAGATCGCCAAGTCGGTGCTGGACGTCGGCTCTCTGACCAACTTCGCGTCTATCACAGGCGGTCAGGCTCTCGGCTACGTATCACTTGACACCGACGTGGCCCGCGGCACTGTGCGCCCGAGCAGCTTCACGCTGTATCAGGCCCTGCACAAGAGCGCTGCGTTCCAGATCGTCGACTACTGGGCGTACATCAACGACCTGGGCGGCGCTATTCCCGGTGCGGCGTTCGGCAGCTATTCAAGCGTTTCGTCCGGCACGCTGAATACCAATGTCGGCCGCTACGCGCTGGAGAACGTCACCCTCAAGCTGATGTTCGATGCTCGTGCGATGACCGTCGCGCTGGCCAGCCAGAACAGCTTCATCGACATCCCGACGCAGGAAAGCGCCAATGCCGCGTTGACCATCCTGCAGACGGCGAACTACGCGTCGTACTATGGCGACAGCGCCATTTACGCCAACCAGTTCGACGGCTTGGTGCGCCAGATCCCGGCCGCCAACGTCGCCGACTTCCAGCCGTTCTACAACGGTATCGGCCAAGCGGAGTCCTGGAGCAAGGCGCAGGCGGCCTATAACCTCATCTATGAGACGGCGGCGAACGTCACGAGCTGGAACACGTTCGGCCAGATCACTCATGCGTTCATGTCTCCGAAGATGAACGCATCGTTGCAGGGCCTCGTTACCACCACCCTGAACAACCTGCTGAACGTCGACGTCGGTCGCAGTTCGGCTTCGCGCCAAGGCATCGTCGTCAACGGCGACTTGCAGGGTATGCGGACGCGCTTCGGTGAGATCCAGTTCGTCTTGGACCTCTTCATCAACGCGCGTCTGGCGCCGCAGCAGTCGTTCCTACGCGCGGACGGAACCAACCCGGCGACGATCAGCGCGCCGACTCCTCCGTCGGGCGTCACCGCGACAACCATCGCGGCAAGCTCGGTTGTCGGCACCAGCTACTGGACGGCCAGCTTCGCGCCGACCGGCGCAACCAACTCTTATGTCTACGCCGTCGCCGGCATGGGCCCGAATTCGGAAGAGTCGGTGCTTGCTTACTCGGGTGTCGTCACCGGCATCGCTGTCAACGGCGGTGTCGCGTTGAGCATCGCGCCGGCTTCGGCGAACGATATCACCGCGGTTCGTATCTATCGCTCGGGCCTCGGCTACAGCAAGACCACGACCGGCAACACACCGTACTCGTTCCGTCTGATCGCGACCGTGGCGGCGACTGGCACGACCACGATCGCCTACAACGATCTGAACGCGGACATTCCTGGCGGCGAGAACATCTTCCTGCTCGACCTCGCCGAGGAAGACAACGCTCTGGACTGGCGGTTCTTGCTGCCGCTGTCCAAGATCGAGCTGTTCGCCCAGAACCTGTATATGCCTTGGGCGGTGGCGATGATCGGCGCCCTCCGCGTGCGTATTCCGAAGTTCCATGCGCGTATCAAGAACGTGGTCCCGGATGAGCCGGACTGGAACCCGCTGGCGCCGAACAACTAAGGCGTTTCGGATAAACGAACCCTACGAAGGCCGTGTCGCAAGATGCGGCCTTCTTTTTGAGACATCTTCCAAATGTTGAGACACTCTGCTATTCGTGATACATGGAATTTCGCGCTCGCGTACGTCCTCTGTCTTTGACTGCTCGCAGATGGCGAACAGAAGGTAAAACGGGTGGTCTGCTAGCGTCTGTCGCATTCCGGTGGGACGGCAAGAATTATTCGACGGATGTCTTGGGTTCCAGCGAGGTCGAAGCGCTCTATCAGCAAGGGCATGTCGAACTTATATTCACCGAGACATCTGTTCCCATCCCTGTGCTTGCCGAACCTTCGCCGGAACCAGTCGTTGAACCGGTACCTGAGCCCGCGGTCGAAGCCCCTGTCATCGTAGACGTACCTCCGCCAGTTCGTCGACCTGATAGACCCCTGTCTTTGGCGCAGCTGACGAAGATGGCGCCGCACAAAAAGACGACGCGCCGATGAGTGGTCAGGTTACGACACCGACACGCGCGTTGTGGTCCTGGGCGAATACGGGGGCAGCGACAACGGTCGTCACGGGTTATCCGCCAAATGGGCAGCCAACCAAGACAGGCTTGACGCCGACCGACCTCGCCAACTACCTCGGCGTGCCGCTGACGATTGGAGGCGGCCTTTACGCCGCGTCAACACCTGTGCCGTCGAGTGTGATTACGCAGTGGATTCGGTGGGCGGAAGACCTCGTTGAGCAGGAGACCAACGTTCGGCTCTGCCAGACGTGGATCGCAGCACCCGCAACGAAGACCACCCAGGACACACGCAACACTGAGCTTGGTACGGTGTCCGGCAAACAGGTTCTCGGTGTCGACTACGACATGGAGGAGCCGCCCTACGATTTCCGGTTTGAAAACTCGCAGGACGACGGCTGGATGATGCAGCGACTGCGTTGGAGGCCCGTTCAGGGCCCCGCGTATTCCGACATCACCGGCTTGAAAAGCCTGTCCTACATCTATCCGCTGCTCAACAACTATTTCGGGGTATCGCCGACGTGGTTCGTGGTCGACAAGGATTACGGGATCGTGCGCCTTGTCCCGAACCAGAATGTGCAGATGCTGCCGTTGTTCGCCATGCAATTGGCTTTTCAGGGGTTTGCCAACAGCGTCCCTGGAGGGTTGTGGTTCCAGTATGTCGCCGGCCTGACGGCAAATGACTACGTGTCTGAATACAGTTTCATGCAGCAATACGTCCTTGCCGTGGCGGCAATGACCGCGCTGGGAATCCTCCAGGGGTCGCTCAACCTCGGGGTGACCGAGTTCAGCACGACGGTGGATGGTTTGCTGACGAAGGTCGCCTACTCAGCCAAGGGACCGTACAGCGGTTTGATCGCCGCGCAGAAGGACCAAGTCGCTATTCTTCGCTTGATGGTGCGCACCCGTATGGGTGGTGTGTCGATGATCACGCTATGAATCTACCGCCGTTCTTTCCTGGCGCGTTCGACAGCGTCATCGCCGCAAACGGTGTGCGGCTGTCTTGGGCGAAAGCTCAGGTCTGCCCTTGCACGTACCAAGGTTACGACACGGGCGGCTACCAGATTGATGGCGGCGGAGTGGAAACCTGCAATAGTTGCCACGGGCTTGGCGTCTATTGGCGCGCGTTTAGCGACCCGTTCATGGGTCTCGTCACATTCGCCGCTTTCACACCGTCGCCGAGCGAGCCGGGTACGCAAGTGAACGAGAAGTGGGGCCCGCTCGGAGGCGGCACGCCCATGGTGACGCTGTCCTACACAGCAAACCCAACAGCATGGGCCGAAGCGTCGACCTACGATCAAATCGTCATTATTGATTCCATTACTCGATACAGTGCTGTGTTGCGCGTCGGCATTCAAGAGTCGCTGCCCTATGTCAACAATCTATCGGTGCCTCCAATCGGCGCGGCGATGATATGGGACCCGCTGAAAATGGTCGCGACTTTGCCGACCAGTTACAGCGTGAGTGGATCAACGGTGCAGCTGCCGAGCAGCTACGAGTACGGCACGCCGTACAATGTCGAGTTCTACGCATCACAAACTTACGTTCTCTATAAGCCCGCAGGCGGTCTTCCGCATGCGCGGCCGTTTGGCGGCGGTGTGGCCAACTATCCGAGACGTTTCACGGCCAGCAATCTTGACCTTTGGCTGCGCCAACGCGCCGGAAACGCGACGCCTCCAACTTGGCCGGCGCCGGGGACTTGAGTTGTGGAAGATACCCCGTATCTCGCGCCGGTCCTTCGCCGGCAACCCGATTTGCCGCGTCTTTCACGCTGGTGGTGCGACGAGCGAAAGGTGGTGGTCAACGTTGATTCACAACCCGAGCCTTCACCGAAGAAAGAACCGGTGTCGTGAGCGGCGCACTCGGCAAAGCGACAGTCAAGAAGAACGGTCAGGGCGACTACGTCGTGCGGACCAACCTGCCACCGGACAAGCTGAGCGACCTGTCCGTGATGGTGTTTTCGGCGTGGCTGAAGTTCGCGATGGGTCGCGACACGCTCGGGGGCCGCATGTTGTTGCATCCGACTGGGAAGTACGCATCGTCCTTGCGGTACCAAGCGAACCCTTCAGCCAATACGATCGCGATTTTCGCGGATGACAGCGTGGCTCCAGAGGCGTCGATCCTGGAAACAGGCCACAAACTATTCGACTTGAAGACGAAGTTTCAATCAGGTCGCGCGTACCCCATGCACCGCGACGGCCCTGGGGCACCGAGCGGGTCGCCAGCCATCTGGGCTGAACGGCGCAACGGCAGTTTCAATGGGCTCTCCAGGGTTGGCGGCTCGGGCTGGATACTTCCGGCGATGATGGCGTACGCGCCAGCCAAGATCTTGGCTGATTTGGCGGCTCAAGCCGCTCGGATGAACAACCGTTGACCGCGAAGTTCACTGTCGGCGTGTATCCTCTGCCTACCGGCGGCGCGGTTATGCTTGATTTCTCAGGGTCGAACGGTGTCTCAACATTGACGGGCGCAGTGACGATTGAGCGCGCTCCGACGACACCAACGCCGTACGCTTACACGACGATCGCGTCGGGCAACGCTCCCGACATCATTTTCTGGCTTGATGTCAACGACGGACAACCTGGAGCGCTGAACAACGCCCTTCAGTATGTCTATCGTATCACTGACTCTACCGGGCAGACTGTAACGCCGCCGGTCAGTGTCGGCGGTGCTATCACCGTCATCACGAACGGTGAGACGGCCCTTCTTGCGAGGCTCTTTGAGGCGGCTGTCAATAACGTCACGCTGCCGCACGGTATCGTCAAGCGGCCGAGTGTGTCGACAGCGATGCCGATTGTCGGACTGCCGCCGTTGCCCATGATCGTCATTAACCGCGAGCTGCTGCAGCAGTCGGAAGTGCCGATTGGCCAGCAGACCCCCGATGTGAACTCGGACAATACACTGACTTTCGGCGGCTACGCGAAGACGATGTGGCGCGTCTCGGTGTTGACGCAGGACCCCGCCAGCCGAGATTTTTGGTCGGACGCTACCATCGCGATTTTCATGTCAATCTGTGCATCCGTGGCGGCGCCGCTCGGGAAGAACAACAGCCACTCGTTCCAAACGGCTCACTACCAAGTCGCCAAAGACCGCGAGGTTCCTGGCTTCTACGGCGCCGACATCATGTTGGACCTGGAGGGCGTGCTCGCGACGACCATTCAGACGAATTACGGTCTGATTGAGACGATCACGTTCACGACGACAGAGACAGACACCTCAACGCTGTTCAACAGCGGCCTGCCTTACAACCTCGCCAATATCGTGTTCCAAAACGTGCCCGTATCAGCAGCGGGTCTTCCTATCGGAGCGTTGTGGAGCAACAGCGGATTCTTGTGCCTCGTGGGACCGTCGACTTTTACCCCGCCATCGACGACACAGAATCCTTTTGGGGCAAACAACCAAGATACGGTGATCGTAGGTTACGGCAATTTTAACTACACTAAGAACCTCGCCGTAAACGGCCTCGTCGCTACAGGATTACCGAGCAGCCCAACGGGTTTGCCTATTGGTGCGGTATACCTGAACGGGTCGTATTTTTGTGTTGTCGACGATAGTACGTATTCGCCGCCGGTTACCCCTGCCTCGTATCAGATAATTGATGCGACCGGCTTCTTGTTCCAGGGGCTGCCTGAGTCGTCTACGGGCCTCGCGTCGCAGTCGGTGTGGGTCAATGGAGACTTTATCAACACGGTGTAAGTCTCTCGTTCTACTCGCGTCTACCGCGCTGGCGCTTGTCTTTACATCTACCGTCTATGCTGGTTCGCCTACCGTCGACACGCCGCCGCTCAGTGATACATCCAATCACGCAGTGAACAGCATCTGGGTGCGCGGCCAGAACTATCTGGCATCTCAAGGTGCGCTAACCCAGACGCCTGTTGTCTCGGTGAACGTCAACGGTCAGCTGACCGCGGCGATGGTGCAGGGCACCAACAACGTCGTGCAGATGGCGGACGGCGCGGGCATTGCCGGCCGTTGCATGCAGTACGATGCGAACCTCAACACGACGCCGGCCGCGGCCCCGTGTGGAACAGGGTCTGGGAACATACCGGCTGCTTCTGACCTGACCGGTAGCAATGGCACGGCCTTTACAGGGGTGCATGTCTATACCGGCTTGTCGCTGAACGCCGGTAATCTGGCGGTTCAGTTTGGCACCACGGCAGGCACGGCCACGCAAGGCAATGATAGCCGCGTCGTTGGTGCCGAGCAGACAGTCAACAAAGGCGCAGCAAGCGGCTATGCTCCGCTTGACACGAATGCGCTGGTGCCGATCGCTAATGTGCCCACCGGCACGACCAGCGCCACGGTGGCTATCGGTAACGACAGCCGTATCGTCGGGGCCGAGCAAACTGCCAACAAGGGTGTTGTGGGCGGGTATGCTCCGCTTGATTCGAGCGCCTTGGTGCCGATCGGGAACATCCCGGTGGGGACGACGAGCGCCACGGTCGCTGCGGGAAATGACAGCCGTATTACAGGCGCTGAGCAAACCGCGAACAAGGGTGCTGTGAGCGGTTACGCACCGCTGGACTCGAGTGCTCTGGTGCCAATCGCGAATCTGCCAACCGGGACGTCAGGCACGACGGTCGCCGCCGGTAATGACAGCCGCATCACAGGCGCGTTGCAGAGTTCTACCGCTGCGGCGACATATGCACAGCTTGCAGGTGCGGCGTTCAACGGGACAGTCACCGTTCCAACTCCGTCCGGTAGCGACAACTCGACGAAGGCCGCGAACACGAACTGGGTGCTAAGCCAAGGATTTTCTACGGTCGCTGGCCAGCATTATATCGGGACTTGGAATGCGTCGACTAACACGCCGACATTGACGTCGGGTACCGCGCCGACGGGCGGCGCTGGCGGCTACTATATCGTGTCTGTCGCCGGTACGACCACGCTGGACGGTAACTCAAGTTGGCCTCTCGGGTCGGAAGCGCTGTTTAGTGGGTCAAGCTCGACCTGGACCTTTGTTCCCGCTATTGCGCCGGTTACCCAGGTAGCCGGCAAGACGGGGGCTGTCTCACTTGTCGTCACCGACATCACCGGGGCGGCGCCTTCCGCCAGCCCCGTATTCACCGGCACGGTCACTGTGCCGACCCCGGCGACCGCGGATTCGAGCACTGCGGCGGCGAGCACGGCGTACGTTCAGGCGCAGGGTTACATCACCTCGGCAGGCGTCAACAATACGACGGTTCGCGCAGCACTGGGGTTCACGCCGCTTAACCCTTCGAACAACCTGTCTGAACTAACGGCTACGGCAGCGACGGCTCGCACGAACCTCGGCGTCGCCTACGGTACGATAGCGGGCACAGTCGCGCAGGGTAACGATAGCCGTATTGTCGGCGCAGAGCAGACTTCGCACAAAGGTGTAGCCAGTGGCTACGCCCCACTCAATGCGTCGTCGCAAGTTCCGGTCGCTAACCTGCCGGTAGGCACGACCAGTACGACAGTCGCTGCGGGCAATGACAGCCGGATTGTTGGCGCGCAGCAGACGTCCCAGAAGGGTATTGCGAGCGGCTATGCGCCGCTTGACACGAGCGCTCTCGTTCCAATCGCTAACGTCCCCGTGGGTACGACCGGTAGTACGGTAGCCGCTGGTAACGACAGTCGGATCACAGGTGCCGAGCAGACGGCCAACAAGGGCGCTCCTAGCGGCTACGCGCCGTTGAACTCGTCGTCTCAGGTGCCGATCGGCAACATACCGACTGGGACGACCAGCGCTACCGTAGCCATCGGCAACGACAGCCGGATCACAGGTGCCGAGCAGACGTCCAATAAGGGTGCTCCCAGCGGTTACGCAGGCTTGAATAGCGCCCAGCAGGTGGCGGTCGCCAACCTTCCCGTTGGCACGGCAGCAGGGACTGTAGCGGCCGGCAATGACAGCCGCATCTCTGGAGCTGAGCAGACCTCGCACAAAGGTGCAGCAAGCGGCTACGCCCCGCTGAACGCGTCCTCGCAGGTACCGATCGGGAACATCCCAGTCGGCACAACCAGCACGACGGTCGCTGCGGGTAACGACACGCGCATAGCGAATGCGGAGCAAGTCGGCAACAAGGGCGTCGCGAGCGGGTATGCGCCGTTGAACGGTTCCGCTAAAGTCCCGGCAACCAACCTGGATGTTGCGGCGATCACCACGCCTGGTGTTGTTCAGGTGCCGACCACGGGTCTTATCGTCGATTCGTCCGGCAACGTCCAGGTCAGCAACCAAGTTCTATTCGCGATGATCGACACGGCGTTGCGGTCACTCGCAACGTCACCGACAAATCCAGGTGAGTACTGGAACAATGGCGGCGCTCCTGCGCGCGTGCCTGGGACGTTCGTGCCCGCGAATGCGACGAGCCAAGCGCAGATTTTCCTGCAGACCGTCTTCACGGCACTCCCGACCACACCAGGCGCGGCCGGCACGTACTGGATGAACGGCGGTTTGCCGACGAAAGTTCCAGGGACGCTTGCGTCGCCTGCCACAACGACCCAAGACGCGTCGACCGCACTGTTGAATTTGGCGCAAACGACGGGCGGTTCCGCGTCTGAGTGGAACAACGGCGGCGGTATATCTATCCGTAACACACCGGGCGTCATAGCGCCGCCAGTGGCGACGACCGCTTCAACAGGTGTTGTCGCTGTGCCGGCGACCAGCCAGTTGGCGGTTGATACGTTCGGCAACATCGGCGTGAACAATCAGATTCTGTTCACCATGATCGACACTGCGGTTCGGTATCTCCCGACGACGGTACCGAACGTCGGCGAGTACTGGGTCGACGGCGGCAAGCTGGCGCGACGACCGGGAGCGTTTGTGCTTGCGGCGGCATCAAGCCAGGCGCAGATCTTTTTGGTCGGCACGTTCGGCGCACTTCCAAATGCACCCGGCGGGGCAGGCACTTGGTGGAATAACGGCGGTTTCCCGACACGTGTGCCAGGAAATCTCGTCACCTATGTGTCCGCCACACAGGACGTCTCCACCGCGCTTACGAACCTCCCCTTCAGCCCGGGTCGGTCAGGAACCGAGTGGGTCGACGGCGGCAGGTATGTCATCGTCAACTAAGGCGTAGGCGCAACCCTGCGGCCTTCTTGGCGCCCCGTAGTAAGACAGGTCACGTCTCATTGCCGGGTACTGAGGTAAATGCGCGCTTTCAATTTCGTCTTTAGCGCCCTCGCGACGCTGGCTGTATCATCGCCGCTGTTCGCGCAGACGCCGCCTGATTCGTCTTTGCCGTTCGGCGCGCTGCTTCAGACTCAGAACGCGACAAACTCCGACACACGGCTTGAGGCCACTCAGGGCTATGTCCTCGCTCACGCGTCGGCGGTTTCGGTGCCGGTGGCGAGTGTGCTGGCCGGCGTCACTTCCGGGTCTACTACCGTTCTGCAGGCCGCCACGGCGTCGGGCATTGAAAGCGTCCTCGGTTTCACGCCGCTTAGCCCCGCGAACAATCTGTCTGAACTGACGTCTACGGCAGTGACGGCCAGGTCGAATCTTGGTGTGCCGCCTGTTCCGACCAACGCCACTGTCCTAGGTTGGAATTCGGGCGCTTGGTACGCTCCTGCGCTATCGGGTAGCGGTACCACTGTGATGACGTCTAGCCAGACGTCATTCACGCTCGGCGATGTGTTGACGCCGTCCGGTTCGGGCGATCTTGCCGACCTCGGCGTGATGAATTTGTCCAGCACCGTGGTCACGATGCAGGGTGCTCAAAACAACATTTATTTCACGCCATCTGCAGCCGCCAACACCCAAGACGTTATCGGGACCAGCGGGACGGACACGAATGTTAACCTGCGGTTCACGATGCAGGGCGCGGGTGCGGCGCAGTTCCAGAATGCCGGGGCGACATGCCCCGTCAATATCGGCTCGGTGAACGGTGGGTCTCCCTTCATCAACACAGGCGGTGTGGCATGCGACCTGTATGTGTCGGCGGGGACCTCCGCCGGTGCGAATAACATCCATTTTCAGCCGGCCGGTCTTCAGGTTCTTGAACTGAGCGTCGCGAGCGGGTCACCGACTGGCGGCGTGCAGATTACGAGCGGCGCTGGCCAAGCCAAAATCGGTGTCATTGATGGCACGAACGCTAACTCGAATCTGATCTTGGCGGCCAAAGGCACTGGCACTGTCCAGGCGCCGACGAATTCGTCCGCTATCGATTCCACGGCGCAGGTGGCGACGGATAAGTTCGTGCAAAACGCCATGGCGGCGGTTGTGCCAAATATCCCCGCGGTGTCGCCGATCTGCAGCACGACGATGGCGACGGGCACAACTGGCAACCCAGGCGGCAACGTCTACGGCCGCAAGGTGTTTTATTGCCCCCAGGGCGGCAGCCCTCTTCAGCTTCTGATTCCTAGTTTTTACGTCAGCGGGTCTCAGGTTGAGACGCCGTTGACCTCAGTTATCATGGTCAATCTGTCGGTGCAGCCGAACTTGCCGGCGCCGTGGAATCCAGCAACGACCTATACGAGCGGACAAAGTGTCACGTACACGCCGACGGGCACGTCCAGCGCGCCGACACCATACGTCTATACGGCGACGACATCTAACACGAACAGTCTGCCGACTCCTGGCAACAGCAACTGGTCGGCCGGCACGGAACCAGCTCGCGTTTCGGTCACGTGCAATCATTCGCAGACATGCATCATCCCGGTGACGTTGACCGGGGCCGGCGTCTATCAGACCGCAGCCGACGTCCTGACCGATCCGATTCCAGTCGCGGTCTCTGCTGGGTCGTACCTTGGCGTCTACACTTGGATGCCGAAGACCAGCGCCAACAGCCAGTACGCAGGCACGTCGCAGGGTTTCGTTGAACTCGGCGACAGCCTGCATGTGTCGCAGTTCGGGGTCGACCTCACGGCGTCTGGGGATACGAACACCAACACGGCTGGTGGTTTTCCCGTCACCGCGATCGTCGGTGTGCGCACCACGCCGGGCCCGAGCGCTTGCGTTATCGGGACGAGTCTTGACGACGGGTTCTCTGAGGCGGGCGGCGGTCTGAGCAGCTTCACTTTCGTGAGCGCCGGAACTGGACACACATCGGCGGAAATTGGGCATCGACTGCGGATGAACAACGCGGGCGCCAGTACCCACGCTGTCGGCCAGGTTGTGGCAGGTGCGGGGAACGGTGGTATCGGCACGGGCACCGTCGACAACGGCGCAGAGTTCATTATCTCGTCCGTATCAGGCGGCGCTGTAACGCTGACGACAGCCTGGAACGGTATCTACAGTTCCGGTCAAGGGGAGACGGTACCGAACGGCACGCAAGGTTTGTACGATCTGGATTCGTCGACCCCTACGACCTTGACCAACATCACGATCACACCGAACTTCGGTTTGGCAACGTACGACAACTACCACCAGTTCTTTCAGCGCGGGATGCTTGCTCGCGGTCTCAACGATGCCGACATCCCGACGGTCATGCTGGCGCGCAGCGGCGATACACTCGTCGGCTTTCTGTCTCGCGCCGTTGACCGGTTGGCGGAAATTCAGCGCGTCGGCTGCAGCACGGTCATCATCGACAGCGGCTACAACGATCTATCGGCGGGCACGTCTGCGTCCGTAGTAGAGGGATATATCACGTCGGTTGCGCAGGAAGTCGCGCTTATTCCGGCTGTAAAGTCGGTCCTCGTGGCGACGATCAAGCCGTTGGCGATCACGACGACGGACGGTTTTGAGACGACCGCCAACATGACGGTCAGTGCAAACAACGCCAATGTCCAAGCCGTCAACGCCTGGATGCGTACGAATTTCGCCGGGGCCGCAGCGCCACCTACGCAGACCGCTCCGATCACCGGCTACTTGGAGATATCGGACACGCTGTCGCCGAACCGCGACGGCAAGCTGATCCCAGGAACCGGTGTCGTCTGCCAATACACCGCTGATGGGGTGCATTTGACGCCGGCCGGTTACGCGAAAGTCGAGACGGCTGTTGCCGCACAAGCGGGGAAGATCCTGTGAAATATCTGACACGCCTACTTGTCGCGCTGGCCGTCGCGTCGCTGCCGTTCTGTGCTTTCGCGCAGATGCCGCGGATTCCTGGCTCTTATATCGGCTGGGCGACTGGCGTGAACATGGCGAGCACTGCTGATCAGCTCGTTTTCATCAATATCGGGGTACTGAACGTTCTGCCGACCCGCATGGTGTTGAAGAATTGCAGCGCGACGAACAGCGCCGCGGTAGGTGGCCTGTACACGGCGTCCAGCAAGGGCGGCACGGCGATAGTGTCGGCCTCTCAAACCTATTCGACGACAGTGGGTACAGGTGTTTCCCAGAGCGTCTCCATCAGCGGATCGACGATTTACACCGTGGGTCCGGGTGGCACAGGCAACTGGTTTTACTTTTCGTTGAGTACGGCAGGGTCCGGCACCTGCGACATCGTTTTGTTCGGCGATGACTACACGGCGCCGCTGTAAATCGCCGCACCAAAGGTTAGGTATAGTATGCGTACGTTTCTGACTGGTTTGGCAGTTTCGTTCGGGGCGCTCCTTGCCGCTGCGACGGCTTTCGCGCAGACGCCGCCTGACTCGTCGTTGCCCGTCGGGTCGCTTCTGCAGCCTCAGCCGTACACCAATTCTGACACCCGTCTTCAGGCTACTCAGGGGTACGTGCTTGCGCATGCTGGCACTGTCCAGGTGCCGACCGCCAGTGTATTGGCCGGCTCGGGAAACGCGCTGGTTGCGGCGACCGGCACTGGTATCGCAAACGTCCTCGGTTTCACACCGCTTAGCCCCGCAAACAACCTGTCTGAGCTGACGTCGACGGCCTCGACTGCTCGGTCGAACCTCGGCGTTCCACCTGTTCCGAGCGCTGCGGCGGCAGTGCTGGGTTGGAGCACGTCGACCGGGTGGACGTCGTCGTCTATCTCGGGGTCCGGCTCGACTCTTATGAGTTCGGCTCTGACGGCTTTTACGGCGGGCGATGTTCTCACACCGTCAAGCACAGGCGACCTTGTTGACGTCGGGCTGCTGAACCTCAACAGCGCCGGAACGCTAGCGCTCATCAAGGGCGCGCTTCATGTCCAGTCGTCTGGCGCGACATGCCCTGTCAACATTGGGTCTTCGAGCGGTGGCGTTCCCTTCATCAACACGGCTGGGGGCGCCTGCGATCTAGCCGTCACAGCTGGTACGTCGGGCGGCACCAACAACCTCAAATTTTATCCGGACGGCCTTCAGGTTCTTGAACTGAGCGTGTCGTCCGGCACGCCGACAGGTGGCGTGCAAATCACCGGAGGTGTCGGTCAGGCGAAAATTGGCGTCATCGACTCTGGGGCCAACTCCAATCTGGTTTTGGCGGCCAAAGGTACTGGCACTGTCCAGGCTCCGACGAACTCGTCCGCAGCAGACAGTACAAATCAGGTGGCCACTGACGGCTTCGTTCAGTCGGTGGCTGACGCGTTGGCGCCGAGCAGCACTACAGTCAACCCCACGACACCCCCGTCTCTCGTCGGCCTGACAAGCACGGCCGGCAGCACCACGCCGATCACACTGGGCACGGGACTGACGCTAACGGGCGGTGTTTTGAGTTCCACTGGCAGCGGGTCGGGGTCTGGATCAGTCGCTAGTGGCGCGCTAGGCACTATTGCCTACTACGCTGCAGCCGGTACGTCGGTCGTTGGCGGTACGCCGTCTACGATCGGTATTGCTTCACTGTCGGCCACACAGACCTTCACCGGAAATAACACGTTCACTGGCACGGTGACGCTTCCTGGTGGCTACTTGCCTTCGAACTTCAACGGCTGGACGACCGGCAGCCCTGTTGCGGTAACCAATTTAACGACGAATGACGGTTCGACTGATATCGCCACTGATGCGTTCGTCCAGGCAAATGAGGCGCTTATTTCGCCGCAGGTGGCCGATAACACGCACTATCTGCTTGCACCTACGAGCACACTCGGTGCCACGCAGGTAATCACACTCGGCAGTAACCTGTCCATTGCGAGCGGCGTTCTGAGCGCTACAGGCGGTGGCGGCTCTGGTTCGGGAACTGTCGGAAACGGAAGCCAGTATCAGGTCGCGTATTACAACGGCACAGGGACGACACAATCGGTCATTGGCGGCTCTCTTTCCACCATAGGTGCGGCGCCGATCGCCAGCCCTTACTTCACAGGTGTAATGGCGTTCAACAACGCTGGTTCTGCGCCGATCATCAAGACAGCGAGCGAGACTTTAGCTGCCACGTATCAGTCTGTGCGCGAGTACAAACCGACCGCTAGCGGGTTGACAGTTACGCTGTTTACGCCGTCAGGGGGAGCCCCCTACCCGAACTTCATTCTGCATAATTCCGCAAATTTCAGCCCTTCAACGGGCGGTTTCAATGTCACAGTTTTGGCACCGGATGGTTCTACCGTCATTGCCACCGAAGCGCCTGGTGGTACATGCGGCGCCAAATACGACGGCACGACATGGGAGTGCTGGTAAGGTGCTTATCCAGCGTCGCAGGAGCATTCTGCGGACTATCCCCGCTGTTGCGATGGCGGATTACTTCCGCCGCATAGAATGGGCACGGGCGAACGGCGCAAGCACGCTCGGGGATTCTGGTTTCGCGTGCGACTGGCGTGACATCACTCGTCAAGCCTACGCGCTGAACAGCCCGTGGAACACGCCGATCGGGAAGGGCGCGCAGTACGGTCTGTCGACTGACGCTGACGTCCTGGCGCTTCAGGCACTCGGCAGCGCAAGCTACACGAATGGGTCGTCGACGAAATCTCACGTCCATTCCGGCGACAACAACGCCCAGCTATGGGTCGTGTCGACGGCGTCCGATCCGCTCATTCCCGTGACGGACATATCCAACTCGTCGAGCCCTGACTGGGCGGGTTCATCGACCCCTGTGCATATCCCGCTGGGGACTCGCCCCTATGGGGGCACAGAACATCTTAGTGTCATTGACACCGCGCAGAGTATCGTCTGGCATGGCTATTTGTGTCAGGTATCCGACGCAAGTGGCAGCAACTATCAGTACTACAATCCGGTTGTCTCGAACAGTAAGATACAGTTCAAAGGCGGCCGGTTTAACGATCTTTACGGCAACGCTGTTAGCCCGTGTACAGCGCCCGGCATCCCGTCAACCGAGTTGAACCGGCTGGGCTGGGGTGACTGCGCGCTGCGGGTCGAAGATGTCCTAGACTTCTACGGCCCGAATAACCAGCGGATGGATTCAATCCGCCACGTTCTTCGCTTTGCGTTGAGCGTAGCCGAGATGAACGGCTACCTGGATACCGCGCCTAACACCCCAGGTTTTCATTGGCCAAACGTTGCGGTCGACTACTGCTACAACAAAGCGGGGAGCGGCACGGCGGGCGTAACGGCGGCATACGTTGGCAGTCAATACACCTCGGCGTGCGGCGCAACGGGCAACAGTCTGTATTCGGCCGGCGGTCAATTGGGAATCTCGACGGGGGGTATCGACCCCTGCTTGCTGTTTGCCATACCTACCATTGAGCAGAATGGCCCGGACATCCGGACAATCCGCACTCCGGACAATAACCTGCTTACCCCGGAAGCCATGGCGGTCGCTTGGACATTGCAGAATTTCGGCATGATGTGGCGCGACAGCACAGGCGGCGATCAGATCGCGCTGAAGTGCGATCCACGGCTCACCTCTGCCGCAGCGACTGGCGGGTGGCCGTATCGCCCAGCGTACAGCGCCGCGACTCAGCAGTTCTACAATGCGATCGTCTACGCATTCCCGACGCTGATGACATACATGTCGATCGTCCGAAACTACTCCAACGGCTCGGATGGTTTGTTCCCCTATGCGGGTGGCGGCGGCCTCTACACTCGTCCTGCCGCACCGTACGGACCGGGAGATTGCCTGTGAAACTCCGTTATTGGATTCTTGTGTGCGGACCTCTGATCTACGGCGATATGCCGTCGCCTGACCAGTTCGCGCAGAACGATGTGGTCCAGACAGATGCCTCGCAGCCAGTGACACAGCCAGCCGCGCAGCCGACCACCCAGTCCGCGCCAGAGGCGCCTGCCCGGTGAACAAGCGCTGCAGTTTGATGGCGCTCGTGGCCGCGTTCGCGGTCCCTGCGGTTGCCGATGCGACCACTTGGTATGTTGATCCGCTTCATGGCAGTAACAGCCACGCAGGAACGTCGCCGTCTACGGCGTTTCAAACGGCGAGCCACGCGTATAGCCATACAGGCGGCGGGGTTTCACCGGGCGACACCGTTGTTCTGATGGCCGTCACCAGCAGCGGAGCGGTTGTCCCGCTGGCTAATATCGGCATCTACGGGCCACGAGAGCAGAATGGCACGGCGGCACATTTCGGAACGTCAAGTAATCACGTTCACTGGGTTGGTGGCGACGCGAACGGAAACCCGCTTACCCCGAATACAGACATATCCACTTCTCTGTGCAGCAATTCTAGCGGCGGCAGCAGCTTGCTGCCTATTTTCAGCATGCCATCCGGTGCGGGCACCAATGTCGTTGTTCAGATCAAAGGGGGTAATACGGGGTCTACTCCAGGGTCTGGAATAAACGGTATTTTCATGGATTTTACCTGCATAAGTTTTCAGGGTACGACAACACCAGGTTCACGGTACTTGCCATCGCAGCGTGGCAGTAAGGGCCCGATATCCGGCGTGTATATCAACACAAGTTCCGATATATGGTTTCAGAACGTCGAAGTTGCCTACACAGGCGGGGACGGCTTGGGTACGGAAGCCACTGAAAATATATTTGTGGACCACTCGTGGTTTCACGATAATGCCTATGATATCCCCTTCTACGATGGCGTTGAAGCGTACGGCTCCGCGCTCTCGTATTTGCGAGGATATGATTGGTACAACTACACAAGCGGGGCGTCGGTATACAGCACGCAAGTTGCGTTTGGCATAACCAACAGCCGTTTTTGGAATAACTATAATGACACGAGCACTTGTACGTCAGGAGAGCCCTGCAGCCCGACAGACGGTGAGGCCATTGAGCTTGACCGCAACGACGGGTCTTGTGAAGGCGATTTGGGGCCTTGCACGTCTGACGACCCCGGTACAGGCGCGGACAACCATCTGCCGCCGTTCACGGCGAAAATTCTCGTCGCCAACAACCAGATATGGCAGTCGGGTGGTCCAGGCATCAACTCGTACTTGACCGCCGGCCTCGTCGACATACTCGGCAATTCGCTCTATTTGAACAACTTCAAGTCGACGAACTCCGGGTCAAACCAAGGCGAGATCAGTCTTAGCGGCGCCGCTGCGCCCCCTACGACGACAGGCGGCGTCGCATCGCCGCTAGCGTCTCAAAACTATGGCGCTCGGGTTATCGGCAATATCGGGTATTTCAACAGCAGTTTTGTGCGCTCAAATAATTCTAGCGCCCATGCACGGTGTATTCAGGTTGAGAATAACGGTCAAACGTCGTTAAATGGAACCTACACTCCAGTCGGTTCGCCAAGTATATTGAAGAACAACCTATGTTACGACGTGGCGGGTAGCACGTCTTACACCACGTACTTTACAAGCAACAAGACGACTCCCGCGCTGAGCACCGTAAACGGTAATGGCACGACGAGTGCGATACTTCTCGGCAATCCGCTGTATACCTCGCCGTCGACGTCAAGCAGCGCGAACTTTCAATTGTCGCCTACCTCACCGGCTTTCGGGTTCATCGCCGCTAGTACAAGCGAATATCTATCTCCCGACACGCTTGGTGTTGCGCGTGTGCAATCAGACCTGACGGCAGGCGCTTTTCAGGGTTCTTCGTCCACTACGTCGCTTTGCCATCGGTAATGCTTCGCTACCCTATGGGGTGAGACAGGCCGCGCGATATTGTGCGTGCAGTCTGGAGGTTTGGCTGAGAATGAGCGAGACAACTGAAGGCCAAACGGAAATCGTCGAGGCTAGCACCGTCGCGATTAATACGCCTGTCCATATCTCGGCGTTCATCAAGTCTCTCAACGGCACGGCGAACGCCATCTACGGCAAGCTGCTCTCAGCCCGTTTCGGCAAGCGCGCATTTCCGCGCGCCCAGTGGGACCAGAATCTGGCTGACATCGCCGCTGAGTCGCTCCCGGTGACGAACCACGGCCATTCGGTCGGCCGGTCTCGCGGTCGCTAAAGGGACCTGAATCATGCCAAACATGGACGTCCCGTTCCAGGGTTCCACGCTCATCATTCCGGGTGCCTATTACGCTGACAACGTCAGTGCCGCGCTGCCCGCCAACGCGCCCGTCACGCCGCCTCTGCTGTTCGTCGGCTTCGGCTACGGCCCAAAGCCGTTGACGATCAACCAGTTCAGCAGCACACAGGACCTGCAGACGGCGCTTCGTGGCGGACCTGCCTCGGCTTTCATCCCCTTCATCGCCACGCCTTCGCCGCAGCTCAATGGCGCGCAGATCGTCACGTTCATTGATGTCAGTTCGAACACCCAGAGCACCATCAACCTGACCGGCGGCACGGGTGCGACCAACGTCCTGGCGTTGACGTCGGACCTTTATGGGTTGCCGTCGAACCTGTTGCAGACCAGCGTATCCACCTCGTCGTACGGCGCGGTCTACACCGGCAACACGAATGCCGCGGCATCGCGCCTTCTGACGATCTACGACGGCTATACCGGCACAACGGTTCAGCAAGACAACCTCGGCATTCCGTTCCAAGTCGCTTACACGGGCGCTGCGTCAGCCGCGAGTTACACCGTCACGGCTACGGGCGGTGTTGCCACGAAGATCGTGCTGACGAGCAGCAATCCGGGCGAGAGCGTCACGGTTCCGATCAGTTCGGGTGCTTACCAGACCATTTCTCAAGTCGTCAGTTACATCGAAGGCACAGGTTTCTGGACAGCGAACACGCTGACCAACGGCGATTTGCCCGCGACGAACCTCGACGCTGGCAGTGGTGTTCTTCCGGTCCCGTCGGGCAGTACGCTCACGTATGGCTATCCGTCGGCCACACTCGGCGATGTCGTTTGGTGGATCAACAACCACGCCGGCAATCTCGCCACGGCGTCTGTTAGCGGGTCGCCCACGGCTGGTCCTGCGAGCGCTCTGACGGCGCTGCCGTTGACGCATTTCACGGGCGGCCAGAGCATTCCGCCGACGACTTCCAGCTACGCCAGCGGTCTGACTGTGGCGCTGTCCACGGCGGCTTGGACGGTTATCACGGACACCGCGGCTCCAGCCGCCCAGCAGCTCATGGCGCAGCACGCCTTGCTGGCGTCCGAGCCTGGCTATGGCAAGTGGCGGCGCGCGGTCACGGGTTCGAACCTGGGTGATAGCGTCTCGACGACGCTGACGAACGCCGCGGCTTTGAACGTCGTTGAGGCGACCTACGTCTACCCGGGCATTCAGCGTGCTGATCCGGTGAGCGGCCAGATCATCAACCGACCTGGTCTCTACGCCGCGGCGGCTGTGGCGGCGATGATGACGGGCAATGGCGCCAATGTGCCGCTGACGAACAAGGCGCTCGTCGCGTCCGGCATGGAGTTGAACAACAACCTGCCAGTTAGCTTGACGCTGTCGCAGATCGACCAGCTTCAACAGGGCGGCGTCATGCCGATCGCTGTGCTGGACAATACGCGTGTGCCGAAAGTCGTGTCGGATTTCACGACCTGGCTGATCGACGACAATCCCGAGAACGTCTTCAACCAGCAGATCGCCGAAAGATTCTACCTCGCCTACACGATGGTGAACACGCTGCAGCCGTACGTGGGGACCACTGCTGACCCGTATGACGAGATGAAGATCTTGAATGCGGCGAAAGCGGCGTTGAACAACGTCACGTACAGCCAGGGTAACCCGACTGGGGTGATCTCGTCATGGGACCCCAGCACATTGGCGCTGGTCTACTCGGGCAGCAATCAGGTCGCGGCGATCACGGTGAACGCGGTGTTGGTGGGCCAGAACAGGTTTATCACATGCGTCGTTAACGTACTGGCGCTGAATATCTCCATTACTGCGTCTTCGACCTAAGTAGAGGATCAGGACAGTGCCCGGGTTTGGCGCCAAGCAACTTAACTACGCGGCCCTAAACGCTAACAGCGTTGCCGTTCTTATCGGTGACATTGTTGTTGCGTTCGCCCAGACCGCGTCGTACTCGTTTGGGTTCGGCACCGAGGCGTACTACGGTATCGGATCTGCCATGCCGCAGGAGATTCAGCAGCTGCGCGTCGGGCCCGACATCAGCATCGACTCGATCGTCTTGACGGCAGCCGGCACGACACTTCTGCAAGGCGGGACAGACATCAGCACCCTGCTTGCCAACAACGCTGTAGACCTCCACGTAACCTCGGGAACCACTAACCCGCAGGTTCTGTTTACTTATGTCGGGTGTGTCGCGTCGAACTTCTCCGAGTCCGTGTCGGCCAACCGTCCCGTTACGAGGACGATTTCGTTTATGGCGCTCGATGTTTTGTCAAAGGACGGGACCTCGATTCTTAACAGTGGAAGCGCCTTCACTGTGACGAGCGCGGTGGCTGGCGGGTCTGCAGCACTCGGGCTAGTGACAAGCTAAATAGTCCTTGCGCTATGTACCGAGCATCAGGTAAACTGACGCTGCATAAAGCGGCCAAGCAGGCGGCGTCGTAGCGCCTCGCTATACTCTCTTTCGAAGTGACCCCGTCGTTGGTGCGGCGGGGTCATAAACTATCACGCAGCCGGCCGGATTGAGGCTGGTGGTAGCGCCTCCATGAACTCCTGCAGACTGTCAGACGGTATCAGCGTACGTGAGCCGAACTTCACGGCGCGGATCTGTCCAGCGGCGATGATCCGATTGACTTGAGACCGGCTGGAGTCGAGCGCATCCACCACGTCTCGAATACTCAACATTCGATGCGTAGGCGGCGTGCGCCTGTCAGGAGACAGGGCGGCTCGATTTGCGGTTCGGGTGTCTGATGTCATGTTAACGCGCCTTATATGCTGGCATCGAATCCAGCAGGCGGTTCAGTTCGGCAACTGGGATCAACGTCCGACGGCCGGACTTTATTGCCCGCAGCTGTCCGCTGGAGAGATACTCGTACAGCTTCGTCGTTTTGATCCCGGTGAATCTGACGGATTCACTAACAGTAAGATTTGCAGGCTTTATCTCGTCTGAAACAACGGCGGTCATATCTATACCTCATCTATGGCGTATACGATGGCATACGCGCTTGCTCGCACTGATGTGCAGTATCGTGCAGTCATGTGTCTCATGTCAAGACAAATCTCCCCGCATGAGACAACTCTTGACGGGTGAGATGTATCACCTGTAGCATACGGCCATTCAGCATACTGGGTGGTCGCGTGAGCGGTACGGTCTCGGAGTCCCAAGAGAAGCGCTGGGATTTTCTCAACAATCAAATCGTCATCCGGGCGAAGTCGGGCGAGACCTTTACGTTCAAGGTCCCCAGCATGATGCAATTCGCGGCGATCGGCTGCGCTGCTGCGGCGATGCGGCGCTCTCTGTCGCCCGACGGTATTGGCCTGATCTCCACGCTCGACCGCGGCACTGCCGACGCTGTGTGGGGCTTCGCCATGTTCGAAGCCCTGCTCGTCAAGGCCAGCGTCGAATGGCCGTTCTCAAAGGACGCCGACGGCAAGCCAGTCGTCAAAGCCGCGAACTTCGGCGCCGAGCACACCGTGGAGTTCGAGGAGGTAGTCGCCCTTCTGGACGACGCGCTGTTTCAAGTTAGAAGCGGACGGGTTGCCAACGGATCATCCAACACTCAACAAGCTGTGGATGGCGGCGGAAATACAGGGGCACCGTGACCCCTTTCATCCGAGGCTTCTCGGCCTGACACTACCTCAACTTGACTTCGTCCTTGAAAAAGCGGCGCTGTCTGAGCCGGACAAATACCGGTTTAGCCGCGGCAAGCCTCCGGAGCCTGTATCAAACGCGACCGCCGCATGGTGGAGTGTCTTCGAGGGCGGGGCGTTGCAGCGTCTCATGTCTCGCACTCTGAACATGTCCGTGATACGAAAGCGAAAAGCGGAAGCAACTCCTCCGCCAGGACTTGGATTGCGCGGAAAGGGCTTGAAGGATGGTGTCGCGGATACTGCTGACGGGCCCGACACCGGGCGGGGCCAATAGGCGCGCGGCGAACGGCAAGACCGTCGGGGACAATATCAGGGACGCTGCGGCTGATACGAACGCTCGCCAAGCCGGCGCTGAAGACTCCAAGCTATCAGGCAACGGCATCGCCGGCATAGCAGATGCCATCAAGGCGTCCATGGCGTCGCAGATGGGCGTGTTGACGAGCATCGCGTCCAACACGGCGGCGATCGCGACGAACACCGCGCAGGCTAACACACACCTCGCCGCTATAGCCGGGAAACTAGGCGGCGCGATCGGAGGTGGTTCTGGCGGCGGGAGCGGTGGGGGTGGCGCGCGAGCAAGAGGCAGTCGCGCAAGCCCCGCAGCATCAGCGGGTGGCCCTGCAAGCGCATATCGTTACGGCGCTATGGCGAACGGTCTTGCTCCAGGTATGGGCGGCTTCAACGCGGCTGGTTCGCTAGGACGAGGCCGTAGCTTCACGCCACGCGGTATGACTGCGGGAGCGCCGCTCGGGACAGGTGGCGGAGGTCGAGGAGGCACCCCGACGACGCGATCCTTCGGCGGTGGCGGAGGCTGGGGCTGGGGAGGGGGTGGCGGTCTAGGCGCTGGCGCCAGCATGGTAGCCCGATACGCTGGTATGGGTGAGGCTGCGGGGCTTATGCGCCTTGCAGGCGCCGGTCCTCTAGGCGCCGTGGCGGGACTAGGCGTGGCGGCTGTCATGGGCCCCGAACTCCTCCATGGCATCGGCGGGTTCATCGTTGATAAGACGGACGTCTACCGGGATTACGCGAAGGGTGTCGCCAACCTCGGAAATGCGGGCGGCTACGACTCGTCTATGCTGAACGGGATGTTCAGACCAGGCAGCGGACTACCGACAGGCTGGATGCGCCAAACCGGTACGAGCGCCACCGACGCCGTGTCCAACTTGAACAAATACGGAATTGTTCAACGTAGCGCTCAAGGCGCCCACATGACAGCGGCGGCGCTCGCGGGCATTCCGCTTATGCAGGGTACGTCGGGCATGGACCCGAGCACCATCATCGCTTACGCGCGTATGAGGGCTGGGCTTAGCGACGAACCGAACGTCGCCATGGGTGGATCTGCGTTCGGTTACGGCATAGGCACGGACGACTCTGGCGACTACAAGACCGCAGGCGGAGGCAGCGCCGCTGGTCGCATCCTGGGGCGGCTTGACACGGTGCTGAGCCGTGCTGTTGCGCAAGGTCTTGACCGCGCTACGGTCTTGCGATCAATCGACGCCAACATTCAGTATTCTGTTCGAAGCGGCGGCAACATCGTCGGCGGTCAAGCCGAGAGTTTCGTCAGCAGTATGATGAGTGGAAAATCGGCCGCGTCGCGATCAGGAACTCTTGCCGCGGATTTCCAGGCCGGCATTGGAAACTATCTTCAGGACCCCACCGCTAGCCCGACCTCGATGTTTTTCAGTACGGCTATGATCCGAAAATACTCAACCAGGGACGCGCTTAAAGCTCTGAACCCTGAAACTTACAACAGCATTATGGCTGACCCACCTAAGAGACAATTGCTGGAGGACCATCTTCGCCTAGCGGCAAACCCTGCGCAAGACACGACGTGGCCAGCAGTAATAGCTATGTACAGCGCCGCCGACCAAGCAACGGCGTTTGAGAGCGTGGCTAGTGGAATGCTGGGCGGCCTTGATACGCCGATCGGGCGAGCACGCTACTCGACAATGACAAACACGAAACCCTTGGCGACCGCGCAGTACGTTACAACCCGCGGCCAGCGCAACAACAACCCACTGAACTTAACGTACGCGCCGGGCCAGGGCACGATAGGGCGCGACGGCAGGTTCGGTCGGTACTCGACCATGGAAGAAGGCGTCGCCGCAGCAGAGCGGCAGTTGCTGATTGATCAAGACAAGTACGGTTTTCGTACGCTGGCAAGCCTTATCGGTGACCCAGATCACGGGTGGTCTCCCGCCAAAGACGGCAATGACGTACCCGGCATTCTTGCCGACCTGAAGACCCTGTCTGGATACGGTCCGAACGACCCGATAAATATGCGCGATCCGGCCACGGCGCGAAAAGTCATCAACGCGATGGGTCGCCGTGAATCAGGGTTCAACGATCCGGCCGTCGTGAATCGTGGCGTTGCACAAGCGCTGGGTATTCCTGAGTCCGGTATTCCGACTGCCGCTGGGCCGGCTACTCGTCAAAAGATCGCCATGTTCGACAACACAGCCTCTGGCGTCCGAAACACCGAAGCGCTGAACGGTCAAGCCGCCCTGTCGACGTCGGAGGACGCATTCAAGAAGCTCTCGGCCGTCGCTGATTTGTCCAACACGGCGTCAATCGAGTTCGCTACGGCCACACGCAGCTTCGCCACGGCGGTCGACAAGCTCGTTGCCGCGGTCACGCCGATCATGGCGGGTAGAGCCGGCCGTGCTTATGGGCCTGGAGGCACTCCACTCGCCGAGCCGGGCAACCGCTAATGATCAGCATCTCCCAATGCTTCATCGAGGTATACCCGTTCGAAGGCACGCCCTACGCCATCTCCTCGCCGAACATCCTCGCCGTCACAACCTCACGCAACATCCGCGAACCGGCTGGGTCTTTCTCTTTGTCATTGCGACCTGGCGGTCCTGGCGGTGTCGACGCCATCCCAACGTGGACACAAATCATCACGCCGATGTCGCTCGTGCTGATCGGCATGCGGCGCGGTACGCATTCTCAGATCGTCATGATTGGTCTCGTGAGCGCTACGGCCGAAGACCAGGTTTGGCAGACGGGACGCGGCGCTCAGCGCGCCACGGTCGTCTCAGGCGGCGACTTTGGCTACTACTTCTCGCTGATGAACTACTACAGCTTGGGCTTCCTGGGCATGACAGCCGGCGCCGTGGCAGGAGAGGGGAGCCTGCTTCATACCGCAGTGGCTTTCCCGTCCATCTTGACCGGCAACGCCTACCAGTTCGGGCCGCCAGATCAGATTGGGCTGGCGTTCTACAACAACATCATGGTCGGGCCTGACGGGCTTCTGGCCAACAGCTTCGTGCCGTACCAGAACAACGCGCGCATCCACATACGCGACGTGATCGGGACCTTCGTCGAGAAGTTCTACGACCTGATTATCCCCAACAACTCTGTCTTCATCACGACGGAAGGGTCGTGGCTGTCCAAGTTCTTCAACCTGTTCATGTTCCCGGTCTACGAGTTTTTCGTCACGACAGCGCCGCTGAACTACTACGGGACAGCGTCAGGGCAAAGCGCCGGCTACTCTTTCACGATGAAGAGCATGCCCGAGGCAAAGGCTAGCGCGCCTGTCATGGTGGCACGGCTCAACCCGACACCGACGTTCACGACGACCTCCAACGGGTTCAACCAGGCGTTCAAATTGACCGGCATGGACATGTCACGCTGGAGTGCTCTGCCGGTGTTCACGCCGGAAGCCGGGTTCATTCAGTCGCATGTCGGGTTCTCCATGGACGAGGTGCGCAACTTCTACATCTTGAACCCTGTCGCCATGCGCAGCCTGACCGGCGACACGAACACCCAGACGAACATATTCGCATTTTCGACCTACGGCATGGTCGACCCAGCGAGCGTGGTGCGGTACGGCTATAGGCCAGAGATCACGGCGACAGACTACTTCTCTGATCCGAACGGTTTGTACGCCCAAAAGGGCACCGTCGATGCGTCGCAGACCTTGTCCGTTATCTTGGCGCGAATTGCGGCGCACTACCACCCGACGCAGTTCATGGCACGGGCCGAAGTGACGCTGCCGCTGAGGCCAGACATCATGATCGGCAATGTGTTTCGCTACGCGCCGTTCAAGGGGCAGCCGACGTGGGACTTCTACATCGAAGGCATTTCGCACGTCTTTGACTTTGAACACGCGCAATCGGTGACGACGTTGAACCTGTCCCGCGGTCTTCCGTCGTCGATCTACGCTGACAGTTCAAGCGCTGGGCTGTTGATGAGCGTCCACACGGGGAACGCGCAGAGAGTCGACGGAGTCTACGAGGCGGGGCTGCCGGCTGGAACAGGCCCCGCTCTTGAGTCATTCACACCCGGACCGCAGATCAATCAGTTCCTGGGGCAGATCTCCCCAGGTTTCACACAGCCGCAGTTTTAGAAGTGCGTCGTACCGTCAGGGTCGATCGTCTCACCATCGACAGGCGGTGTTGAGTCGGGGGACGACGTGGTTGCCGGCGCCGACCCAGGTTTCGTGTCGTCGGTCTTAAGCGTGATGTGTGTGTTCGGGAACAGGTCGCGCAGGGCGTAGCAGCGATGGTCGACGATCTGAAGATGCGCCTTGGTTGCCTTTTCGGAATTGACTTTGTAGTATTTGTCGCACTCGACAACCGTCATGAGCGTCGGCTGTTCCACGCTGGCGACGTGGCAGGTTGCGGCTGAGGGGGCTTGACCCGCCGCGCAGACTGTCATCAGAAGTCCGAAGATCGTAGGCGCCGCCATGTCAGGTATCCTTCTGGGTTGAAAGTCGGTTCAGTTTTCGCTCGTCACGCTGGAAACCCGCCACGCTGAGCAGGATGGCGGGGTCCATGGCCAAGGCCGTCGCCATGTCGGCAAAGAAAGTGTCATGCGGGACGCGCTTGCCGGCGACGACGATGGATATGTACGCAGGGCTTTTGCACATCACTTGCGCCAGCTTTGACTGGTTCCAGCCAAGCTCGGCGAGGCGCGTTCGGATGACGTGGCCGATCGTAGGCATGTAGCCGTTCATTCGTTGTCACCGTTTTCAAGATACTCGCAGTGGAAATGCTCGTCGTCTCCTTCGACGCCCCAGACCATGACACAGGGGCCGTTCACGTCGTCAATCAGGTCGGCGTGGTGGAATATCAGGCTGGACGGTTTTCCCAGACCCCAGAGGGTTCGAATGTCTGCAATCGTCCTCTCGACGATGTCGTCCAACGGGACAGGCCCTTTCCAGGCCAGCGAAATAGGGCCTTCGTATCTCGGGTATCGCTCTTTGGCTTTAAGCATGGTGATTTCGTCCGTGATGTCGACGGGGTCCAACGCGACGTATCCGAGTTTGTCTGTCACAGGAACCATCTCGCCAAACTGGCAAGTGCTAGCAGCCCGATTACGCAGAAGCCATGAACCACCCCGTTGCAAGCGGGACAGTCTTCAAACGGCCAATGGATAAACCAGGGGCAGCCACAGTCTCGCTTGCGGCTCTGAGCACCCTCGCCGTCATTCGACATCAACACAGTCCTCCGGTGAATACGCCTCGCAAGCCAGATCCAGCTTAGCGAAAGCGCCGGGCAGGCCGCAGTCGCCGACCTTCCCGTTAGTTGCTCGGACAAGAGACCAACGCGCCAGGACTTCCTCGGCAGCGTCAAGTAGCTTGGCTTCTCGGTTGGCTGGCTCAGAGATCTGAAGCCTCCATCCGGTCTAACGCACGTGTCAGGTTCGCCGTCATGTAGCCCACCACAGATTCGGCATTCAAATTCATTCCGTGAAGCGTACCGTCTACGTATAGATGAAACCGCACACCCCTTTCCGGGTGGTTTTTCCACGTGAAAGCCGAGACCTTGAAGGACTCACCGAGGATTGTGCCTTCGGCTACGTCAGTCTCATGCACGTCAGACACGCTCAACCCTCCTCGTGATCTCCTGAACAGAAAACGGAAGGCCGCCGGTCAAGTGCCCAGCCGTCACAGCATCATGAATCGTGTCCATGACGGCGATGCACTGTGCATTGCGATAGAGCGCGAACTTGCCGGTATAGTTCGGCTCTAGCCTGTCAAGGTCGGCGAGGAACGCCTTGTGGTTAGCGTCGACCTCAGTCTGCTGCGCCTTCGCCTCGTCAACCGCGGTATCGCGCCGCCAACCAAACGGCAAGAGATCGGCGTGCGGCACGGGCTCGCCGGCTGCAGCCGCGGCTAAGTTGTCCAGCAGTTTGGTGATTTGATGCTGGCCCGGCTCATCGGGCTTCATCTGCCAGTAGCCGAGCAAGTCGGCGAGAAAGCCTACTGCTTGATACACCTCGGCGCAGACGTCTTGCGCGTCGGACAGAGTGGCGACATGTGTCGGCCACGGGCTTATCCGGCTGTACGGCTGGGACCTGATGTCACGGTAAGCTGTATCACCCAAGCGGGCGTCTCCTCGCAGCGTCTCGCTACAAGGTGTCAACATCCCCCAGGTGTGTCAAGCGGATTGTATCAAGGCAGATTAGCCGACCCACTCTATGATACACAGACCGTCAGCGCCGTTGCCGCCTCCGTAGCCGTTGCCGCCCGCGCCGTTGCCGCCCATGCCGGGGTAATTTCCGGGCGAGCCTGCGCCGCCCAAGTTACCTGTTCGGCCGCCGCTGCAGAACGACCCGCCGCCCACGCCACCTACGATAGCACCTGCAGCTATTCCAATGGAGAACCCGCCGAAGTTGCCGGTAAAGGCCAGACCGCCTGTGGCCGAACCTGGCGTTCCTCCCGAGTTCCCGTTGCCTGCCCCCGCGCCACCACCATAAGCGATGAGCGTCCCAAACACGGACGCGTTTCCGGCCGCACCATTCGCAGCCGCTCCGCCGCCCGCGCCGCCCGCGCCCACCGAGAAGCTCAGCACCTGCCCCGACGACACGGTGATGATGTTCTCAACATAACCAGCGCCTCCGCCACCCGTGCCACCCGCCGCCGAGCCGCCGCCACCACCGCCGCCACCGCCGCCCCAAAGTCTGATTTTTGCGTAATTTACGCCTGCTGGGACGGTCTGCGTACTACTGCCCGGCCCGAAAATGAGCAGTGCTTTCGGAACCGCGGAGAAAGTCGGACGACCGTCCGCGTCAACGGTTACCAGACTGCTGGCATATGTCCCCGACGGAATATCAAGCTGAGCCCCGGCACGAACTTGGAAGGCTGTGGAGAAGTTCGTAACCGTCGTACTGCCGTGTGTGAGCGTCCCTCGCGCAATCTCCAGACTGCCGGCCGGCGTCGTCGTACCAACGTTCAGCGAAAAGCTATCGACCACATTCGAATACGCCACGTATGGTATGAAGTTAGGGTCATACGAAGGGTGCCCCTGGGGCGGTCCGATCACCGTGAACGGACCTTGCTGCACCGTGGTCGGCGTCGCGTACCAATAGACGCTCAGCGTCCCACTACTCGGCACCAGCGACGTCGCGTTCACGACGTAGGTCTGCGTGTCCGACCCGTTCGTCGCCCCGTGCGCGCGAGCGGCGAAGTCTCCGTAGATCATCTCAAACGGCGCCGGGAATGTGGCCGTCAACGTCAACCCGCTGAAATTGTAAGTCGCGACACTCTGGTTTAGGAGCCCAATCTTGTTGGACCCGCGCTGCCGTTCAGCGATCGACGCCGTGACGGCTTGAAAAGCGGCGTCAAGCACAACGGACGAGACGTATTGTTTATTTGAGAAGTTCGGTGTCGACGACATAAGGCACCTGCTAGCTAGAAGGATTCAAACCTGGGTCAGTCAAGTAGATGTCAGGCAAAAGCGGCTGCGCGTTCTGCGTCGACGCCGACACCACGAGAGGAACAGCCGTCACACTGTCGTCGAGGTAGCTGCCTTCGACGCGATGCGTGTCGGTGTAGTTGATAGTATCCAGGAACAAACCGCCGTCTTGTTGCACTAGGTTGAACGGGACACCGGCTGGCCGGATACGAGAGAGGCTCACGACGAAAGCGTTGATCGCCGCTGTTGTTACACCGTTCGGAAGCGTGATCGTATAGCCTACCGGCGTCCTATCCGAGACGGTTACCGGCTGGCCGAAAACGAACTGACCCCAGATCTCAATGGCCGGCGTTGTGCCGACAAAAGCCAAAACCGTGGCGACGATACGCGTTGAATACGAGCTGTCAGCTTCGTTCTGCGCCCGCTGAATACCGAGCAGCAATCCCCACACGTCTAGCCAACCCCACTGGGCGCTCGAAAACGAGTTGATCTGAGCGGCGATCATGTCAGCGCTGCTCGTGAAGTCCGCCGCCGGCACCGCTGATGTATCCGACAACTGCGCGAACGTCGTGCCTGGGCGAAGATAGGTCGCCGGCTGGTCCGCCAGTTGTTTCAGGACATCAAAGAAGTTCACGAGACGGAGACCGTGAGCGTGCTGAGAATGACGCGGTTTGGCGGCCCGCACGTGATACTCGGCACGGACGAGCCGCCGCTCGCGTAGGTCAGCGACACCGTGAGGGACGAGAAATACCCAAGGCCAGCGTCAGCCGCCGCTGCGGCGATCTGTGATTGAGCGGCGGTGTTCGTAATCTGCAAGGCGGCAAAATAGTTCTGCACCTGCGTCTGCACCGCGACCGCAACCTGAGACGGCGACGCGCTCGGCAGAAGGGTTCCCGTCACGCCAACGTTCGCGTAGATAGGCGTAACCCCGCTCACGGTGTACGGGACACCGGCTGGACGGTACCCCGACGTGTTTGTCGCCGCGCTCCCAAGCAGATAGGCCGCGCAGGCGCTTATCAGGTCCGGCTGAGCGCCGCCCGACCCGTCATCAATGAAGACAGTGAATCCTGCTGTGCCGCTGCCCGATCCAGACCCTGCGGTGATCCAAGGCTCCCAGCATGACGCGAACTGACAGACCGTGCCGCCTGACCCTCTGACACCCACGCACGCGTTCGCCACAGCCGTTGGCGAGCAAAGGCCGAGTTTGGCCTGCGCCGCGGCTAGGCGGGCTAGCGTGACGCTTGGCGCCTCTGCCGACGCCCCGTTCGTGATCGGCGCCGCGTTGTTCACGTAGAGCGGGTAGCCGATGTTGCTCAGAATTTGCGTGACGGAATCAGCTGGCGCGTTGCCTGCCGCTCCGCCGATGAGCGCGGAGATCGACGCTGTGGCACCCGTGCCGCCGACAGATATCGTCGTGTCGATCGTCGTCTGATATTGCGCGCCGCCCGCCGTGGCGACGATTGTGCCGGACGGAATGTCGATGTCTTGCGACGCGGCCGGCGGCGAACTCGTGAACGACGTCGCGAACGTCACGCTTCCTGTAGCTTGCTGCGCGGGGTAAGCGGCGATCCCATACGCGGACGCAGACCCATACGCGAGGGCTTTCACGGCTTGTGCGGTCGTCGCAACACCTTCAAAGTCAAGCACACTACCGAACGCTTCGGCCATGGTGCGCACTTGCGACCCAACGTTGTAGTCGGTCGGCTGGCCACTGAGCGCCGCAATGGTCGTGAGAGTACGCTGAGCGACGCTTGCGGTTGTCGGAGGCGCTGCGAGAGATGTCGTGCCAGACATGAGACTGTTCCTGGTGGGCTAGCCCGGTCCTACCGGGGTAAATGTCTGGTTCACGCTGATCGGCTGCGTACCAAAGCCGACTGGCTGGACCGTGGCGCTGAAGGTGACCAGCGAATTGCCGCCGCTTGGCGCCGTGGCTGTCGCTGATACGACGCTGCTGACACGACCGTCGCTCAGCAGGGCGGACTCTCCATATGCGGAGATACGCTGCAGCTCGTACGCCGCCTGCACGCTGCCGACTTCTGGCGGTATCCGCGAGCCGAACTGCGTATGGTAGATCAGGTCGCCGATCGTCGTTTGGAGGCGACGCCCGAGCGAGAACGCCAGATTGGCGTAGCCTGTGATCGTCTGAAAATCGCCCGTCCATGGCGGCATCGGCGCGTTCATCGGGCCGAGATAGATGTCGACACCGAGAATGTCGGTCACGTAGGACGGCACCGGATAGCCAGCGACATAGTTGCTGCCAAACGACGGCGGCAGAAGGATGTCGTTGCCATAGTTCGCGATCGTCGTGCTGTCCGGCGCATACCCCGTCCAAGGCGCTGACAGTCCGTTCAGGGCGGCGATGTTCGACCACTGGCTGTAATCGCCGAGATTACGGGCGGCAACGTCCATCAGACTGTCGTTCGTGCGCACCTGCGCGAGGTTGATCGTGCTGGACACGGACTTGCGCAGCGTCAACAGAAGGAGCGCCAAGTTGTCGGCCAGCAAGCCGAGCGTGTGCTTGATCGCGCCACATTCCTGGTTGATGAAGACGTGCGGCGGCGAGAACAGGAGGCTTGCCAATGTCGTGAGCGTCGGCAGCGACACCATCTGATTCCAGAGAGTTGACGGGTCGCTGGCGCCCAGGACGTCCCGAGAATCGAACGGCCCCGATTGCAGGCTGGCCAAGCCGTTTGCGATATACGCAGACGAGGCCAGCATCCTCGCGGGGGCGTCTTGCGCCTGCGTGGCACCCATGCCTTGGACCGTCACCACCGCGTCGAACACTTCCTGCCACGCAGCAACTTCGGCGTTGGCGTTTGCAACCAGACTAGCTGCGGTCAAGCCACTCGGGACAGCCTCGTAGGCGGATTGCAGCCAAGATTCGATGAGGCTGCCATAGGCAATGCACGGCTGGCTGGCCGTTAGGAGCGCGATAGCGTTCGTGGGTGTGGCAGCCGGTATGGCATAGGCGATGCCGGCTATTGCGGCTTCGAGCGCGGCGATGCGCGCATCGAACAGGATCTGCGTGGGCGTTGACAGCGACAGGTCAAGCGCCTGCGTCTCATTCAGGAAAATGAGTTCACCCTGCCACGCGTTCTGAGTTTGCCACGCCTGTATGGCGTACATGCCGTTACGAAGAGACGTATAAACCGCCTGTATGGCGCTCGCGGAGTTGATGGGGTTGGTTGTGTCAAGAGTCGACGACAGCCACTGGACCGCGGCGTAGCAACAACCCCAGACCGCTCCAGGATAGCCGATGTAAGCGCGACTGCTCACGGATCGGCAATCGAGAACGACGGCACATTGTTGCCCGCTATGAAGTCGGTCAACCCGGAGCCTGTGTAAAGCGTCGCGAAAATGTTCAGGTTGTTGGCGACGTTCGCCGCGGTAGCCGTCGCCGACCCGCCGAACACATTGGCCAAAGCGTCAAGAACGCCGGTTATGGGGGCGCTGACTTTCTTGATCGCCACCAGCCGAAACCGGTAGTTGACGTAGAGCGGCCGGTCTTTTGACTGGTATAGCCCTTGCGGTCCTTCTGGCGCCACCTGCCAGTAGTCGTTCCGAAAATAATCGTAGAACTCCAGCGTATAGAGCGGCGCTTGCTGGGCGATCTGCGTCTGGTTAAGTCTGGCGAATTTCGCAAAGAGCAGTTCGACGGCCTGGACAGACGCGAGACCAGTGAACAAATAGCCGTCCGTCTGGTGGCGTTTGTTGCCGGTCGACCCTTCTATCGTGAAGACGGGCGGCGCTTGGCCGAACATGTCAACTTCGCGGTCCACGCCGCCTTGGAATGGTTGTCCCTGCGTATCGTAGACAGCCGTCATGGCCGTCCACTCTTTGCGGAGACTTTCAGGCGACATGGGAAACGTGTAGGTCAGGTATTCAGAACGCAGTTCGCCGGGTCCGCGAATCGACAGTGCGTAAATCGCCGCTTGGTAGTTTGGGTTGTCGATCGTCCTGAACGACATCCCTGTCGTGGAGATGAACTCGCTCATGACAGCTTAATCAGCGCGCCAGTCATGCTGGTCGAGACGTATGTGACAGCACCACTGACCAGGATGCCGCTAGTACCGAGAGGCACGTTTTGAGGCTGACCAGACTGTTGGGCCACAACACCCGAACTGACTATGCCGCTCGGCGCGACAGTGTAGAGATTGTTGTTAGTCGTCGTGACGTAGGCACTGCCTGATCCCGTATCAGCGATGGCGGTCGGCACATTGTCAGGGCCCAGAGGGACACTCGTCCATCCCGACGTCGAAAAATTGTAGAACGAGACTTCGCCGCCCCTAACAGGCACGACAGTATAGGGGGCACCAAAGTTGTAGAGCGCCGTGTCAGACGAGCCGTAACAAAATAGAGTTTCATTCACGAGCAACAAGCCGTGGCCACTACCGACGGCGGTCGTAACCGAAGACTGCTGTGACCAAGTGCTGCTCGCGGATGGGTTACCTATGACGTGCAATTGAGCCGACGTCGGATACTCTAGCAAAGATACTTGACTATTGAACGCCGCCATAGCTGTACATGCGCCGTCCAGAGTCCCGTATTTCACCTGCGCGCCGTTGATTGCCGCGAAATGCCCTGTCGCAGCGGCGTAAACCGTGCCCGTGTTGTCAAGCGCGAGCTGCGTCGGCGTGAATGAAAGCGCCGCCGTTGATGTCACCGACCAAGTATTGACGACCAGCGATAGTTTCGCCACGCCGCTCGTCGTCGTCGCGACAGCGGTGGATGGCGTCGTCAGCAATACAGCAGACGAGTTCGCCAGTACGATGTCGTTGGAGGGATTGGTCGCCCACGTGCCTCCCGTCTGAAGAAGAGGAACGATCGTGCCGCCTGTGCAGACTAACGCGTGCGTGTTGTCCGCTACTGCGAGCATACCGGCGGCGCCCAATGACGCCGTCTGCGCCACCGACAGCGCACCTGCCGAGTAGCCGAGGACTTTAATGAGGTTGTTGGCCGTATCGGAGATCAAAATCTGCGTGCCGTTCGGCGTCCACGCGCAGCTCACCGGGCTTGACGACAGACCTGTCAACGTCGTCACAGGCGTCCATAGGTTCGTCCCAGTCGATGCCGCCGAGTAGACGGTCGCGGAACCCGCCGTCACCGCCACGATCTGGATAGCCGCGGCATCGGCTGCCATCGTCGCGTAACCTGACCCAAGACTGTACGGCGCGTAGCCTGCAGCAGCCATGAAGCCTGATACTGACGCAGCACATGTCACATTCGCCACGCCAGACGGGAGCGCCACATAAGAAGGTGTGCCACTAGGCGGTACCGACAGCCCCATGCCCGAAGCGCCGAACGCTGCGATATAGCCGCTGACCGCATAAGCCGCGCAGGCTGTCGGCGCCACGAACGTCGTCTCAAGCGTGCCCGACGCGTTTACGAGTTGACCGCCGTATTGCAGAGCGTAGACCGCGCCCGAGGCGTAAATCGCGTCGCTATAGACGCCACTGGGCAGCGTCACCTCGCCGTTTGGTCCGTAGAGAAGTCCTGCGGTGTTCAGCGCGTACAGGTTGCCGCTGCCATCGTTGACCATGGCCGCGATTGAGCCGCCGTCCGTGGTGCTGAACGCAACGGGCGACCCGCCTGCCGTCGGCGTAAACTCCCATGCAACAGGGTTGTAATCGTCGCCGACCACGATGTTGGCGCCCGACGTCGCCAGTGACTGGCCGCGCGCCGCCTGTCCTGATACGGGCCAAAGATACGTCGTGGTCATATTGACGCTTGTAGCACGCGTCTTGAGACAGGCGGAGGGCTAGAACCCTGCCGCTCGCCGGCTGTCCGGTAGTAGACGTAAAGGTAGTATTTTGAGTACGGCGCCGAGCCTGGAGGCCAACCAGACCCGGCGCCTGACCCATCGCTCACAGGAGCTTCGCCATGGGCTACCGAGACTCTACACCGCTTCATCTAGGCCGGCCTGGAACAAAAACGTCAACAGGATCGGTTTCGTGAGCGAGCACAACGACATCGTAGCTGACTGGTCCGGCTGGATTGTCGGCCACATCTTGGTGGTTATGAGTCTGTTCTCCACCGCGCTGGTCGGGATCATACGGTTCGCATTCGGCGCTTCGAAGCTACTCACCGAAGTCAAAGGGCTGAGCGACCGGATCGACCGCCAAGGCGACCAACTCAACCTCATCATCGACAAGCTGAAGTTGCCGATCGCGGACAGGTAGCTTTATATTCTCCGCTCTTGATACATCTTGCGATTCTTGAGACATTCGTGGTATGATACACGTCGACACGGCGAGATGGTGCGATGGCCTCGGTTGACCGTTTCATGGCGTTGATGCGCGAGGTCGAAAGCGACACACTCGACCTGGACCCGAATGACAGCGGCAACTACCCGAGCGGACAAGTCGGCGTGGGGCCACTCGTCGGCAGCAAATGTGGCATCAGCGCCGCGTCCTACCCGACCCTGGATATAGCCAATCTGTCCGATGACGCCATTCAGGCTATCTACCAGCGCGACTACCTTGACCCGATACAGTTCTCGGCGCTGCCCGACGCGACCGGTATTATGGTAGCGGATGAAGCCGTCAACCAAGGCGTGGCCGCGGCGAAGATCACACTGCAGCAGGCGGTCGGTGTGACAGCTGATGGCTGGATCGGGCCGCAAACTTTGGCGGCGGCGGCGGCAGCGGATGATGCGTCTCTCGCGGCTGAGATCTGGGCTCGTCGCGCGTTGAAATACGCGACCACGAACCGCTTCAGCCTTTACGGATTGGGCTGGATGCGCCGCATCGTCAAGGCGTTCACATCGGCGGTCCCTGCGGCATTGCCGTTGAGTGTCAAGTTCTCTGGCAAAACACCGAAGTCCGGCTGATGCGTGCCGACCTTCTTCATGTCGTGACGGCTATCTCCAATCCGGTTCGCTGGAAGAGCCGCTTGTCGCTCTACAAAGACTTTGAGCAGCACATGCTCGAAAGTGGCGTCAAACTCTATACCGTCGAGTGGGCTTTGGGTGATCGGCCGTTCGAAGTGACATGCGCCGACAACCCAATGCACCTGCAGATCCACGGCAATGACCTGCAAGAGATCTGGATTAGGGACGCTCTGATCAACGCGGGTGTCCGCACGCTGCTGCCGAAAGAAGCGAAATATATCGCCTGGATCGACGCCGACATCAAGTTCTTGCGGAGGGACTGGGCGGCTGAGACCGTCCATATGCTCCAGCACTACGCCGTTGGTCAGGTGTGGACGAACAGCATCGACGTGGCGCCCAACGGCGACATCGCACCGAACGAGTGGAACAACTCGGCGGATCGCTCCTTTTGCGCAGCGTGGCAAGCCGGTGACCTGGACGACCCGTGTGAAATCGGCAAACAGATCGCAGCCGGTTCAAGTTCACCGCCTCCAAGCGCGTTGGCGGCCCGACCAAAGTCGAGCGTGTTCAAGCGCCCGGACGGCAAAGAGAAAGACTGGAGAGCACACACCGGCTACGGCTGGGCGATCCGCAAGGACGTGTTCTCCGAGATGGGCGGCCTTCTTGACTGGATGGTGACGGGTAGCTGCGATTGGCACATGGCGCGTGCATTCGTCGGGCTGCCGGAGCCGAACGACCAGCGGATGACACCGGCCTACAACAGGCGTTTACAGGAGTTCTGGCTGCGGGCTGACCGCGCTGTGAAGCAGAACGTCGGCGTGGTGCCGGGGACCGTCGTGCATGGCTGGCACGGGCGTAAGAAGGATCGCCAGTATTTCACGCGGTTCGACGTGCTGATCGACAGCAAATTCGACCCTGACCTCGACCTTTCGTACGACTGGCAAGGCATCCCTCAGATCACAGGCGACAACCGTCAGCTCCGCGACGGGCTGCGCAAGCTAGCGCGCAACAAGAATGAAGACTCCGTCGATATCGCCTAACACCACAGGACCCAACACCGTGAACAAGACTGCTCTTTTCGCCGCTACCATCCTCGCCGCGTCGACGCCGCTGTTCGCACACGCTGCGGATATCGTCGTCAGTGCGGCGCCGATCACGGACTACCTGCAGCCGGCTGTCGACGCCATGAAAGCGGGGCTGGTTGCGGCGCTCAGCGCGTGGCTCATCAAGCATGTGCGCAATCAGCTGCTTCGCGCGGCGCTGCAGAAAGCGATCGTGTCGGCCGGGGCAGGCGTCTACAGCGCCTTGGTGATCGGCGGCAAGACACTACTTGATGGCGGCTTGGTCGAAGGCGCCGTGGCGTCGAAGACGAACGCGCTCATCGCCGCTTTTCCCGACACGATGAAGACGCTCGGCGTGACACCGGCCGACCTGCACAACGCTGTCGCCAATGCGTTCGGGCTGCACCTCGCCGCCGACCCAACCGTGACACTGCCGAAAGTGGTAGCGACGAAACCCGCAACCGCTAACGCGGACACGACGAACACTACCCCCGCTACGACCGTCTCAGGCGGCACCGTAGCCGTTTCGTAACCACAGAAGGACCAATAAACATGCGCGTTCTCATCGGCGGTGGCACTGCTGGCCGCCGCGCATTCCTATCCGGCACCGCTCTCGTGAGCGTCGCCGCCCTGGCCGCCTGCGCCGGCACCGCGGTGACCACACCCACTCCGACAACCCCGTCCGTCATCGCGACCAATGTGGCGCTAATCTCGACCGGCCTCTCTGTGCTGTCGACCGAAATCGCGGCTGCGGGTGTCGCCGTGCCGGCCGCTGTCACCAAGGACCTGGCGACGCTCCAGGCACTTGCGAAGGCCGCCGCGGCTGCCACAGTCAGCGACTCGGTCACGACAGTCCAGTCGGTCATCACGACCGTGCAGGACATCGCCTCCATCGTTCCTGCGCTCGTCCCAGGCTCGGCGACGATCATCGCACTGGTTCAAGCGGCGCTATCTCTGCTGCCCGTCCTGAAAGCGGCTCTCCCGGCCAGCGTCAAGCTGAGCGCGCTGGCGCCGCCGAAGTACACACCGGACCAAGCACGTCTCATCCTCTCTGGCGCCGTACTGGCGCGCTGACCATGAGGTTCGGCCGTCTGCAGCACGATCCCGACACGCTCGCAAGGGCGCCGTCGCTTCGGTTGTCGGCGGTCGAACCACCAGCCGTGCTTGACCGGTCATCGGTCAACGTCAATCTCGGCCTCTACCAGAACGACGTCTATCCGGATTGCACCGCGGCAGGCGCGTTCAACTATGTCTGCTGCATCGCCGCGTTGAACGGCTACGGACTCCCGATCGACAACACAAAGGCCCCGACGTTCTACGCCGCTTGTATCGGTTGCGCGGACACGCCCGAAGCGATCGCCGCTACCGACGGTGCTTTGATGACCGACGTCATCGCGAGGCTCGGGAGCCATGGCCTGGATATCGGATCGCAGACCCTTGTCGGGTTCGGAGGCACAATCCCTCTACGACGTATACAGCTTGCTTTGTCGCTCGCTCAGGTCGGCGCCGGTTATTGGGGCATTGACGTTTATCAGAACGACATGGACAATGTCGGCAAGGTCTGGACAACGGACTACAGCCCTGGTCCTGTCGAAGGCGGCCATTGCGTCGTCGGGTTCGACTACGCTGGACTGGGCAACAACGACGTCGTTCGCATCGCTACGTGGGGCGCTTGGCAGATGGCAACTTGGGCGTGGGTAGACGCACGCCTTCAAGAAGCGCACGGCCTGGCGTTCCGAGATTTGACACCGGCAAGTGGAAAATACTGGTCAGGTGTGACGTACGACACACTTCTTGCCGAGGCGGGTGTGTCGCCGGTCACGGTCTGACGTCGATGAGCGCCGTAGACGAAGCGGACATCAAGCGTTTCGCGGAAATATACCGCGCCGCAGTAGAATCTGGCGCTCAACCAAAAGGCGCGACATTCGGTGTAGGGCGGCGATCGGCGCTTTGGGACGCCTGCGAGAAGGGCGGCTGGAGCCGCAACGAGGGAAATTACCGGCTAGACAGAGCGCTCCGCGCTGGGCTGTTGGATGGGTTGCGCGTTGAAGTCTCATCCATAGAAGCCTTCACGGTTCAAGAACTGCCATCAGCGGAAGGCCCGATCGAAGACCTCATCGACCGGATGGCCGTTCAGTTTCAGCGCCAAAAGGTTGCCCGCGAAGCACGGACGCTCATTCAGGTGCAGGTGAACATCGAGGGCGCCTACGGTATCTGTCATATGGGCGACCCGCATCTTGACGATAACGGATGCGACTGGACCACACTTCGCCGCCACATAGAGGTCATCAAGCGTACCGAGGGCTTGTTCGGCGCGAATGTGGGAGACTATCAGAACGGCTGGATCGGCCGTCTAGCGCGTCTATGGGCGAACCAGTCGACGAGTTCTCGTGACGCGCAGCGCTTGGTTGAGTGGTTCGTCAATGAGGTTCGGTGGCTGTACCTTGTGGGCGGCAATCATGACGCCTATTGCGGTGTCAACGATCCGGTCAAATGGTTCGCCGGCCAAGTCGGCGCGCTATACGAGCCTCATGGCTTGCGGCTGAATCTGGCGCAGTCAGACGGGTCGTCTGTCCGTGTTCATGCTCGCCACAACTTCTCGGGCACGAGCATGTGGAACCCGACCCACGGCGCGGCGAAGAAGGCTAGGTTCGCGTGGGAGCGCGACCATATCTACACCTGCGGGCACCTGCACCACGCTGGGCACCAGGAAGTGCTATTCGACGATGGACCTGATCAATTCATCGCGCACGCTATCCGGCTTGGGTCGTACAAGGTCTACGATGACCACGCCGACGCGAACGGGTTTGACGGCGTCAATATCCCAGCCGCGGTGACGGTGGTCAATCCGACCGCGAAGACTCAGGCAGGGCGCGTGTCATTCTTCTGGGAACCGGAAGCTGCCGCAGACTACCTGACGTTCTTGCGGCGCCCGAAGTTCCGCGTAAAAGCCGCGACAAGCTAGCCGTGACGCCTCGTCGACCTGCCGACAAGGCGAGCGACCTCACGCAGATACAAGAAATGGTAGTCGCGTTCGTGGCGCAGGCGATCGTCGCTCCTGCCGGCGAAGACAGCCCAGTGGCGTTCATGGTGTCGTACGAAACTCAGAGCGGCGAACTCGTGACACGCTGCTTCCCTGACCTGACGACAGTTGAGCAGGGGTTCATTCGCATCCTGTCAGCGAAACCGATCTACGACTTATCTGACTAACCTGCGCACCCTGTTTTGATATTTCGCCGTAGCTTTTCCCACTTGCGTTCGATGTCAGCCCGCCGCACTGCTCGTGAAACTAAAACAGCGGTTACGGCAGCGCCGAGCAGCCCTAGATACACGCAAATCATAGGCAGTTCTCAACCTCCATGGCTTCAACTACGCGCTGAGCTATCAGGCGCGGAGAAATGTGCTCCTCGTAGAAGGCGGTCCCGGCTGGACACTTACGGCGTTCGTCATCCCGGTATTGGCGGACGATCTCTTCTCGGACCACCCGAGCTACGCGCTTCACGACAGCGCCCGGCGATAAGCAGCTTGTTGAGGCTGTCGGCGGCGTCGCAAACCGCTTTGGCGCAGGCGGCCTATCCGTCACCTGGAAGGTGTCATTTCTGCCGCCTTTCCTGCGATTGCCCTCAGCTAAAGGTTTGACCGTGCTCATATCGCAACTCCGTCGTGATACCAAGCGCTATAACTGAGCGGCGCACCGCTTACCGGAAAGCCAATCAGCTTAGCGACAGACGCATAGCCTTTGCACACGCGCGATTCGTCGTAGTGGCAACCCCAGGGTCGCCCTGCGGCTCTTGCCATATCCAGTATTTGGATATTGGTGGGTAGACATCCGTAATTTTGGGCTTGCTCTGCCCACTCATTGACGCTGAACGGGCATGTCAAACATCCGTCGCATCCGGCAGATAGCGCTTTTGAGACGGTTGCCGAATCAAGGGGCGTTAATTCAGACCGACCGTCGACTACCGCCAGTTCACGCAGCGCATCAGATAAAGGTTTGACCGTGCTCATGTTTCGTCCTTTGGCGCGACCATATGTCGCCTTCCGTAAATCACAGTGGCCTCAAGGGCTGCGGCCGCACCTGATCCGCAAGGGCGGATATTCGCGCGCGTCGATCCGCTAATATTCTTTGCACGCGAGGGCTGGCCGTGTTGAGCGTCGTCTTGAACTCCACCTTTGCCGCCAGTTCGCGCAAAGCCTCGGCCACGAAGCGCCGGTCATCGCCAGAAACTGTGATCGTCACATCGTCAGGGTCCGACTCGCTCATCCCCCACCCCTCCGCTGTTCAATCCGCCCGCATGGTGCCCAATCCGCTAGATCGGCCCAGGCGTTGGCAATGTCGGCCGGGGTTCCTGTCGGGCTAGCGTCGCCATGAAACCATATGCCGTGCGCCGCCACGACGTTCATGAGAAGCCGCTGGCGCTCGCTTATGGCCGGCTCTTGGGACTTGTCAGTCATCGCGGGAACCCTGCCGCTACAACTAGACGGACGCTAGCCATTCGTGACCACGGCCAGCGGAACCTATGCCGACCTGTGCAAGACCATGCGCGCCGCTCATCACGGTCTTTGACCCAGATCCAAAGACGGCCGATTGTCGAATCAGCCATTGCGCAACTCCCATGCCGCACCCACTTGTTCCGGCGTCATTGCCGTCGATGACACCACAATCGCGTATGCATCCTGCCCGGTATCGGCATCATACAGGCGAGGTGCATTTCGGCCGTCGAATACACGCTGGATCGCCTCATCCAGATCAGCGGCATCGACCTGCTCTTTCCAGTCTCTGAACAAGACTTCGTACTTGGGAAGTTTTGTCGCCTCACTCATCCCCCGCCCTCCTTCGCTCAATCCACACCCGCAGTTCCCGCGCCGCATGCAGCAACTCCGAACTCCAGCGCCTAGGCACGCCGCTCCATTCCGTGAACGGGCCGGCAGGTCGCCACCACACGCCGGGCAGGCGCTCCCACAGGTCGAAGCCTCGCACGGTCAAAGGCGCATCCATGCCGGCGCACCATACCTGGATCATCTTGGGGCCGTAGGGTAGTTGGCTCATGCAGGAGCGCCAGTCGTCGCCGACGGGAAATGGGGTGCTTTCGAAGGTGAGGGAGGCGTTAGGCATGCTTAACCGACCCCGCGCCCATTAATTCAGTGATCTCATTGAAGCACAGAACGGCGGCAAACCCCTCGTCCGTTCCAAGCCTGTCGGCGATTTCCTCACACGCGGCCAACGAAGCGGCCAGAACGCCCCGCAGCCTCTGTATCTCCCCCGCGCATTCCCCCAACGTCGCCGAGCGCAGCCGACCCGCGCCGTCCGGTCGCCACCAGAGGTTGCCGTAGAATTCGTCGGTGGGGGTTGGATCAGATTGGGTTTGGTCCGTCGTGCCGGCGACCACAGCAAAACCGCATCGCTCAAGGGCCGCCAGAACCTCGGTCGCCACACGCCGCGCATCGCTGTTGCCGTCGCCGCACACGCATTCGATTTCCCGTGCGATGATTGAGATCGGCGTCGATTCAGGCATGCGGATTCACCTTCTGCATGGCCGCAACCACGGCAAGCGTCACCGCTTTGACGCCGCGCGTAACCGGCCAGAGACTGGGATTGCCCGCAAGTTCGTCGCCAGGGTCGGCCTCGTTCGCCGCCTGATCAAAAATTTGCACAAGGTCCTGCAACGCCAAGCCGGGGGCAATCGCTTTACACGACAACACCATTCCGGCGTGCTCCGTGGTGAGGGTTCCGAAGTCCGGGGCTGTGGATTCAGGCAGTTCGGTCATGTCAGCTTACCTAGCAGGACGCGAGCCAATATCTGGTGCGGTTTGTCTGCCCACCAATCAGCGTAGATGCTTTCCGTTCCGTCGAGCGGACCGAATGCGAGCTTTTCAACTTCGCGTCTATCCAGCGCGTCTGCCGACTTCATAGCGATTGCCCGCTCAAGGGTGGCGAGATCATCCTTTGATCGGCGTGGGTTTATTTCGCAGCCGCTTTGGTCCAGCGCGCGGCGCAATGTGGCCGTCTTGCGTTCAGCTATCGCGGCGGCCTCGGTCACGGCGGAGTAGCCGGTCGATTCAGGCATGGACGCGCGCCTCCCGTATGTTGTCGAGAACCAACCGGCGCGCATACTCCGCATTGAGGCAATAGCAGTCCGTCACCCACCCTCGCCGGGTCCACTTTTGGACCTCGGCGGGGCCGACGCGCCAAGCCCCGGATGGCGTGCCGCATTCATCGTCCAACGTCACGCCGCAGAACGGGCATTCGTCGGTGTCGGGGTCGAGGCCGATGCAGGGTGGTTCTGTTGATTCAGGTTCCCCACTCACCGCCGCACCCCCAACGCTTCCTTCATCCACCCGACCCCATGCAGGAACCAAGCTTGGCCAGGCGTGCAATTCGGCATGATCGCCCGCGCGGCCGCGATGACCTCCACGGGCACGACGATTTGGGCGGTTTCCTCGAACTGATACCACCCGTTCGGCCCGAAGCCACCGCCGCCTCGTTTGAGGGTGATGGTGCGTTCAGGCTCGGTCAGGTCGCAGGGGGCGATCAGTTCGTCCGTCACCGCCGCACCTTCTTCGCTTCCGCCCGCAGCCCCGACTGGATTAACCGCCGCAGCGTCTCCATCTCTGAGCCGATCTGCTCGGACAGCCGGAACTCAGCGACGCTCGCCCACAGACTCTCTGGCAGGGTCACGCTCTTTCGGATCATAGGCTCGGGCGGCTTCGGCTTGCTCATGCCTCTTGGTAGCAGGATGCAGCGCACCATGCAAGCGCGACAGTGGTGAGATTGGTGTTGCGCGGCGGCGGGGGATGTGCTGTAAGTTGCGAACAGAATATGGAGGACGGGATGAGCGACTATCGGATCACCTACGATACGCTGCTAGGTGGCTACTCAATTGAGCGGCTAGCGACTGGCAAGCGAGGATATCGCGGCTGGCTCAGGATCAGCAACCACCGCACCTATGACGATGCCAAGGCCGCTTTCACCGCATTCACCTAACCCTTGATCGAGGTAGCCATGAGCCAGGAGGATTACGACGTAGGCTACGAAGAAGGTCGCGCCTCCCGCCAATGGGAAATCGACCTAACCGCCGAGGACACGATGCCGTCCGGACACACCGACGACCGCGCTATGACGCCATATCGGGCCGCGCTGCTTGCGCGCCTTCCGGTGGCGCGGATCGCGCTGGAGACACAAGAGCGGCGGCAGCTAAACGAAATGGTGCGCTTCGGCTGGGTCGAAGATGACGGCACCGTTTACCGCCGCGTTGAACAATCAACCTGATCGCCGGAGGACCGAACGATGCCTTACGCCACACACAGCCTCGAACGCACAAGTCCCAAAGGCCGGGGGCAAAAATTCCTCGGTCGCTGCATTCGATGCGGCATGACAGACTTGCCAGCCAGCGCCGCGTTTGATCCGTGCGAGAATCATGCGCGGGTGAGCGACGATGAGGCGTTGTTGCTAGCCATCCGTGGCCCTTCAACCTAATCCAGGAGCCTGCCCCGTGGTGGACTGGCGTGCGCGATTGCAGGAATTTCGGGGTAAATTCAACCTCTGGCACCGCGCTGTTTGCGAATGGCGCCGAGGTCAAATCCGCGTCTGGCCGCTCAACCCCAGCGACGACTTTTCGGGCGAATTGCCGAAAGCCTACAAGGGCACGCCGGTCGTCTGGAACAATCTGGGCGTTTCGAAACCACCCAAGCCACCAGCCAATTGGTCGCCGCCGCCCGGCTGGGTGCCTTTCGACAAACGCAAATCAACCTAACCCCCATGGCCCGATGCGCCCGCTGCGACGCCCCCGAAAGCCAATGGCGCATCCACCCATGCCCAGCGTGCGGCTATCCAGGCCCCGACACACGCCCGCCAGAGCGCGTCACGCAGGACGAAGCTGACCGGCATGCGCGGATTTGGGGCGACGAACATGTCTATGCGCCGGGGGCGGATGGGTGTGTGGTTTGTGGGTGGTGAGGGTGGAGACGCAAAAGGACCGCCCGGTTTCCCGAGCGGTCCTTCATAAAATTTGTCCCAGCGTCAATCACCAATGGGTCAGCGGTGCCCGCACGGTGACTGCCCAAGGCGTGGTGGCTGGGGCGGTTTGCAGAACAATCCCGACGCTCACTTTCGTTACCCAGACACCCTTATACTGAATGACAACACCAGGAGAGACCTTCGAAAATTGTGCTCCTGTGTTTTGCAGCACAACACCAGGAGAGACCTTCGAAATCTCCGCCTGCTGTGCCATTGCGATGCTCGGAAGAAACAACATCAGCCCAGCGACAATCCAACGGATCACGGGATCGTCTCCACCCCAAAGTCAACGCCGGCAGCGGTCAAATCAGACGGCAACCATGCAACGCCAGTGTTGGGATTTGTCGCCTGAATATAGCTGCTGAAGTTCGAGAAGCTATTCGTCGGAGCATAGCTGCTGCTGAGATAGTCCGTGCCGCCGACCCGCGTATCGAACTCGAAGTGCTGAGGACCAGACGAACCAACCAATGCCTGAGCGCTCATCGCTACGCCAAGCACGCTATAACTGCCGCTGGGTAGCGTGTTGTAGATGGCGCAGTTGTGCAGAACGTTGTTCGATGCGCTGTAGGCGTAGTTAGCTTGGTTCAGCGTCGAAGCATTCCAAATCGACGAGCAGACGTTCGTGCCACTCAAGCCGGTGCTATTGCCATTTGCGTTTGTGTAGGCCGTGAAGACGCCCATGGCGCGCGTGTCGGTGGTGGCGACGATGACTTCGGACCAGAGACCTAAGTTAGTTTGGGGCACTGCGAACTCGACCTGGTTAAGCGTCGTAGCTCCATCGCCATTCGTGACGTTACCAGTATAGTCACAGACTTGTGTGCTGTTACTATAAAGAGTAACTTCCCCGCTTGATCCGTAGTTCACATACATGTCGAATTGATCAAGCGACGCAGGGATCGCGGATGAACATGTGACAAGGTCGGTAAATGTGCCCCCTGATGTGCGGGATGATATCTTTACCTGGCCATTCGTTCCGGTGCCTCGCACAATTAATGTCGGGTTTCCGCTGCTATCGTTAATTCGCAACATCTGATAGTTGGACGCCGTCGTGGTTATGCAAGTATTTGAGTTATCGGTGCAATACTGCCCGTGAATCCAAATAGTAGAATTTCCTGCGAAAGTAGACGTTTGAAACCTGTTCACAGGCGGATCAGAGGCGGAAGTATCGGAAACGTCATACGAGCCACGGGACCAGGCTGAGCGGTAAAGCCCAGATGGCGCAGTAAATCCACACGTGCCACCACTCAAGCACGTAAAGTCCGAGTCCTCTTTACCCACGAACAATAGCGTCGCTTGCGCCGAGTGCGCTGCACCCAGCATCAGCCCAATCAGCACCAATAGCGGGAAAAGCCGACGAATGAAGTTCATGAACCATCTCCAATAAAGACATAAGCTGCGGCTGAGCCGTTATTCGATATGACCGTCGCACCAATGATTGATTTCGACCCATAGGTGCCCGTGAAGCTGTGTGGCGAAGTCAGCGTGGCCCCCGAGCCGGCCGACAGAGTGACCTTGGCGGTGCCGCCCTGGATCATCCCGATGTTACACCCGGCCGCTAGGCTGTTAGGTAATGTGACGGTTACAGCGCTGTTGGAGCTGAAGTTGATCAAGGTGCCGCAGTCAGAGGCTGCTAGCGTATACGTGGTGCCGCTCTGCGTCGAAACTGCGCCGTAGACGGCACCGAACGTCTGTGGACCCGTCCAAGTGTTGGTGCCCGCGAGAGAGACGCCGCCCGTGCTGCATGTCATAGTTCCACTCGAAATTGTACACCCCGACAGATTAAGAGGCGTTGCTGCTCCAGCTCCGCCTGTGCCTCCATATATTTGAGACGTTGTGCCGGACGGAATAGCCGACGTAATCGCGCTGGAAAGTTGCCCCGATGTCACCCCCGGCGGCGGGATAGGTCCGCCAGCAAACGCCTGCGAAACCCCGAGCAGTGCGCACAGCCAAAGTGCGACAAATTTTACCATCACTGGAACGCCTCGCCGGCCAGCGTCGCGGACGCTGAGACCATGATGCAGTTAATCGCCGCATTCCCAACCGTGGGGTAATCCCACTCATAGCCGCCGCCCGGCTGTATGCGGACGCCGTAATTGAGAACAGCCGACGCACCGTCAGAGCGGCACCAAGCGTCGTTGCCGCTGCCCGCAGTTGCGAGGCTGTAAATGACGACGCGCGCCCGCGTGCCGGTCGAGGCGGCCACGACGGGGGTTGCGGACGTCGAAGCGGAGACCGAAAAAGCGGACGTGGTCGCCGCCACAGGGGGTGCCGCAGCGGTGATATGGGACGGAACACCCCCGTCAGAATTGAGCGTATAAGGCCAAAAGTTGCCGGTTGGCGGGGTCACAAACCAAGGCGAAGAAGACGACCCCTGAGCCCCTTGGGTGACCGTACCGCCCCCTCCGCCCCCGTTTAGGTTGTAGACCACAGACGCCCTGGAGCAGTCCGACAGCAAGACCTGGTTGAGTGGTACCCCGGCAGGACAACCTGTCACCGCATTGCCGGGCGTCTGAGCACGGGCGCCTGTGGCGCCCCAGACCCCGCAAATGAGAAACACTAAAGCAAGCAGAATCCGCATGACCGCCTCCAAGGAGGCAGCATTTTAAGACGTCTCAGTCTTTAGACGGCAGGGTTGCTGTCTGCCTTCAGGTCGACAAGTATGTTCTTATAGTCACAAGGTAGCAACACGGCGTTAAGCGGTCTAAAATCCTTTCAACTCGTACTCCGCCTATTGAGCTTTTTGACCGCCTAGAGGTGCAAAAAGTTGAAAGGATTGGCGTATATACGCGGCTGTCGTCGCATTACAAAACCGCTGCACTACCGCTGTGCTAACCCGGCGGACTGTTGTTTTCGATATATTTTATGGCGGCTCTAACCGCTAATTTCAACTCGCTTTCTGGGCCACTTTCGACTCATGCCGCTTGCCCGACCTCAGTTTACGCATCGCACCCTCAGCAAACGTCCGGTCAGGTCTGACGTATACCGACAGCACATTTCGGCTTTTGTGGCCGGTTATCGCCCTGATTTGGTCCTCCGAACACCCTGCAGCCCCGAGCGCCGTGGCCAGAGTGCGCCGCAAATCACGAAACTGCAGATCGTCCGGCAGCCCTGCCAGCGCTCTTAGGCCGGCAAATCGGTGTTGAAAGTCACTTTCAGCGTAGGGTCGCCCCGTGGCCTCGGAGACGACGATAGGGCCATTTTCGACTCGCGGGGTTGTCTCCAGCAGCCGGCGGAGTTCAGGGAGCGCCGGCACCCAGACTGCGGCGCCCGTCTTCTCCTGGCGCAGCAAGACAGCCTTCCCGTCATACGCCGCCCAGGACAGCTTGCGGAGGTCGGCCGGGCGTTGGCCCAGGCACCAGCCCAGCATCACGGCCAAGGCCATGCTTGGGCGGCCAGCTTCAACGGCCTTGGCGCAGAAAACGTCGCGCTCATTGATCGTCCAGACCCGTGAGCGACTATCCGGCACGGACACCATCATCTTGAGCGCCGGGTTCTTGTCAATCCAACCCTCGTCGACCCCAAAACTCAACAGGCGGCGCAGAGCGGCAATCGCGTTACGGGCGGCGGATTCACCGCGATCGGCTTTCAGACCCCGGTACCAGTTCTTAACCATTTTACGCTCAAGCAGGGCTACAGAAGATTCACCCGCAGCGTCTAGCGCCGGCTTGATGTTGTAGAGGTAGTCGCGCTGAGTTCGCGGAGCCATGTCGACCATGAACTCCTCGTCGGCCTGGAACAGGTCGTGAAGAGCCAGTAGGCTATCCGACCGGTAAGATGGACCTGTCTTGGGTTCTTGCTTACGGCGCCACTGATCCAATTCCGCGTTCAGGCGCTCAGCTGCGACGATGGCCTGTATGCGGTCGTCGGGGAGACGACGAGGGATGAACCCGGCGGCGAGGAGTTTTGGAGTCGGTTGCCAATACCAGAGCGTACGGCCTTTAAGGGGCCGCTTTACCAGATACCGGACGCCGATGTCCCGCACTCATCCGCTCCATCAAGATCGCTCGCTCATCTTCGCGCGGGTCGCCAGCGCCGACAACCTGCCATCGCCGCCGCACCCACGCCTCGACGGCCTCGACGGCGTAGAGCCCATAGAACGGGTCGGGCTTGGGGAAGTCAGGGGGCAGGTTGGCCTGCACCCATAGGACGGGGCGGCGAAACACCCGATCGGCCACCTCGCTGATCGTCATCGTCAGCGGTGTCCAATCGTACCGCTTGTGCCGTGGAGCGCGGGTCATCACCCGAACCTGTTGCTGATATGGGCGTCGACCTTCGTGGGGAGCCCTGCCGCCCAGGAGGGCTTGACGGTCATCAGGTCAACGAAGACGGGAAGAAGTCGCTCAGCGTCGTCCTCCCTGACCTCGGCGGCGATGCTGTCGTGGACGTGCAAGACGACGGGAAGGCCGCCGTGCCTGTCCATGTTGTCGAGTGCGATCGCGAGAAGGTCAGCGGCAATGGCTTGGTCTTGGTTTTCGACGAGGATGGTGTGGTATAGCGGCCGACGCGTAACAGACGCGCCTCGTGGGTTGAGCGCTGTGAGGATAGGGTTGCCCCACTCGTCTAGCCCTTCAAGGCGAGGCGCCCAGTAGCGAAGCAACCGGCCAGCCGGTAATCTGCAGCAAAGAGCACCGTCTAGCATGAAGTAAGAACAATAGCCAAACGGGCCGACAGGAAACTCCCTGCCGGGGTGCTTTACCGCGTTAATCGCAGCACTGCTTGTTGCATACCAATACTTTACAATTTCAGCGTTAGCCGCACGCCACTTCGCAACAATAGGTTTTGCTTGGTCTCTGTTCATGCGTATGTTGTATGCCATGCTCATAATGACAAACACACCCGTTCCGCCACCGTAACCACAACCGAGCACACCGACCTTTCCCAATTGACGCTCCTCTTTTGTAACCTCCGATACTGGTTTCCCGACCATTGGGGCGGCAGCTATACTGTATACATCATCGCCGTTAGCAAAGGCGTCTACGATATTCTGTTGCCCTGCCAGCCAGGCTATGATGCGCGCTTCGACCTGCGCGAAATCTCCCTGGAGGAGGGTACGGCCGCCGGGGGCGCGGAGCGTTCGACGCAGCATCCGGGAGACAAACGGCAGCACAGGTCCGTACGCAGTGCGGATCGCGATAGCATCGCCGCTTTGGCCGTAGGCAACTGCTTGGGCGAGCGCGTCAGCTTGCAACTTGCGGAGCAACTTCTTGTCGTCACCACTAGGTTTACGTCCCAATATGAGGGCGGCCTGCCGCTCGACGTAGCCTGCGTCCGGCAGCGCATTCCTGGGCAGGTTATGGGGCTGCCAACCTCCCCCGCCAGCCCAGCGCATCGTGGTTTGGGCGCCGCCAAGAATGAACGCACCACGTAGACGACCGTCGACGCCTGCAGCCCGCTCCATGACCGACAGCTTCTTCGCGGATATCTTCGCCGCATCAGCACGCATCTGCAGGACGTCACGCACACGGCCGCACGGCTTGCCGTCTGGTCCTTCGTAGTCCTCGGGTAGGTCGCCGGCAAGTAAGTCTATGACGTCATTTTTGCGTAGACGATATCTCTTCGGGTTAAACTCATCCGTGTTGTCGTCGTCGTCCAAGGGGACGTCATCCTCGGGCTTGCGATTCGGATCGACTATGAGCGGGAGGCGAACGCCGCGCTCAAGCAGCCACGCCTTCAAGTCCTGCACAGCCGTCAGCTTCGGTATCTTGCCGTTCGTGACCCTGGCGACCTCGGCGTCTAGCCGCAGCGTCTCGTATTCCGACGCCTTGCGCATACCAATCACGAGCGGCATGTCGGCCAGAATGCCGCGGTCGTTGATCCGCATGTCGACGCCTGGCATGCGCGGCCACGGCTCAGCGGTTATCCAAGGCGGCGTCGCAGCGCCAGTAGCCTCTTCGGCCAGAACGTCGGTGATGCAGTACTGACCGAATGCGATCAGCTTGGGGCGCTTCTTCTCAGACCAGAGCGCCGCCCAGGACGTGTTCTTCGCCTGCGTAAGCTCTTTGACGAGCGCCGACCCCGCCTTATCTTTGACTGTGCTCGCGCCTGTAGCCCGGCTGGCGCCATCCAACGATCGAGGTAAATTAGCCCCGACAGCTCGCAGCATGGTGTCGGCCCACTGCCAATCTGGCACTTCCGGCCAACCATATTTGCCGACGCAGACGTGTCGCCACATTAACCTCTCGAACCCCGCATTCCACGCGCATAGCGGCCAACCACGTTGAATATGCTCTGCAAGCGCCTCGGGTATCGGCTGACCGTGCCACCACAGTTCTGGCGGCGCTGAATCGCCGACAACGTGATAGGCCAGCATAATCGCTTCGGTAGACGGATGCGCCGCGTAGTGATGAGCGCCGAGTTTTATGTCGGCTTCGCTCCAAGTCTCGAAATCCAGGCTGAGAGCGCGCATCACACAGCCGGCTTGGCTCGTATACCGCCAATTTCAACACGGTCATCGTTGGCGGTCGTCCAGTCGCGCCAAACATCGCCGACAATGCCAGTTCCTGGGAACAAGTCGTCTAACGTATCATCCCGTTTGGCGTTCAGCAGAGAAAACACCCACTCACAAAACCGAGCAGGCTTAGCGCCCGTAAGCCCTTTTTTGAGTGTGATATTTTCAGCTAGCCAATCGCGACGAGTTGCCTCTTCCCGGGTCACCTTTCTTCCGCCCCGGAAGATCACAGGTTCCCACGCGTAAGCAACTCCGACGTTCGGCTTAAAAATCGCGAACGGTTTGGTCCACGCACCCACTCTGACATCGTCCGGGCAGAGCGGCAGTATTGCGCGTAAACTGGTCGACGACGCACTCAGCGCCCATCCGTCAACATACTCATCCGAGAGGCGCTGAATAAGCCGGCGATGCTCACCGATGTTATCCCAGTCAGTCGCGTCAGCATGGTGTTTGACATAGAGCCGCCCACAGCCAAGGTACGGCGGGTCCGCGTATGCGAACTTCATCCCACCCTCCACACGTAGAAAGGGCGTCACCCCGCAAAGAGCGACGCCCTTGTTCAGCGATCAGCGCGGCGGAGCATACCCGGGATACTGGCCGGGCGGCGGAGCAGGGGGCTGCTGCGGGAAGTTCTGGTACGGCGGAGCAGGCGGAGCAGGCGGAGCAGGCGGAGCAGGCGGAACGGCCGGTGTCAGGTGGCCCTGGTACGCAGGAGCCGGTGCCGGCTGCGGGTAGCCCTGGTACGCAGGAGCCGGTGCCGGCTGCGGGTAGCCCTGGGGCGCATACTGAGGCGCGGGCGGCTGCGCTCCCGGATAACCCGGCTGCGGCGCCACGTACTGCGGGGGTGGCTGATACGCCGGCTGTGGCGTCTGCGGAGGGGCATTCCACGGCTGCGGCTGTTCCGGCACCGGATACCCCTGGAAGGCCGGCGCAGCTGGTGCCGACGGCGGAGCAGCAAACGCTCCTGGAGGACCTGCAGGCGCGGCGCCCGCGATCGGCGCGAACCGCTTCTGCACATCTTCCAGACTACGCTCATTCGTCGACAGACGCTCACCGTCCCTGGCGAACTGGATCGTGTCGAGGTAGATCGTGATGCCGCGGTTCGTCACGGCGCCGGTCTTGCGGTCCTTGTATTCGAACTCACTGATCTTGATCTCGGCGATGACATAGCAGCCGCTGTAGATCGTCGACGCTGGCGCCGGGAACGCATTCGCGCCGAGCACGAACGGCACTTTCGCCGATGAGGCATTGATATACCACTTGCCCTGGTACTCGGGACCCTTGGCTTTGCCGGTCTTGACCGATACCGACGATCCGTTCTTCAGCGGCGACTGAATGAGGTTCTGCTTGACCTTGTCCGACCCACTGCCGCTCGCATCCGAGAACGCCGCGTCCGCAACGCGCAGAATGGCCGCGTAGATGTTGGCGATATCCTCTTGGTCTTCGAGGATCAGGTTCGTCCCGTAGTCGTAGACCTTGTTTCCATCCTTGTCCGTGTAATCTTTCTCGCGCGGTGCCGAGATGTTACAGTACGACGTACGGGCGACCCTCTTCAGGACATAGTTTTCCTGGGCCTTCGGTTTATCAGCCATAGATGTCAGACTTTCTACTGGTGGGTTAAGGCGGGAAAATGCTTCGCCGTGATCGGTTCGAAGAGCGGCTTCACTGTCTCAACTGTATCATCTGTCTCATCGACCCTGACCAAGGTTGTAGCACCCTCGGGGCGAAAAACAAGCGTATTCACGAGCCACTTGTGCTGAGATGGGACGACCTTCTCGACCTGGGCCGGACTCAGCAGTTTCGGCTCCGTATAGAGTTCCTCGCGAAAAACGCCTGTTGTCAGTAACGTCTCTTCAGCCGCGACGGGGTCCACCCACTTGCGGTTACCTGTACGACTCTTGAGACCCCAGCCTGGTACCTTGATACCGGCCTGTAGCATATCGACGGCGTGCTGCTTCACCATGGTGATCCACGCGGCGTAAACCGCTTCGCGTTCCAGAATCATTGATACATCTGCGCCGCTCATGCCGACCGGATCAGGCAGCACCGGCATCGGCCTCAGATCAGGCATTGGCGAGACGACCGTCATCTCCTGGCCGATCGGTTTGAACTTCGTCTGCGCGACATCCAGAGCCCGCTGCGCCATGGCCGGGCATGGACGTTTCGCGCCTGGGCACCAGCGGCACTGCTTCTCGCCAGGATTGAGCGGCGGGTTGGGGCTGAGTGCCGCCCGCATCGCCAAGTACATCGTATTGCCCCAGCCGTAGACATCGACGATATCGTGAATGTAGGTTTTCACGCGCTCGTCTTCGTACGGCGCCCTCGGCTGAATGATGATCGTCTCGACGTCTTTCCAGCCGCCCGCACAGGCGAAATTGACAAGGGCGAGGAAACTATACGTCTTCAACTGCGGAGCGTCGGCGGCGACGGGCAGCATACCCGTCTTCAAGTCGATGACGGTGATCCGCCGCGTCGCCCAGTTCAGTAGAAGGATGTCGACGGTGCCCCCGAGTTCACCCCACAAAGGGTCCTTGGTGTCGAACGGCTGAGCCGACAGGAATTGCTCGGAGCGCATCTCCGTCGTGTTGGGGTCCCACCGGGCCTTCGTCTCATCAATGGCGAGTTGAACGCCATCAGACATGACGTCGTCAAACTCAATCTTGTCGTCCTCGACGACAATGATGCGACCAACCATTTCGGCGGGGGATGGGCCGCCTTTCAGCGCCGCTTCGAGGACTTGATGGCACGCCGTGCCTTCGCGCGCGGGGCGGCCTCCTTTGGAAGGTATCCCCTCCGACATCTGCGTCGAGCCGATGCAAGTCGTGATGCGGTCAGAAGACGACGGCCGGAAGCGAGGCATAACTTGTCCAGTCGAGCAGGGAGGGTAGGCTAGTGAGCAGCGTGTTGCTTTAGCAGCGCGACTTCGGCTTCGAGAGCTTTTATTCGTTGTTCCAGAATGTCGAAGTTATTCGACACAGCGATGATCGAGGCGCGAGGGTCAGACGCCCAGTTCTCTGGCGTAATCTTGTTCGGTGTGAGGTCTGCTGGTGTCAGTGTGACCGATCCACCGCCGTCGATTGACGTCACTGGCGGGTCTGCTACCCCCTCTACTACCAGTCCATTAGGGTATCCAGGCGGATACTTGATTGGCTCTTGATGATTAAGTGACTTAGCCTCAAGAGCAGCTGGTCCACGCGCAAGCGCATCCTGGTTCTGATATATCCACGTAGTCGTAGCTGCGGGTTCAGAGGACCAGATAAATGCGCTGGTGCCCCTGCTGACGAGAATACTAGATGTACCGGTAACGACTACGGGGCTATCGGTAAAACGGTGTTCCAGAGTCGACGGAAATTCCGCTGCCGCCCGGAACGGGGCGGCCTCTGTCTCCCGCTTCTTCCGCTCTTCCTCGGCCTTATCCGCCGCATACATGGCGCCCAGTTCGCCGTTGATCTTCCAATCCTGGTCAACCTGCTGCGCTTGCGGCGACGGGTCTGCAGCCCAGTAACCTTCCAGGCAGTACCAATCCATACCCGTACACACCCAGTGCTGACCGGGGTGCTTGGCGATTTCCGCCTGCATTTCTTGCTCGGCCTTCGAAGGCGTCGTAAATGCGAGGTTGCTCGTCGTCTGCGCGTTCGCCGACAGAGGGAACATTAGTGCAGCGGCAAGCAGTACGTGCTTCATCTCAGTCGACCTTCTTGAAACTTCCGCCGAGTATCTTCAGCACGTCCTCGTCGAACAGACAGCCGCGGTCATGGAGAACTTCGACGAGACGGCCGACGAGTTGATACGTGTTGTTTGCCGTTCCGAGCGCCATGTCAGCTACCGAGCCGGTATACTCGTCGTAACATTCCCGCTCTACAGCCTCTTTGATGGTATAGTTGTCAGGCGCCTTCTTATAGTCGTACAGGTAGTAGAGTTTCACAGGAACACGAACCCCAATGCGAGTGCCACATTCGGCAGAGAGCCGAACTGTATCCACTGCCACTTCTGGATACCCTCGGCGGCGCCGAACAGGCAGAACTCAGCCGCCAGGAACAACGCCGCTCCCAGCCACATCCGCCACTTCCTAGTCATCCTGAGCCCGCGCATGGCAGTGTCAGCGCGCGGCGGCGTAGAAGTCGGGCGACAGATCCAACTTCGTATTCGACGAAATGTCAAAGCCGTCGAGACGGTATGTGCGCGGCCCGAAGTGTATCAAGATTGTCCGCGAGCACTTGCTGGCGCCGAATGCGATAATCGCGCCGTAACCGTTGCTCAGAATACCGTTCGGGATTGACATAGGTGTCGTCGTCCAGTTCACGCAGTCGAGGCCGGTCACCGGATGGCCGCTCGTGTTCAGCACCATGATGAGCGGCGTCGCGCCAAGCGCCGACAGATCAATCCGGCTGATCGGGATGTCCGTAGTCACCGACTCTGAAGCGACCGGCTCTTGGTGCCACACGCCAAGACCATCTTGAACCCAGCCTGGAGGAGCCGACTGCGCCTTGGCCGTCACCGATCCGAACAAAAGTCCCGCGGCCAAGGCAGCGGAAGCCAGCGTCGCGATACGCACATTCAACTCCTTCTACGGAGTAAAAACGAAGGAAGCTCGTCGCCTCTAGACCGCGGCCTACGAATGACCGGCGGGTTTTTAAAGCCAACGGCAGGCGCACTCCCTAAAGCGCTACCCCTGCTTTGGCGGCATACTCACGCGGGCTGATGCACCAGCTTGCGCGCCCCTAGCCGCATCTCACGGGGCTTCCGGCTTGAACATCTCCGTCATCATGTACCAGAGGTGCTCAGCCGGCACGCTCTCGACGGTCGGCCAGCCGTGCTTCTTGGTGGCGATACGGTGGAACTTCGCCGCCCCGTCCGGGATCTGGAACACCGCCGTCTTCAACTGCTCATGCGTGAAGATCGGGTGACCGCTGGCGTTGACGCCGACTGGGTCAGGGATCGTCGGCATCGGCGGCTCGACGATGACAGGCTGGGGAACCGGCGCAGGAGCCGGCACAGGCGCCAATGGCACGACAGGCTGCAGCGTCACTGGCTGGCCGATCGGCGGCATAGGTGGCAGCGGCTTCGGCGCCTCGGTGCGGGTAGGAATCTGCAGCGGAGGCGTGAAGCCCGGCGAAGGCATATTGGTGGGCAAGAGGCCGGTGGTGGCAGCCGCCGCAAGGGTCTTGGCCTGCGCCGCGGCAATCGCGGCATTGTCGGCTTCGATCTGCGCCTTGGTGCGCTTAGCACGCTTGCCCGTGACGGCGTCAGTTTCGGCCGGTGTGCCGCCTTGATTGCCGGCAGGGGCGTCGTCCGACTTAGCCTTGTCATCGCCGACGACATACTCGCCGCGCTCGATCGCGAGTCCGAGGTCGAACCAGCGCCGCAGCGCATCGGCGTCATAGTCGTCAGGCAGCGTAATTGTCTGCGAAATCTGGGCCACGGAGCCTCCTGAGCGTAGGGTCAAGCGTGGGATTGATACAGCATGCCGGCTATCCGAAGTCAAGCAGCCTGTATCAAGATTAGCGTAGCCATTTGACCGCCGGATCGCCTTTGTAGCCGCGCTCAAAGATGAACCAGGCAAACGCCAATGCGCCGCCGGTCGTTCTCGGGTTGGGGTCGTCACCCCGCCATAGCGTCTGCCGACCGCAGAACTGCCAGATCCTGATCGGCGGATGCACGCTCCAGAGCGTGTCGTAGCGCTTACGGCCTTCGAGCCACCCAGACCTGGCAAAGAAGGCGATCTTCTCAGCGCCAAGGTTCAATGCGTGCAGAGCAAACTCGTCAATAAGGTTGAACGGCGGGTTCGTGATAACGCTCCGAGCAAGCAGCCCGCCCGTCGACAAGAAGTCAACACCGGCTGTTCCGAATCCGCGGTCGACCAAATCCGTGCTGACGACCTGATAGCCGGCCTCCGTCATCGGAACGGCGATCGCACCGTCACCACACGCAGGCTCCCATACGTCGACAGTGAACTGCTCGACCCGCAACAGCGCGTCAATCGCCGACCTCGGTGTCCTGTAGAAATCTTGCGGTGAACGACCTGGATTACCGTCACGGCGTGTCTTTGCGAGTGTGGCTACGCTCATGCCAGCCGCCCGAGGACAATGTCGCTCACGTCGAATGCCCCAGCACTATCCCGCTCATCTGCGCCTTCTGCGCGATCAATCGGCTCGTCAGTTCGTCCAGCCAGCACCCCGACGCGAACAGAACCTCGACCAGCACAGGACGCTTCTGCCCGATGCGCGACATACGCTTCACCGCCTGCTCCATCGCCCGCGCTGTCCAAGGCTGCTCAACCATCACGCCGCGGTTCGCCCTTGTCAGCGTGATACCCGCGCCACCGGCCTGGATCTGCAACAACAAGACATCAAGCTGACCAGCCTGGAAGGCATCCTGGATCGGCTGCGACACACCCGAGTTGCTGCCGTCGATGTACGCTACGCGCAGCTTCTTATCCGATAGTTGCGCGAACGCTGCGTCTTTGACGTCCCGGTGCAGATAGTAGACGACAACCGGACCGGCACCACTCTTGACCAGATATTCCGTGTACACCGCCGCTTGCGACACCTTCGCCAGACCGAGGGCATGCCGGACGCGAGAGATGGCCGGGTCGTCAAGCGCATCAGCGACGATCCGCTCAACCTGCTCTTCCGTGAAGGCGCTGGCCAGCATCGCGCGGTGCAAGTCCGCCGTGATCTCGTCTAAAGACTCTTGCGAGACTTCGACGGGGTAGGTCGTCACCGTCAACGGCGGCAAGTTCAAGATGCCTCGGCGTGCCAACATGTGAGGCCGCAGAACCGCCCACAACTCTTCGCCGTTCTGCAGCACGCCGGATTTCGGCTCCATGGCGTGTGTGAAGCTGTTGCGCACCATCATGCAGTAGCGGTTGCAAAACGCATCGTAGGAGGGGAGCGCGCCGAGCCTTTTCGCCAGGGTACTCGACATGATCGGGTAGAGATCGGCAGCGCTGTTGACGATCGGAGTGCCTGTCAGCGGCCAGACGTAGCGGGCGTACTGCCAAAGAGACTCAATGGCGCGGCCGAACAGAGCGACGGTGCGCCGTGCCGTGACTGACGTGTAATTGTCAGCCTCGTCACAGATGATCGCGTCCCAGGGTGAAGATTTGAGAAGGTTCAGATGAGAGTCGCGCTTCGCCATAGCGGCATGACTAGCGATGACGACGCCATGTGTGTGAACCGCGGTAACTAGGCCATCAACGACGGTGACGGGACGGGGAATTTGCTGCCATTCGCGAAAGGTCCTGGCCCAGTGCTGCTTCACAACCGAAGGGCAGAGGACCAGGATGTGAAGAAGAGCGGCGAGATCACAGGCGAGAAGGACGCTCAGGGTCTTGCCAGCACCCGGCTCGTCAAACAGACAGCCGCCTTCATGCGAGGCTAAGAAATGGCCTGCCTCAATCTGATGAGGGTAGGGGTCTGGTCTCACTTACTATCAACCGGCTGGATTGACAGCGCCGAAAACTCAGATGCGTCAATCCCGTGTTCCACGGCTGCTTGCTTCGCGGCGTCAGCCAGCAAGTCCCAGTCTTCCGTAGAGAGGGGCCAGTGTATAGGAATCGTCGCCTCCGCAGAACAACGGGCTACACCCATCCCGAGAACGTTGTCCTTGTACGCGAACGCGACGCTCCAGACTTTGTGGCTCGGAGACCGGAACATCACCCGCCCTCTTTCAGCAGTTCAGCCTTGGCAATCGACACGGAGAAGTCGCAGCGCGTGCAACTGAACTCGACCATCCTGACTTCTGGCGCGTACCAATTGCCGCGTTCCTTGAAGCCGATGTCGTGCCCGAACACCCAGCAAAATAGCCGTCGTATCGGGTTCGTCCCGCGTGTCGAATAGACAGCCTTAAAGGCGGCGAGTTCCGCGGTGGTCATCCCCAGAACCCTCCGAACCACAGCACGATAGCCACGACGATAGTCTCCACCGGCACCGACGCGCCCTTCCAGTCATGCTTCGCGCAGACCCAGTCCCCGAGCGCATAGACGGCGCCCAAGTAGATCGCCATCGTCCATTGCGGCCAGTGCCAAGTCGTCACAGCTTACGCAGCCTCCCGTCGAAGCGCCGCGACGACGTCTTTCGGCTTCGTCCCTTCTATCCACGCAATGAGCACCGGCAACTCAGCCACAGAGAAGCGATCACGCAGACAGGCGGCGTATTGCTGCGCTTCGGTCAATGCGATCATCCGATCTGTCTGCCGGTTCGCCTTGTGGGCTTCGATCTTAGCCTGCTCGTCACGGATACGCTGAAGCTGCAACGCAGGATCAGGGGCAGCCGCCGCACGCAACAACGCCGATCGATTGTCGTCCAGGCCAGCCCCGCGCGCCGCAGCTTTTGCCTCGGCAGACAGCCCGTCGACCTTCGTAGCTCGATGAGCGTCGTTCTTACTCACGCCTATCTCACGAGCTGCTCGACGAACGCCACTCTCTGGCCGACCAACAGGTAATTTCGTCCCAACTTGGGACGAAACCCTATCCGCCAGCCTGATCCACTCGGCTATATGCTCGTCCCGCTCAAGCGCCGTCAGATCAGCACGGTGAAGGTTCTCAGCGACTTCCCACATACGTGCTGTCGTCTCATCCTCAAAGAACACGCAATCAATCAAAGGCCAGTCTAAACGCTTTGCCGCCTCTAGACGGTGAAGCCCGGCTACGAGAAACGGGTTATCGTCTGTGTCATTCGCGTACCGTACGGCGATCGGCGACTGAAGGCCGAGGCTGCTCATGCTCTCCATCAGACGCAACACCGTCGTCTCGTCGAGGCGCGAACGCAGCCGATCACCAACGATGATCTCCTCTGGAGTGAGACGGTCTCGACGCATCAGAGAACGTCGGGCAGCGACGTGGCCGACTTCCAAGTCAAGTCCATACGGACGCGATTCGACACCCACGTATTCCAGGCAATGGTGATTGCGGCCGCTATCTTCACGGCGCCATCTCGCGTGTTCTTCACCCTACGCAAATCGCCTCGCAGCGTCTCGCGCAGCTTGAGAAGCGGACTCGTCTTGTTCAGGTTCGCACCCGAGACAACCTTGTCCCAGAACTCTACCACCTTATCCTGATGTTTCGTGTTCTCACTTATCCAAACATACGCGAGCGCAAGCGACGTAGGCGAACCAAGGACGCGCCCTCTTTTTGCAACCAGTAGCGCGTCCCGAGTTGTAGGAGTGTTCATCTTCTTGGCTTGCGCGAGGATAGTCTGGGAGTCCATCGGCTCCCGGTAATCCTGCAGATACAGTGCCGTCGCAGCAAGTGAAGCGCGAGTTCTGGCGTTGTCCATGCCGTCAATCGCAACGAGATCGGCGCCTCCGCGCTTCGTGCCGCAGTCAAGTATCTCAAACTCGTCGTCTTCGGTGCCGAACCACACGGTGAACGGGAGCGTCGTGTCAGCCGCCACAAGTGCCATCAGACGGTGCTGGCCATCAGTTAAGACACCAGACTTCGCGAACGCGATGGCTTCCGTCGACAGGCGCCAGCGACCCTTGACCATGATCTTGCGAAAACGCTCAACAGCCCTAGCGGTGACAGGCCGGTTTTTGGTATTCCGCTCCAGCATCGTCATCGCGATGGCGGGAGTGATGTCGATGATCTCGACAAACCGCTCAACACGACCGCGCGTGAACTGACGTGTCAGCCACTGGTCGGCATTGATCGGAGACTTGACGCTCACGGATTTCCCGAGAGCCAGAGGCTTAGTCATGCTTTCACCTTTCCCGTACTCGCCAACGCTTCAGCGCGGCACTCGTCCAAGACCGCCGCCAGCTGCTTGCGCCACATAACGCCGACCGTGCCTGCCGGCTCGTAGTCGTAAATGAACGTCGACAAAGACGTTGGATGCGGCGTTTCGGACGCTTCCTCGCATTGCCCCCAGGTCGGAAGCACGACAGGCTTTTTCACGGCTCAGGGACTTCAAGACTGTCAGGCGACGGCTCCAGACCGTCAATGACGGTTAGTGGGTCGACATGCCGCAAAAGACCGGTAATGACCTTCGCTTTGCCGTCTTCACCCGCGCAAGAAAGCGAGGAGTCGTACACGCCTTGTATGAGTCGGGCGATGACCTTCCCCAGATCTTCGGGGCTGATGTCATAGCCTCGCTTGAGGAACTTCTGCACGCGAAGAATGCTGCCGCCCGCGTCCTCGTTCCGCTTCGGTTGCGTGTAGACGAGGCGCTTAGCGGCGAGATCCTGGTAGAACTCCGCTGCGATCGCCGACTTCCACGCGCCATCCTCCCACCACACGCACGCCATGGCGACAGTGAAGTCAAAGCTCTCCAGCAGTTCTTGCGGTGTGCTGTAGACCCACCGATGAATGAACTGGACCGGCACGCGCCCCGGCGTCAGCACCGTGTAGGCGTTCCGAGTCCTGAACGTCTTGGTGCCTTCACCACGTGTCCCCCTCAACTCGGTCGCCAACTCCTGGGCCTTGACCGGATCATCGGTGAACAAGTCGATGTCGTTTTGAACTTCGCCGGTTATACTGGAACGGATATAGCCCCCGCCCAGAATAGCGCCGCTCTTGCGCATCAACTCAAAGACGTCGCGGGGCATATGGCCGATCAAACGGCGCATATCCTGATAGTTCAACTCTTGCATGGAATTTCCTACGTTGGGACAGGCACGCCGCTCTCGCGGCACCACAGCAGCACGGCCATCAACAAGGCGTCAGCTACGTTATGGTCTTTGACACGGCTGAACGACGCCACGCTTCCAGGGAACAACCGCGCGCAGACCTGACGCGACATCTCCTTGCCTGGCTGCATTTTGAACGCCTTGCGCCACGTAACCGGCGCGATCCGCTTCACACTCATCCGGCGCCCCAGCATGATGCCTTCGAGCAGCCCCGCCGCATTCGCGAACCGCGCCGCCGACGCCACGCCTTCACCTGGACGCGACGATACGATCTCGACGGCGCCGACGGTCGGACCATACTTGTCCAGGTTCGCCATGATCGTCGCCACGTCAGGGTCGCTCCGCTTCTTGCCGTCCCCACGTGTCCGAGAGACGCCTAGATCTGTATCAAGAAAAGGTGCGTAGTCCGGACCCGCATAGATCGCCATGCTCGGACTGACGCCCGGATCAAAGGCGCAGACGACCAGAGGCATCAGAAGCCAAGTGCGCGCCTGTACACGTCGAGCAGGGTGTCCTGCTCCTCCAACTTAGCCTGGTCCATCGCCCGCAGCTTGATGATCTGGCGGATAGTTGCGACATCAAACCCAGCCGACTGAGCTTCTTGGCCGATCTCCTTGATGTCCTCGGACAGCGCCTTCTGCTCTTCTTTCAGCCGCTCGATCCGCTCGACGATGCTCCGAAGCCGTCGCGCCGCATCCGCTTCGGAAATATCGGCCGCCTTCGTTTTCTTTTTACCCTTCTTCGTCTCACCGGAGTTATGGCCGATGCCAGCAATCTGATCCTCAACCGCGGCAATCTCATCCGCATTGATGACGTAGGCGGTAGGAGGAGCCGGCGGCGACAGCGTTGTCGACATCTGTGTCAATTCCCTGTCTTTTGTTGCGCGACGAACCGCTTCTTCGCCTCGTCGAAATCAGCCGGGGTCACCACGCCGCCCGTCAATTCCTGGATGCGCGCGGCATGCTTGGCGGTCGGTATCCGCCGACCCGTCGACCAATGATTCACACACGCCACGGTCACGCCGCATTCACCTGCGAGCCATGTTCGGGAGCGCCCTGTCTCAGCGAACCAATCCATCAAGTTCATCGCGGCCCTTGCCATACCCTGAGCCTTGATACATAAATGTCTTGATACACCGCGTCAACCAGGAACATCGCCGCTTGGCTTCTGCTGTATCAAAACCTCCTGATCCGCCGCCAAACTTCGTCAACACACTGATATTGCAGGTCGATCGACGAGCACCCTGGTCAGCCCCGCCACCAACATGCTAGGCCGAGCCATCTTGACACAGAGGCATATGTGAACACCGAATACGAAGACCTTGAAGGGACCTGTATCGTGGCGACCACTCGGGCGCTGCGAATCGCCTTCGACGGCGTAGCCGATCCAGTCTGGGCGCCGCGGTCAGTAGTCGAGGACGGCGAGGACAAGGTGAAGAGTGACGAAGACTTTCGAGTCGCGCGCTGGTTCGCCCTCCAGGAAGGTCTCATATGAGCGACGTGCCGCTTCACAAGACGGAAACCGTTTTTGACCGCGACTACGTCGTCGGGTACCGGCTGCGGGTCGAAAGCGGCTGGATCTACGTGTTTCGCGAACCCGAAGCTACTGTCTTCGTCCCTGACAAGCCGCCATGCGCCACGTCACCGACGACTTCATAGAGGTGCTCCGGTACGCGCCGAAAAGCGACGAGGGCCTGCTCGTCTGCCGAGCCTTGCACCTCGCTCGCGCCGAAGGGTGGGTCAAGCCTCCCAAGTGCTTCGGCTACTTTGAGTTGTTCGTCGACTCACGAGCACTGGCGCTCTTGATACGGCCTGATGAAGCTATGGGGTATTCCGCCGTGACTCATTTTGACCTTGGCTACTCCAGCTCGGCCGTCCGTCTCGTGCTGCCAGACGGTGAAACCACCTATGTGACCGTCGACGCCCCCACAGAGCCATTGGCGCTCGCGCTCGCCTTTCTACTCGCTCATTCTGCCCTGCGCGCGTAACGCCGCCCCGACGTGTCATCCGCAGTGGATGGGCGCGTGGATGCGCTGCAGCCCGACCCGGCCGCCATCAACCAATGGATGGCCACCTGGTTCGCCAAGTGCGATGCAGGGAACATCGAACTCGCATGGTCCGACCCTCAGACCGGGAAGGTCAACCGCGCTCGGCAGTTCGCGCTCGGCAACCCTGAGATCGGCGAGATCGCCGCTCAACTGAACCGCACGCCGAACGTCAATGTCTACTACATGGCGGCGACGACCAGGAGCGCCGACAACCGTCGTTCCTGCGACGACGATGTTGTCCAATCTCCGGGGTTCTGGATCGACCAGGACTCCGAAGAGCACGTCAGGGCCACCGACAACATCCTGCCCATGCTCCGTCCCCAGTGGTGGATCGTCACGGGCCGGACGCCCTACCTTCGCCGCCACGGCTACTTCCTGACCGACGAGGTGATCCGCGAAGAGTCGGTCATCCGCAATTTCAACGACCGTCTCATCAGCCTCTACCGCTGCGACAAGACCACGGTGAACCCGAGCCGCCTGCTTCGATGCCCCTACACTATCGCATGGCCGTCGAAACGCGGCGCACCGATCCCCGGCCGAATCCCCGAGCTGACGTACTTCACTCGGGAGGATCTATGCGCCCCGGACCACTACACCAGGGCCCACCTCGACCTGAACCTGCCGCGGATCGCTGAAGCCCCGGAACGGAAGCCGTTACCGGCCCAGCCCTCCAGCCCCGTCATCTTGCCCGACGGCGAGCGTGTCGAGACGTTCGACGAACTGTTCGCCAAGCTGCAGACGTCGGCATTCGGCCGACATGACACGCTGAATCGTCTCATCGCCTCCATGATGACGCGCGGCATGCCCGACAGCGCCATCATCGACCTGTTGGCACAGCCGAAGTTCAACGTGCCCGACCATGCCGGCCGGGCGATGGGCGATGCCGAGTGGCACGAAGAAGTCTCCAGCCGAGTCAAGCGCGATCGCGCCAGTGGCAAGTTCGGGGCGCCTGACCCCGACCCGCCAGCCACCACGGCGTACGATCATGTCCGGCAGAATTTCCAGCCGATCACTCAAGACACTGACCCGACCGCTGAGCCCCGCACGTACGGGACGCTCAGCCTCAGTCAAATGGTCATCAAGCACGGGCCGCCGCCCGAGTGGCTGATCCATGGCGTCATCCCTCGCCGCGATGTCACGCTGCTGTCGGGGCTTCCTGGCGCCGGCAAGTCCCCGATCGCACAGATGTGGGTCGCCCATCTCATCACAGGACAACCATGGGACGAGCGGCCATCTGTCCCATGCAACGTGTGCTATGTCGCGCGAGAGAGCGAAGGCCAGACCGCTCGCAACATTCACTCCATGGTGCGGGAAATTCTTGAAGCCCGCGAGGGGCTTCCGAGAGATTCCATAACGGAACCGCTCCTCGACCACATGCTGTCTGGCAATTTTATATCAATCACCAGCCGTGCATGGAACGATGAGGCCAACCCGCCGTTCTTCATTGAGACGGAAATGGACATCCTCATTGCCACGCTCGAAAAAGAGTGCCGCCCAGGCGGTCAGTTCGCTGGCGGCGAGCCCGACCTCACGGTCATCGACACACTGCGCGCCGCGTCCGTCGGCTCGCTCAGCGACGACAAGGACATGAGCGTCGTGCAGCGTGAGATCGCCCGGCTGAAGGCGCGATTCCCGAACATGGCCGTACTCCTGCTCACCCACGCGGCGAAAGCCCAACCCGGCGGCGTGTCCGGCACCAACCGCATTGACGGTTTCTCGGACAATATCTTCAGCGTCATCCTGACCACCCGGGATGCTGACATCGACGATGACGACGCGGTCAAGCGGCCGAAGAACTACGGCCCTGACAGCGAGGGGTATGTCTACCGAGCGATGAAGCTCCTGCACCTGCGGTACAAGAACTGGCAGACCCTTCGTAATACGCGCATAACCGCGCGCATCAAGGAATCGCACCTGTCTCTGCTGGTCGGGGAGCAAGGGTCGAGGATGCTCGAAACAGCTACGAACGGAAAATTTACTTCTGTGGTTGAGCCCGAAGCCTTCGCGGCATCATCTCAGCAAAACGTGAACATACTCACAATAAATGACGAGGCCAACATCACGCTTCTTCTGCTAGTGTCGACGACGCATAAGGGCGGAGTGACGACGCAGTTTGTCGCAGACGCTCTCAAGACTATGAAACTACGCGCTGACATTCAGCGGGTGCTTCGTATCGGCCACGACGACTGTTTGGGGGCTGTAAAGCGTCGGCTGTTCGTCATGAGCGCCACAGGCCAACTGACACACTCCGTACACAACGGAGAAAACATATGGCGATATCCGTAGGTTAGAGTTTCACTACGGCGATAGACAGTTACGATACAGAACGTCACACGCGCGAAAAGCTGCCGAAATCGGCCGGTTAAACGTGTTTGTGAGAGCACGACCGTATGCCCGCGCTCGACAAAACTGAATCTATCTGTATCTTTCGTGCGGCAGATGTAAGAATGTGCGAACGTACGCAAAGGGGATTTCGTGTTGGCGGCTTACAGCGTAAAAGACCAAGCCCTTGATATCATTGTGCATATCCTCCTGAAGAAGCCGGAAGGCATGCGGATGAAGGAGCTGCTCAGCGAGATCGACGGCCACGCGATGACCGCGCCAATGCGAAAGACGTTCGGCGTGAACCCTCTCCAGCAGCGCACCTATACGGGGCGGCTCCTGAAAGCGGCGCGGGTCAAAGGTCTCGTCAACAAGACGGGCAAAATCCAGGATTCGACGTGGATAGCCGTATGGGGCGACATGATTCCGGACAATCAGCGCTTCAAGATAGAGAACGGCGAGATCGTGGAGAGCGAACTCGCCGCAATGGACACGCTTAGGAATGTGGTCAGTATCGCCATGGGCCGGAAGCCAAAGCCAGCCACTGCACCCAAGCGGGCGGGGCAAAAGCCACGGCCTGGAAAACCACCGCGCAGGAGTTAGGCGACCGATCGCGGAGCAAATTCTTCTGCGCGCGAAACGCGCTTCTGAGCCCAGCGGCCTATCAAAAGGGCGAGTTCTTCTGGCGTATTCGCGATGTACTGTTGAACCACGAACGAGCCATCTTCTTCGATCGTGTCACCCGTGATGACCCAGCCATTTGCGGCATTCACGACAGTCAGTTCGGCGTAGCTGGCATTTATCACTTCTCTGCCCCTGTCCTGATTTTAGCCCGTTGTGGGCTGACTTGTTAGTTTAACATACGCTCAACCGACGACACCGCAACAAGATAAATACGTATACTTCATAGCGTATAGAAAACGTAAAAGCCCATTTGCGATACGTTCTATTGCACAGCACAAGTGGTATATCGTATACGAGTTCACATGCCCGACTTTTTAAGTGCTGCCGTAAAACGCTTGACGCTAGTCGTCAAGGTGCAGCGGCGCCCATGGGTCCGGAGTCTTCACGTCATCCCGATCGGCCAGTAATTCGGCGAGTTCACGCTGGACCTGAGCCAACTCGGTCGCCAGCTTGATCTCAAGGTCTGTACGCGGACACGCAGTCGGAGGCTCGCCTGTCAAGCCGTTCCTCGACCACAATTTTGTGATGTTGTGAGTTCGGGCATCGGCACCATCGGCGTTAATCTGACGGTAGACGTGCTCCAGATACCAGAGGATGTCGCCACACTCGGACAGGACCGAATCGCGGTCGAGCGCAACCTCGCCCGCCAGCGCCTTGTGCAGGATCTCCGCCAGTTCACCGGCCTCGGAGATCACACCGATGACGCCTCTGGTAATGTCCAGAAGGTCTTCGCGCAGTTGTACCGACGTCATGTGGTTCGTGCGGTGGCTGTCAAGGGGCTCACCGCGGAATAGGGCACGCTCTATCCGGTCGGCCCTGGCGGCGATCGTCGTGGCCTGAGTGAGGAAGGTATCCATCTCCCAGGAGAAGACCTTGTCGGTGTGGAACCCTCCCACGACGGTCTGCTGCACGGCTTCGGCGTAGGTGCGTTCATCCATGAATTAAGTCCTTGGTGTAGTGTTAATATCCAGTCTTAACACAGTGGGTATCAGACGGAATACGGCCGTCAGCTAAGTGCTCCTGGAAATGCGCTTGGGCCTTATTGCACAGTGTCTCTGTGGCAAATGGTATCGTAAAACTGGTGACAGCCGGATGTTCGTAGTTCGAGTCACTTGGCATGTTCGTCCATAGCACGACCACGAGAACCCACGCCGGCAACATCACATGTAGTCCCGGCCGAACCACGCCAAGGCCACCAGCCCGGCAATGGCGATCACCGCCAAAGTAAGCGTCCTGACAGGATGCTGCTCCCAGTCATCGCCGGCCTGCCACAGCCTGACGAGCCAACTCTCGGGCTTCACGGCGTAGGTCTCTGACGGCGTCGCGTTCTCGCTGTCCATCAGACGTCCTCCTTCGGGCGCCCGTTTTCATCCAACGTGTACCAAACATAAGGTTTGATACCGTCTCTCCCCACGATTCCGGCCCACGCGTGGGTGATGTTCCAGTCGTCGTCTCGTCGCGCTAAAAACAAAGCGTTTCCTGTAACGCCCATGACGCGACCGTACTTGCCGGATGACATTGCGGCGGACCGGTCGCCCGTGGAGGAGGCGGCGGACTGATCGCCCGTGGAGGAGGCGGCGGACTGGTAGCCCGTGGAGGAGGCGGCGGACTGGTAGCCCGTGGAGGAGGCGGCGGACTGGTCGCCCGTGGAGGAGGCGGCGGACTGGTCGCCCGTGGAGGAGGCGGCGGACTGGTAGCCCGTGGAGGAGGCGGCGGACTGGTCGCCCGTGGAGGAGGCGGCGGACTGGTAGCCCGTGGAGGAGGCGGCGGACTGGTAGCCCGTGGAGGAGGCGGCGGACCGGTCGCCCGTGGAGGAGGCGGCGGACTGGTAGCCCGTGGAGGAGGCGGCGGACCGGTCGCCCGTGGAGGAGGCGGCGGACTGGTAGCCCTCGACGTGCTTGCTCCCCGTAGCCGTTGCTCGCGCGATCACCCATTCGATGGCGCGCTTGACAAGATCGGGAATCTTGATCTCAGCGTCGATGGTGATGCGCGCGCTGGCGATCTTCGCGTCATCGGCGCTCTCACGTGATGTTTCGCCGGACTGCCGAACATCCGCGTAACGAGAGGCGCCGGGCGCATAGTAGCTGAACACGCTGAGCGGATGATGGTCGACGCTGCACGCGTGAAAACCAGACTGGCAGGCGATGACAGGTCCGACATGCTCGTAGGTCTTGCCGACCTCGAACTGATAGCCACGACATTTCCAGTCGAGGTCAAAGCCTTTAATTGACGCGATCTCTTCATCTGTATCCGACGGTGTTGCGTTCTCGCTGTCCATGTCTGTCTCCCATGTGCTGTTCATTCCCAGAAGCTCGCCAGCGGCTTCACGCCGGCCTCGTCTATCAACCGCGTCACCAAGTCGATGAATGCCCCGCGTGCCGCCGAGGGTGTCATCAGCGTCTGCGTCGGCACATGCGAACACGGCGGAAGCGCCGGCCAATCTCGCAACGGCGTCGCCATGAAGTCTCGCTTCTCGACCGCCAAGGCCAGCAGATCGGCCTTCTTGACCTTCCGCTCCAATTCGCCGAACTCATCGGCCGGGCAGTAGAGCAAACGCTCCGTCAGCCCTGCCGCGGCCTCGACCGCCACCTGGACGCGCTGTTGAAGCGCCTTCACAGGGTTGAACGCCACGTCAAAACGCTGACGGATAAGCTCACCCAGGGCATCCTGCATCGGCGACGTGATATCGCCCGTGACGTATTCGTGGGCGTCATGCAGCGCCGCCATCAGCATCTCGAATGCCGAGGCTTTCGGGGGCATGAGACTGGCCACCAGGACGCTGTGCTGCGCCACCGAATAGGGCGGTTCGACGACTCCCGTAGCGACGCACGTATGGTTGGCGAACCTGCCCTCACGAGACAGCGCCACACCAATGTCACGCAGCCGAATGACGTGCGGATCAGGGTCCAAGAGTTGGAACGGGGCGCCGCTACGCAGCTGCATCCAGGTGCGGGACAGGACTTCAGGACTGGTCATGCCACGCTCGTCTCATTGAAGACGGTCTCGACGATGCACTTGACCTTGGAATGCAACTGCTCGACCGACCCGTCGTTGAACACAGTCCAGTCCACCTTCAAGTCGGCGATGAACGCCTCGCTGGCGTGGCTCTGGCCGATGTCGCCGGGATTGTTGGGCCGTTCGATGCGGATGACGATGCCGCCCAGATCGTGAATGCGTTCGACCTCGTTGGGGAAGCGCACATCCGTCACGACGACGTCGGAGTGCTGAGATGCCACGTCTTCGAATGTATCAAGCCAAAAGTCGGGGTCCATATCCACGCGGCCCCACTCGGTCCCCAGCGTCTGGGCGGCATGCCGCGGTGTCTGGTTGGAGAGGTAAGGGCTTGGTACGTGTTTTAGGACGCCCCAAAGCGCGGCGTTGATGTGTTCCTCTTTTGCGCCGCGAATGCGCATCAGCGTCGCGAGCATCTCTTTGAGCGGATCGGCGAATGCGACGCGTGTGGCGCCTTCGCGCACGAGACCCAGCGCCGCCGTGTCCTTGCCGGCTCCCGCATAGCCGCACAACCCGACGAGGCGGATCATACCTCGACTCCGAGTTCGGCGAGGCGCTGTTTGATGGCCGTGGCTTCGCCTTCGAAGAAAAAAGTGGCCGCTCGCACTATATCGGCGAGAAAGTCTTCGTTAGAGCTAATATGCCGATGTATCACGCTTAGCGCTACATAACCGTTAATGGCTGCACTAGTTAGCGCAGTTTTATCCTCCTTCAACCTATGCAGGTCGTTGCGCAACCGCGCAACCTCATCCATATCCTCCAGCTTCACAACGCCTGTCCTCCCATCCGTGTCACTTGAGACTCTGGCTGTATCAAGACAGGCTGTCAATCAGGTTTCCGGCATTTCAGCAACTTTTTGTATCACCGCGTTGATACAACCCTCAGATGGCGGCGCTGTTCGACATCGTACGCTTTCAAATCGTAAATTGAGCGGAAAGGTGGCCACTCAATGGCACCGACCTTCCTCTTTTCGTCCGCCTGGCGTTCCAGGTGCGCCAGAAGCGCTCGGTAACCGAGGACGATCGCCAAGGCCCCGCATGTGACAGCGAATCCGTACATGGACTACCCCTTCTTTCGGTAGCCGATCGACGCCACGACGACGAGCACGACCAGCAATATGTCAAAACCCATCCAGACTTCCGCCGTGACAGGACTGTAGAGAGCACTCGGTGTCGTCGCCCCAGTATGCGTGGTGAGTGTCGGGTTCAAAATCTTACCTCCCATAGCGGCACATGGCCCTGTTTCAGAATGTCCGTCATGTTTCTCGTGCCAGGGCCGCCGGGGAACGCCACAGCCGCGTCGGGGCGCTCGCACGCCATGGCGAAGTTGCGCAATCCGCCGGCTCGACGCCCGTCCCGCTCCCAGTCCGCAGGGAATTGCTGCCAAGGTATGCCGCGCGACACCGCCCAGTTATGCGCCAGGGAATCGGCGCCCTTCGCCGCCCCGTCGATCTGCATCGTGACACCCCAGGTCTCATGCACGTAATCAAGGATGCGCTCCAGCATGGCCCGCTCTTGATACGCCTTGTCGATTTCCTGCTGGCTTGGATTGCCGTATGGCACGACGCCATAGTGTCGACCGCCGCACACCAGCAGTTTCATAGCGCGTGCCTTCCACTCTGAGCGGCCTTCTCTGCTCGCCATTTCGCCCGTAGAGCGTCGGCCGTCACCGGATCGGCCAGCAGTCGGCGTCGATGCTTGGCCATCCAGGAGTTGACACACTCTCGGCACTTGCCGTTTTTGCCGCGAACCGGGTTGACATGGCCCTTGCGGCACGTGGGCAGCACGTCGATCGCGGGCTTGCGCCACAGCAGCTTCCGGCCGCGCTTACGCGCCATGTATCCTCGCCAGTGAGACGCGCAGATGCCGCGGACGCCTTGGTAGAACGTCGTCTCGCCAGGCGCCAATTCACACACCCTGCAGGCACGGGGCCCACGCGTGTACGACCACCGAGCGGCGACCTGGGCAGCAACACGGAAGACAGAGGCACTCACGATTCGGCGTGTGCCGGATAAAGACGCGCGTCCTGGCTGATCGTCGCCATCCCGCGCACGAAGTCCGCCGCCTCCATCAAAAGCGCCACGCGTTTGAGGGCTATGTTCCGATCAATACCGAACGGTATCGTCAGGGCTTCGCCCATGCCCGACAACGCGCTGTCCACGAGTCGAGCGTACAGACTGTCCTCTTCGAACCCCTCCATCATGGCGTCGTCTCGTCCAGGAAGCCCTCGGGAGGGTTGCATTTCGCGACAGTCTTAAGTGCCGCCATGAGACGGTCGCGACACAGGCACGGCTCAAGGTCGGGGCAGCGGAACTTGCAGACATCCAGCCCGCTTAGATGCGCCAAACCTTTGTCAAGTATAAGGTCTTTGTTCATGATGATTCAACGGAGTATAAGCGTGGCGACAACTGCCGCTAGAGCCAACGCTATATACCAAGGGTAAAGTCTTGGTCGGCCCGACTTCTCCTTGTCATCCAGCCGGCTCTGAAGTTCCGCGTTCGTGCGGTCGCTTGCTTCAAGCAAGTCGGTCAGTTCTTCCACTTGCTTGGTTTTCTTCGCGAGTTCGGCCCTCAGATCGTCCATCTGTTCGGCGCGAAATACCCAGCCAGGATAAGACATTCGCGATTTCCTCCTCTATATGTCGACGAATACGACGAAGAACGAGCCGACGGTGACGAACAGGAACATCACGCGGACCAGCCACCGCCCCCAACCTTCGCCGCTCGCCCACAGCTCGTAGTTCACGACGCCCAGTGTCATTACCGCCAGCACCGGCCACGTCGCGTCGAAGAGCCATGAGCCTGGATTAGTACGGAGCATCCGGCGCCTCCCGCGACCAGACGCTATCTTCGTTCGCTGTCCGATCTGAAGCAAGGTAGACAGGCAGCTTTTCCGTTGCGGCGTCGCCGGGATCACGAATCTGTGTCGAAGACACGAAACCCACGACATCCACGGCGCCAGGACTCAAGGCCCTGTACGCCATCACGTAGCCGCCGATCAGCACAACGGCCAACGCCGCAAGAACCAAAGTCGATACCCGCATCAGTGCTTGCCACCGTGGCCCGTGTGACTCATCGAAGAGTGGTCATGTCCCGTAGCCTCGTGCCCGCTCTTCGCCGATTCGTGCGTGTGCTGGCAGTGCGCGTCGTGGCTGTGCGACTTATCGCTGCCCGTATCGTGCCCGTGGTCATCCCTGGCGCCGTTGCTCTTGCCTTTGTCGTCGCCCTTCTTCGGCGGCTCGGACGACTTGCCGTCCATGCCCTTGCAGTGCATCGGCGGCGTGACAGGCTTGATCGGCTTCACGACTGGAGGAGGGGTCACTGGCGGCACAGGCGCTGCGATTGGAGTCGCGACAGGAGCGACCGCGGCCTTGACGACGGGAGGCGGCGCAGGGGCGGCTGCCACGGGTATCGCCGCCACGACAGGGGTTGGGGCCGTCGGCTGTGCAGGGGGTGTCGGTGCCGCGACCACTGGCGTAACCACGGCTTTCGGTGCGGCGGTTGGTACAGCGTCGGCGGCATCACGATGGCAGGCGCCTGTACGCACATCATCCGTCAGCCAGCGGCAGTGGTGTCGCGACGGTAGATCGGACGCCGACACAGCCGCCACGGGGATGAACACTGAGAGCAACAAGACCGTACGTATCATGTTTGGCTCCTTCCGTTGTCTTGATACAGACAGTGTTTCCTGCGGAACGAGACAGGTGTCAACACACTTTCGAAGGGTACATGTGAGCCAGGTCACGCGCGTAACACAGAGGTGACACGCCCGACTGGAAAGCCCCGTAATTCGAATAGGGCGGCCACGCCTCGAAGTGCGGGCCGAGCAGGCTCTCCACGGCATCCAGCCACGCCAAGAAGCGCTCGTAGTCCGCCGGCATGCGCATTTGACGATTCGTCACGTCATCGGCGAAGGGCCAGCCTCGCCACTTCCCAGCCGGGACGGCCGAACCTGTCCTTATATGCGTACGCGACGCAACGCCCCGGAGATAAATAGGGCTGACGACGCGGGTCCATGTCTGACCAGTTGTCCGCGTCGGCGTAGTGCTCAAGGGCTTTGCGAAGACGGTCGATCTCCTCCGCAGCGCAATACGTGGAGCAGGAGCCTGGATTCGGGCAGTCGCATTCAGCCTGAACTTGGCCAATGCTCATCGCGCGTTCACCATCATGTCTCGCACCGACGCGCGGAGCAGAAGGCGCGGATGATCGTGTCGCCGCAACCACGCGATCGCATCCCGAGTCGCGTTGAAGTGCATGTCGCTATCCCCCATCAGCGCCACGAGGTTTGCAATTATACGGGCTGTCTCATCGTGGGGCATATCTACGCCGTCAGCGGGCGGCAGCTCGGGATCATTCATCGTCCGTCACCGGATTCGTGCAGTTCGCATCAAACCATGCTCTGTCGATCGCAGCATCGCCGCCAGCGGGCCTGTTCAGCGTCCAGGTGTAGTAAAGATCTGCGTCATTCGCAATTCCGTTCGGGCGCAAGAGAATGTTGTCCACCCCACTCCCATACCAGGACGCCGAGCAGTACGGGCCAATCTTGTAGACGTCAGACTTTTTTGCCGCCCCCTCTCGAATCAAGATGACGGAACCGACGCTGCCAATACCCAAAGGTTCACCGAAGGCCAAGTAACAGAAGCCGAAGCCCACGACAAACGCTAGCAAAAGGCTGAAACTTTCACTCGATCGCATCTGCCCACCAGGAATAGCCGCACGAGCGGCAGTTGTATTGCAGGACGTCGTAGCCTTCGAACCAGTCGCTGTACGTCCGGGCTTGCACTTCCTGCGCGCCGCAATGCTGACAAGGAATCGGATCGTCAAGCCAGGTTTCGCTCACGACAGGAACCTCATTTTGCCGAACTCGCGCAGCAAGTACCGACGATCAACACGATCCATATGGTAGGCCATGATTTGGCCAGGGAACGTGCGAAACGAGCGGCGTCGCTTCGACTCACGACGAGCCGGCAATCCGACACCTTTGCAAACGTAGACGCCTAGGTAGTAGCCCTCCGCGTCTACAAGCATGCGTCTCTGATAAGGGCAGTTCACGGAGGGGCCCGCTTCACGAACCGGCCCTTCCTGTCCCTGACAGGCGTCACGGCTGACGCAGCTTTGGCGGCGTCAAAGGCGGCGTTGTCGTGGTCGGCGGCGAACATCACCGCGTCCCAATACCGCGCCTGCAGATGCTTCGGCCAACGCTCAACGGGCAGCCCAAGCCACGGGCCCATCTCCTTGACCTCTTCGAGGGCCAGAAACCCCGTCCTGACGTCACCAAGGAGTTTGCTGTCCACGAGCGCGCCAAAGTCGTCGACAGGCTTTGGCCAAAGTTCGCTCTTGACCGCTTGTATGAGGCTGCGGAGCATCACGGACGCGCTCCTTTCTGTGGTGGGCGCTTGTTGGCGCCGAACAGCTGCTTGAAACTCTCGACGCACTGGAGATACTCATCGACCTCCCGTTCGAACTTGGTGAGTTCGTCCTCGGTGGGCAGCCCCTTTGCTTTCGGCGTGTCGTCGATGTGGGTACTGCGCATGGACCTGAGGTCCAGCCAGTCGGCCAAGAAGTCATGCAGGTTTTCCACGCTTTCCGGGTTCAACTGCGCCGCATTCGCGACGCCGTCCAACATGACCTCCAGCGAGAGTTCGTCCGCCCCAGTCTGTATGACAGTAAAGCGATTTCGCGCGTCGTTAGCGATCGAGAAGGCTTCGCCAATGATTGCCGGCATGTCAGTTCTCCTTGCCGCGGACGAGGCAGTCCTTGATCGCGTCGATCAGGTCGCACGAAGCGGTGACCTCGCCATCTTCGTCACGCGCCTCAATCTTGCCGCGCTCAAAGTCGAAATCAACATAGCCATCAGACGGCCCTTTGTAATCAGGGTGCGGCATCAAGTCGTACAACTGCACGACTAATTCGTTCACGTAGTCCCAGCCTGTGACCGTTCCGACCAAGCGTCCGCAGATGGAATAGTCCAGGCGACCTTCTTCATTGCTCATTTGATTCTCCTGTTTCAGGTGTTGTCAGCGATCCACTGATTAGCGGCCGATCGCGAGGGAAATATCACTACGACGGGGAAAGCAGTGCTACCGTAGGGGTTTGTACGACCTTTTCCCGTCTTGTCCTGCCAAAACCCGTCAACCACGAACGGCAAGAACGCACCGTCGTCCTCGGTCACGTCCATCGGCGCATACTTTCGCGCCACGAACCGAAAGCTATCGCCGAACGTGACGCCGCCCTCGTCCAGCAAGCGGCGAAGGACGTCAGCCGCGCTTTTCCCCGTCGCGCCTTGCTGCACCAAGGTATCCATCAACGTTTGAGACGCGATACCTTTCGGTGCCAGGCCCAAGAGGGCCAGAGCAAGTTTCATCGTCTCGTACGAGTTCATACAGGGTCTCCTACGACAACGATGCCTGTGATGCCGGCTGCAGCCTCGCCGATGTACGTTACTGATACATGCTCGGGGGCTGATGCCCAGGTGGAGGGCAGGTAGGTCCATTCGTCCGCTGGATTCATCATCCTGGCGGCCTCTTCCGTCTCGGCGGCTACTACAGCAGCGCTGTATGTGTCGTAGCCGCGTTTCTCACGCTGAATCAGAAGCCACAACTTCACGGCACGTCTCCCGTGCTGTTGACGAGGCGTGTCAAGACAGCCGCTGACGCAAAGGCCGCCAAGGCCGCGTAGGCACCGCCCAGGATCAGCGCGTGGTGAAAAGTCACCAGACCGAACCCCACGGCCAGAAGGCCGAGGAAGGACGAAGCGATCAAGCCCGCAACCAGCGCCCCGGCGAAGCGGCCCAGGAAGGCCGCACGAGGCCACACGTCGGCGCCGCTTGCCTGTGTGTAGGTGACAGGGCCAGACGGCTTGACGACCTCACAGACAGCGTCAGGGCGGTAGGCGCCCGCAAGGCCGCCAGACCCTACCCAGGTGACGCAGGCGTCGCTCAGCGTGTCCTGGTCGACCGGTTTGATGTGGTGGGCGGCCCCGCTCACCGAAGCGGCGTACGCCAGCACACGAGCCTCGACGCGCTCGTAGTCCACAGGCACTACCCGACGAGCGACAGAGTCATAGGCCACGCTTTTCGGAGCGAGGGGATGTTCAGCGGACGGGGCGGCTAGGCGGCCAGCCGGGGTGGCGTGCTCATTGGTCATGCGGCTCTCCTTCCGTTCTGGTTGATACAGACACTGTTCGGCGGGGTTGTGTCAAGGGCCTGTATCATGTCTGAGCCAGACGTATCGAGGGCGGTTCTTGACCGTTGAGAACGTCCCGGTAATCTAGGGTTATCCTTGTATTGTGTGTTCTTGATTTGCCTTGTGTTATCAAGAGATGGGCAATAGGCGCCGCGCCACCCCGGTAATGAGCGGCCCCCTGTGGGCCACTCATACCGTTGGGTGCGCTATTAGCCGACCTGTGCTCAAGGCTCTGGGGTGTTTTTCATATTGTTAATATGGTAGTTGAATTGATCGCATAAAGGCTATAGCGTTGATAACCGCTATTCAAAGTCTTATCTTCTCTATCAACAAGTTGGTTCTTTTTCGGCACCCTTTAGTGGTTGTATTTATATTTCTCCAATTTAACTTCGTATCTGGTATTATAGCTGTATTTAAGCGCAGTCATTTGGCGCAGAAAGGGCTCGGCATGGCTAAGGTCGGCAACGTTTTCACCTACCTGGGGCAGGATTACGCCTATGTGCGGGATCAGGCGGGTACGATGAAAGCCACCAATGTAAAAGGTAAGGCGGGTCAGGAGGTTATCGTCCCCACTTCCTACACGGTGTGGCAGACGCTGTGTCCCGAGGCTGGGTGCGGCGCCCCGTTCGAAGTGTTCCTGCCTTGGAGCTTCCCTGTCGGCCGGTTCAACATGGTGCGGCGATGCCCCGACCACCGAAAGCCGCGGGTCAAGGTGGCGGGGTCCGACGAATACATCCCGGAAGAGGTGAAGGAGCGGCGAAAGCTGGTCCGGGCGCCGCGGGCGGGGGTGGATCGAGGGGCGTCCAAGCGCCACGCACCTGCCGACGACTATGTGTTTGCCTGCATGGTGGCGTCCAACGAGGCTGCTGGCGAGGGCGTGCGCCCAGGCGCCCTTGTTCAGATGGTGCGGGACGGGGGACGCGCGTTACCGGAGGAGACGCGGAAGGTGCTGGGCCTGCACAAGCCCGAAGATATGCACCTGAAGTATCTCTCGCTGGCGCTGGCACGGTTGCGTGAGAAGGGCCGGATCGTGCCGGTCGGCGGGGGGAACGCTCGACGCTGGCTGTTGAAGACCAGCAACTACATCCCGTTGGATCAGCAAGAACCCAAGCCTGTGCGGCCCGTAGTGTCGGTTCAGCCCGCACCACCTGTTCCCGCACCACCTGTTCCCGCATCGCCTCCCGCGCCACCTATCGCGCCTGCCGTGAAGACGCAGCGAGAGTTAACTATTGATCTTTGGGTACTACGTGGTGTCCCAGCCAAGGAAGCCGAGGAGGCGTATTTCAACCCCGACGCCCGAAAAAGGTTGGCGGACGAATTAGGGCCGTATTTCCTCACCGACGCGGCCCTGAATGAACGAGGAAAGTTCGTACCGACCGAAGCGCCCCTTGAAATACGGCAAGCGCTTGGTCTCGCGCCCATCGTGCGGTATGTGGCCGACCCCAAACTTGCTGAAATGCAGTCTCAGTTCGGGGCGCCACCCCCGCCGCCCCCAGCGCCTTCCGCACCCCCTAAGCCTCAAGGCTGACCGCATGCTACAGGTAAGGGATCATGTCGCTGGTCCCTTACTCCCGGCCGTATCTCACGCAGCCCTCCATGGGCTACGGGATGTACGAGGGCACCTGCATGAGCCAGGACCCCGATCGGCGGCGCATCACCGTCATGCTGCGCTCGGGGATGATCGTCGACTGCCAGTTGATGAGCCACGGCCCGAACGACGCGCTCAGGGTCCACCACGGGCCGATGCCAACTGTGACGACGAGCTGTGTCGTTCAGTTCGTCCATGGCGATGTCCGCAACTGTGTGCTGATCGGCACCCTCAATCGCAATCAACAGGACGCGTTCACCACGGCGCCGGGCGATGAGCATGCCCATTACGAGTCGGACTGGTCAGGCGGTTGGCGCTATCGCAGCAGCAACGGCCAGTTCGCCGACGTCTATCCCGATGGCACAGCCTTCATCGTGGGCTTTGGCGGCTCCATACCGACCACCTACCGGCATGTCGTCACGAGTGGGCAGGCACGGGAGCGGCAGGCTCTCACGCCCGCTCAGAGGCGTCCTGCAGCCGCGTCGGCCTATCCCATCACACTGGCACAGTCGACCGGTGCGGCACTGGAGTTCTCCGCCGCGGGCTCGGTCAGCCTAGCCTCGGCGACAGGCCATCAGAACGCCTTGCAGAGCAATGGCGCGGACGTCACGCTGAGTGGCACGGGCGCTGTCGTGGTCTTGGCGGCGAGCGGTCAGACGGTCACGCTGCAGGCCAATGGCGGCACGGTCGTGATTGACAGTTCCGGCAACATGACCCTGACGCCAGCGGGCGGCCAAGTGACGATTAACGGCACCTTGAACGTCACGTCGCTGAACGTGAATGGCGCGTCGTATGCCGGCCACGAGCATATCGACACGCAGCCTGGAACGGGGCGCAGCGGTCCTCCAGGTTAAGGGGTGGGAGGGGTTTTCGGAAACTCGGGTTTCTGAAAACCGAAAAGGTTTTCCCTATATGTTCTCGTTTTTGAGACTCGTTTCAAGTATGTAAGCGTTGTTCTTTCTACGTTCTCTGCGCTCAGCGCCAAGGTCAGAACGGCTGGGTCCTACGCGGTAGATACCCCGTATGATCTCAATGCCTTTTGCCTTTTTCCGCGTGTAGTTATCGCATTTCGGCATGATTGAGGCGGACCAGCTCAGTACGAATTTGAACGATGGGTCGTCTTGCAGGGCGGCGAATATCTTGGTCCAGATACCCTTGTGGCTCCAATGGCGTATCGTCGATCGGAAGTTGGTCATTTGCCAGTCGTCGACGGTCAGGCCGTTCTGGGCGGCCGACAGCACGGCTTCGACGCATGACCTGGCGTTCTCGACCGACTGGACGCCCTCGACGAATAGCGTGGATCGCACACGGCGCCACTGCGTTTCGGTCAGGGCCACCCCTTCGAGCGTCTCGGCGTAGAGCGGCCTGGGTTTGCGCGCGGCGGGGTCGACCAGGTAGGATGAGAGCCATTCGTCGAGGTCTTCGAGCCGGTAGCGGATGACGGTCTCGAATCCCTTCTTGGTTTCGATGTCCATTTCCGCGAACGGCGGCCCGGAACCTTGCTCGCGCCAGTAGCGCAGCAACGCAGGACGAATGCCGAGGTACGCAGCCGCGAGGGATTGGTCTATCCATCGGGATTGTGTAGATATGTCAGTCATGCAGCCTCCTGTGCCTCCGTTGTCGCCTGAATACTTGGCCGAGAGCGCGCCTCAGCCGTCTAGCATGGTCGAGAAACTGCTCGCGAAGGGTCGGCGGCGACACAAGCCTGTGCCGCTTGAGCCGCCGGTACCACCCATGGTGTCGACGTCGACCGATGTCGCGCTCAAGGCGAACGCCGAGCACAGCCAAGCGCTGAGGCATTTGCGGGTGTTGCTGCGCCGCGGCGGCGTGAACTTGGCCGAGTTCCAGGCTCGGCTGTACGAGACCGAGGCGGTCGATCAACTGGCGAGGTTCATGCGCGACGAACGGCTGGAACCGGAGTTCAGGCGACGCTGTATCAAGGACATCCTTGATCGGGCGCGCGGCACCCCGATGGGCGTCGCACGTGTTGAGGTGCCTGACTTGGCGGCGTCCCTCGCCGAGGATGTGCTGTTCCGCGAGGTGCAAGAGGGGGCGGAGTCGGCGCTGGCCATGCAAGAGATGCAGACATGGCTGGCCAAACCTTTGGCGCAGTGGCCAGCGCACATCCGGGCGAAGTATGAAGCCGAAGCGTCATTGTTGACGTCGATTGAGGAGATCACGCCTGGCTAGCGGATGATGTCGGACGGTTTGGTGACCTCGAACGCCTCCCACTTGCCGTCATCATCCTCTCGTGCCTCTTTCAGCATGCGAGCGATCGCGTGTTGCGGACTGATAGCGTTCCAGGCTCCGCGCAATTGGTGCGGTACGTTGTCGCTGTCATAGTGGACGATGTAATACCGCGGCATGGGCTGGGTCTCCTTTTGGGTTTTAACGCATTTCAGATTCGAGAAAGTTTTGCTCTAACTGATCCAACGGGTTAGTCGGTGATGTCGGGCGGCTTGCGTTGAACCATTCGAACAACCGGCAACGTCTGACCGTCGCCGACATCAAGTTTGCCGTCCACGATGGGCAACCGGTCGTAGAGGTCGGCATGGATCATGAGCAGGCCGAAACACTGCGCGGCCTGTTCGACCAAGCGGCGCGTATCCAGTTCGAGCACGTTCGGGGGTACCAAATACTCCCCGTCATCAGAGATAGGCATGGGGTGGGTCTCCTTCTGGATTTTCACGCATTTCAGATTCGAGAAAGTTTTCGCCTAACTGGTATTTTTCGACGCTTCGCTCGCGCCTCCTTTAGCCGTGCTTCCGGGGTGAGAGGCTGACGTATCCCCATCTCGGCGTCGTCGGGCGGCGATCCTTCGATGAACCAAGCGAGCAACAGGATAGCGTCAGGGTGCATGCAGATCCCGGCGGTCTCCCATCGTTCAAGCGTACGGTGAGGCACGCGCAACGCATTGGCTGCGGCGACCTGGGTGTAGCCCATGCGCGTGCGCCACTGGAACAACTCATGGCCGATGTAACGGGCGGTATGGAGCCGCAGGACGGTGTTAGGCATCTATGACTGGCGCGGTGAAGGCCGACCCGTTCTGCTGAGCCGCACGGATGGCCGGCAGCAGCTGGTCGGCGTAGTAGTCGCCACGCCAGCACTGCGTCATGTCGTCAGGTGTCAGGACGGCGTAGTGGTCACCTATCTGTGTCTCGCCAGACTCGTCCTCGCGTGTCCACACGGTCGCGATGAATCGCTGACCTTTGTATTTCGTGTCGGTGAACTCGACGGTGAAGAAGCCGATACCGCCCACACCGTTGCGGTGATAGCGGACGCGCTGAACCTTGATCGCCATAGGGCTGGGTGTCCTTTCGGGATTCTGGGCGACGTGAAAACGAGAAAGGTTGCGCCTAGTTGTCGAACAGTCCCACGTGCGTGATGGTGCAGCCCGGCTCGGCGTTCTCGCATTGCTCGCGAGCGTGTTCTTCGTCGTCAGCCTCAAACCGGTAGACCTGGGGTTCTTCTGTCTCAGGCCAGCCGATCGGGCGATACTCAACTAGATACGTGTTCATGGGTTTGGCCGCAGGAACGGTCGTACCGTCCGCGAATACGGTCTCAATACGCCCGTCGCGCCAGTGCTTCACGTGGGCATGCCCGAGGCGTTTGGCGGCCCGTAGAGCGGCCTTCTTTGCACCCCCGAGCGTTGAATGCCACTTGCCTATAGGCTGACGGCGCATGGGGTTTGTCACGCAATATATGGTCACGGCGTCACCTCGCGGAACAGGTCAGGCCGCTTGGCGGCTTCGGCGCGCAAGGCTCGCACGATGGCGTGGCCCACTCGCATGGATGGCACACGGATGTCGTCGCATCCGTCAAAGCCGCCTGCTTTGACCACGTAGCCTTGAGGCTTGATGCCGGTCAGATAGACGCGATGATCGATGTCGTCGGGATGCATGGGCTGGGTATCCTTCCGGGATTCTGGGTGACGTGAAAACGAGAAAGGTTGCGATTAGCGACGGTAATATCTCAGCCCATCGTACGGTGACACGAACCAGCGCTTGGCGAACCGTGTTCCGGGCCAGCACACATCCTCGACCGCAAACGTGGCGTAATGTGTCGCGCCTTCGCCGAACTTGATTTCCCACGGTGTCGGCTCGCGGTGGTAGGTAATCTCGGTCACGTCGTCGCGAACGGGCAGCCTGCCAGTGAAGTCGGGGAGCTTGCTCACGGCGTCGCCTCCGCCCGGATGTCGGCCGGGTTCGGATGCCACGTGCGCGGCTCCCCGAGCGGCGATGTCCCGCACAACACGATGAGACCGAGTGGGCGATAGTCAGCCTCGACTACCCAGCCGCTACCGTTGACGCCGGCCACTTCGATGACCTTGCGGTCAAGGTCACCCCACAGCGCGTGAGAGGCGATAATGACCCGTGTCCCGGCGGCCAAGGGTGGCAGCTCGTTCACGGGTTTGGTGTTCCAGAGTAGGGGTGACGGCGGGCGCGGCATGGCTCAGCGCTCCAGGACGGGCGAGAAGGCCGCAGCACGGCGCGACGCGGCGAGCCGGCGGGCAAGGCGGCGGGTCCTCTCGCGTACCTCGCGCGCGTCGACATCGTCACGGTTCGCGCGGGCGGTGTCGCGATGGCGGGCGGAGCGGGACTGGTAAGACATGACGGAGTCTCCGGTTCAGCTGCGGTCAGTTGATCCGACGGCATGCCAGGCAGGGCGCGCGTGACGCCCCGTAGGGTATGCGGTCAGAGCGGGTCGGTGTCTGTGTCGAATTCGACTTCTTCGGCGATAGCCTCGCATGGGTTTGACCCGTGCCGGTCAATCCACAAAATCGTCCCGTGCCGTTTGCAGCCTAGGTCCAGCTCCGGTGTCGTTTCATGCTCCATGACCCCGAGGGCGGCAGCTTTGGCTTTCTCAATCGCTTCCGCGTCGGACTCGGCTTGGACCGCGACGCTCTCATAGCCGCGCACCCAGTAGGCAACCTTCACTTCGTATTCAGCCATCACACCGACTCCTCCGCTAGGACCGCGAACGGTTCATGGTTGCCACCCAGACGCGAGCCGCAGCATTCGCACGGCGACCATGAGAATGATGGCTCGGCATCCTCTCCGCCGCTGTAAACGAGGTGACGCGCGGCGTCACCCCATACGCGCTTAATGTCGGCTGCCAAGGCCGGCCGGTCCTCCGGGACATCACCGTTGGCAATCCAGGCGATGCAGTCGGCGCACGCCATGCCTTCATATGTGACAATCATCACACCGACTCCGTCTCGAATAGCAGCGTGGCGTATGCATGCGCCGAACCGAGGAACGCGCGGAGTTTCTTTGCTTGGCGTTGACACACTTTGAACGTGTGCTCTGCCTGCCTGCTATCGGTGTCGTAGCCGTATTCGGCACACCACTCGGCAAAGTCACCGTTAGCGTTGCCTACACCGTTGGCGTCAAGCGCGAGCGTGTCAAGCACGCTTTCCACGGCCGGCGGCTTTCCGTCGTGCCCACGCCCCATTGAGTACACCAAGGTCATGCGTGACCGGCCCCGACGTAGAATACAACGCCAATGGTCCATATTGTCCGAGTCGGGCATGTTCGGGTTGGAGTCAGTCCATTCGGCGGTCATGGTGATACCCATGTAGCCGACGAATTGCGCGATTGTTTGACGGGTGTCAGTGGGCATGGCTTGTCTCGTTTCCAGAGGTTTGAATGGGCGGCGAGGTGTCAGGCTTTGTCGGCTGCCGCGCGGGCTTTCTCCCGCCGCCGATCGGCCAGATCCAGTCGGATATGCCGAACGTCGCTGCTGATCGCCTGAACCACTGTCAGACCGACCATTCCGAAAAACAGAATGCCGACGCCGCCGAGAACAAAGGCGGCGTAAATCTCGATGAACATGTTCGTAATCTCCATTGGGGTTGTCCGTCTCAGTGAGCAAAGATTACCGTGACTAACGGTGTAGCGCAAGCCTTATTTTGGGCTTTGAGCGGAAAAATCCGTATCAAGACCATCGGATGCGGCGGCGCGGGCTTGCTCTAGGCTTGTCGATTCCAGGACCATCTGTAGCGCGCGCCGCATCCGGTTGAATTGTTCGCGGCGCTTAGCCTGGCGGCGAGCCTGCGTGGTGTCATAGGAGCGGCGCGGTTTGGTGGGGGGTATGTCGACCATCCTATCAGGCGCGCAGAGCGCGCGCCCATTCGGTGGCCGGCAGGGTGGCGGTGTCGACGATTTTGCAGCCCGTCATTTCAAAGTCGAAGCGGGCGGCGCTTGCGGCGCGGCTGACGGCCAGCGCCGCGTCATAGGCGGCTTGTGCGCCGGCCGGGCGACGCTTGCGGTCGAGGACCCGTTGCGCATCGCGGAGGGCGGCAGCAGCCTTGTTAGCAGCGATTTCGAGGCGGAGATATTCAGCGTGCCATTCCGGGTTGTGAGCCATGTTCGTAATCTCCGTTGGGGTTGTCCGTCTCAGTGAGCAAAGACTACCGTTACTAACGGGGTAGCGCAAGCCTTATTTTGGGCTTTGAGCGGAAAAATCCGTATCAAGACCATCGGATGCGGCGGCGACGTGTCAGGCGGTCGCTTTGGAGAAGGCTTGCTGCACGGTGTTCTCGCATTGCGCCGCGGTGCAGCCGTTCGTCAGATCGGCGAGGAACAGCTTGTGCGCATGCTCAATTGCGTGATGCACCTCGAAGCTTTTTGCCTTCTTAGGCTGCCGGCTGATGACAAAGGCTTCAGCACGTTTCCATGCGTCCGTGTAAAGTGCCTTTTCAGCGGGTGACATCAGACTAAACAGGTCTTTAGCTGTCATGGCTTGTCTCGTTTCCAGGGGTTTGAAGGGGCGGCGAGGTGTCAGGTTAGACCGGTTCGCAAGACACAACGTAGCAGTCAGCGTCGTGTAACTCGGGGCCGACCGACTTAATCGCATCGTCCCGGTTCAAGGCTTGAATATCTTTCCGGATACGCGCGCTCGTAAACATATGCTGGGCGATTATGCGGAAAGTTATCATGTTCGTAATCTCCATTGGGGTTGTCCGTCTCAGTGAGCAAAGATTACCGTGACTAACGGTGTAGCGCAAGCCTTATTTTGGGCTTTGAGCGGAAAAATCCGTATCAAGACCATCGGATGCGGCGGCG